GTATGAATTTGTTTGTTCAAATATAAAAAAAAATGTCTGGTGGCAATTCAAAGATCATCGTTGGAGAGAAACTGATAGTGGCGTTGGTTTAAGAATTAAAATGTCTTCTGAAGTTTATAAACAATTTTTAAGATTAGCAAATGATAACTTTAGCAAAGCATTACAAATTGAAGATGATGATGAAGAAATTGAAAGACTTAAAAAACTTGGAGATAAATATAGTAAAATCGCAAACTCTTTAAAAAATCAAACACAAAAAGGTAATTATCTTAAAGAGTGTTCAGAATTATTTTATCATGATAAATTTGAAGAAAAATTAGATAGTAAATGCACAATTATCGGATTTAATAATGGAGTGTTTGATTTAGAAACCTATGAATTTAGAGATGGACATCCAGATGATTTCTTATCATTCTCAACAAATATTGATTATGTTAAATATGATGAAAGTAGTGATGTTAATTATGAAATTATGGATTTTATTAATAAAATTTTACCAAAAGAAGAAATGAAAATATATTTACTTAAATTATTCTCAAGTTTCTTAAGTGGACATATTAAAGATGAGAAGTTTCATATATTTACTGGTACTGGTGCAAATGGTAAAAGTAAAATTATAGAATTATTTCAATCATCATTTGGCGATTACTGTGGTCAATTTAATGTTTCATTATTAACACAAAAAAGAGTAAAATCAAATGAAACAAATAGTGAATTAGCACAATCTAAAGGTAAGCGTTTTATGGTTTTACAAGAACCTTGTGAAAATGAAAAGATTAATACTGGTTTTATGAAAGAATTAACTGGTGGCGATACTATTGTTTGCAGAGGATTATTTAAAGATCCTATTTCATTTAAACCACAAGCACATATGGTACTAACATGTAATCATTTACCAAATATTCCAAGTGATGATGGTGGTACATGGAGAAGATTAAGAGTAATTGAATATTCATCTAAATTTACAGATAATCCAAATCCAAATAATAAAAATGAATTTAAAATAGACACAGAATTATCACTTAAATTTGAAGATTGGAAAGAAAGTTTCATGTCAATACTTATACATTACTATCAAAAATATATTGAAGAAGGTATATATGAACCAGAAGAAGTTTTAGCATGCACAAAAGAATATCAAAAGGATAATGATACAATTAAGAATTTCATTCATGAACGTATTGAAAAAGCAGACGGAATGTTTATGAGTCAAACAGAATTATATACAGATTTCAAATACTGGTATAAAGATTCTGGAGAACCTATGAAAAATATTCCTAATAAGAAAAATGTTGTTAAATATATGAACAAAGATTTAGGTAATGTTACTGTTAATAATGGTCAACAAGGTTGGAATAATTATCAATTAATTTCAGTTAATATGATTGATAATGATGATGTTCTATAATTTACTAAAAATAGAGAAAATACTAAAAATATTCAAAATATTAAAAATATTTTTTTTATTTAAAAATTTGATTTTATATAAATATTAAATTATAATTTAAAATAAATAAAATGTCTTTACAAAATACTGAATATCTTATAACAAAAAGTTTTAAGATTTTAAAAGAAATGTTAGAAGATAGAAAGATTGATATTGCTAATTTAAATTCAATTACTGATAATGAATTAATTAATTTATATAACGAAAATCAAATATTTGATATTAGAGTTAATAGTAAACTAAAAGTAATTTATTATATGCCTAATAAGATTAAAATACAAAATATTAAAACATTTGTAGATGAGGATAATGATAAAGATATAATTTTTATATCAAAAGAAAAATTAACAACTAATAATCATAAAAGTTTTTTAGAATTTAAAGAAAAGAATATTAATTTTCAATTCTTTCATATAAATGAACTATTATTTAATATTTATAAACATAAATTTGTACCTAAACATGAAGTAATAACAGATACAAATGAAATTAATAATATAAAAGAAAAATATTTATTAAAAAATTTATATCAACTTCCTTTAATATTAAGCAGTGATCCAGTATGTAAATATTTAAATATTAAAGTTAATAGTGTAGTTAAAATAACAAGAAGTAGTCCTACAGCAGGGGAATATATGTTATACAGATATGTTGTATAATTATATATATTTAAAAAATAACATAAAAAATAATAAATCATTTAATTTATTTTTCTGTTTTTATATATTAATAATATAATGGCTCAACCTAGTGTTAATAACGCACCAATTTCTGATTTAAGACAAGATATTTATCGCAATTATATACTTCCTCTTACACAAGAAGAAAACCCTATATTAAATGATTCAGATATAAATGATAATAATATTATTAATTCATTTAAAATTCAAGAATTTAAAAATGACTTTAATGATTTATTGTATAGGTTTGAAACTACTAATCATTATCATATTGATGATTATTTTAAAGATATAATATTTTATCCTAAATTATCTAAAACAATTAAATCTGCTATACACAAATCTATTATGCATATTATTGAATTAGGTAATATTGATTCAAATAATCTTAATAATTTAAGATCTAATTTAAATATTGATACAGATAATATTATTAACTTATTAAATTCTTTTAAAGATTGGTATTATAATAATATTCTTATAGATGACGATATTGGTGTTATTGAAGTAATGGCAAATCCAACTAATAACGCAAATATTGATCTTTTAAACAGATTAATTAATAATAATTATTTTTTATTATACAATAAAATTGTTAAAATAGAATTAATTAATACTGATAATCCTGAAAATAGAAATGTAAAAATTATATTTAAAGAATTATCTATGATAATATCGAAATATTTTTATTTAACTGAAATACTTCTTAAAATGTTGTTAGATACTGAATTTAATAAAAATGGAGGGATACATAGAATATTTAACAATTTTGAAGATTATAATAGTTCAGATGAAAAAGGATTAGGTGAATTACATAATTATAATAATACTAGTAGAAATGAAAATAACTGTATTAATAATATGCCACCTGTTAATATAACAAATATTATGCATGATATAATATTAAATAATATTTATAATTTATTAATATCATTAGATGAAAAATTAAAGACTTTAAATTCTCTTACATCTGGATTTATTATAGATAATTCAGAAATTACTAGAATGAATAATTTAATTAGTAAATTAGATGATGATAAAAATAAATTTGTTCATTATGGTAAAACTCTTAAAGATAAAAAAACTTATACAACAGAAAATTTTAATAAAAATAAAAGAAATTTTATTATAATACTTGTATTAACAATACTTTTAGTAGCGAGTAATTTATATACATTTCTAATAAGTAAAAGTGATTCATCACTTATATTTCAAATTAATATAATTATTATTGTAGTAATAATTATTACAAAATTTTATTATTTATTAAAATAAAGAAAAAATGTCTTTAAATATTGGTAGAAATTTTCAACAATTTAAAAATAATAATACTAATGATATAATACCTTTTTTATTAGAAAGAAAATATTGTTATAATACAGATGAAAGTAGAAATGGAGAAAATAAATCTAATTATAGGTATTTAGATAACGAAATAAAACCACAGATTGAGAATGAGTATGGCGGTAACTTTATAGAACCAAATAATTCTTTAAAAACATTAGTTAATAAATTTACAGATTATATAATTAATAAATTACAGCCTTTACAAAGAGAATCTGAATTATTAGATACAAGTATATCAAATAGTGGAAATTTAAATGAACTAATGGATGAAAAAAAGAAGACTATAAAAAATTTAAATGCAGAATTAAATGTATTAAATAATGATAATTATAAATATGAAAAAGAATTTCAAAGTTCTGATTTTTCATTTAATTATTATGATTTTGTTACAAATTTAGTTATAAATTCTATATTATTTATATCTACAATATTTTGTATACATTTTATATCAAAAAATCAATATGATGGTATTATAACACCTACAATTGGTGTTGCATTAAATATTATAATAGTAACTATATTTGTATTATATTTAGTATTTAATATAAATGTAGCAGCTTTAAGAAATAAATCAAATTGGAATCAAATTTATTTTAAATCTATGAGTAATACCGCAGATAGTGTATAAATTTTATACATAAGGAATATATCTATATTTATTAGATTCATAAATTTTAATTTTAAATGTTTCGCCATATTCATCTATATATATATTATCTCCATTATTTAATTCTCTACAACCAACTTCTTTCATACAATCTTTTCCTTCATATGATAATGGTATTTTAACTAAATTATAACTATCTGTTGTTGTATAATAATTCCATTGTTGACTTCTTTGGTATGTTTGTTTTCCAAATAATGGTAATACTTTATCATTATTACTATTTGATAGTATACCTATTTGAACATATTCTGTTTCACCTCGTGTCGATATATTAATCGGTATTTTTTTTAAGGGTGGTTTTGAGGTTTCATCAGTTGTTTCTTTAATTTCTACTGAAACTGGTATAGGTACTTTATTTTTACTATTAATTATATCTAATAAGACTTTAATTATTACTAAAAATATTATAAATATACTTACAACTATTGCTATTATTAAATTTCTTTCTGTTTTATTCATTTATTATTATTATTATTTTATTAATTATAATAATAGATTAATTTAATATTCCTTGTGCTGTTGATATAGATGTATTATAATCTCCACTTACATATACATTATTATTTTGCATATTAAATACATTATTTTGTATGGAATCTAATTTAATAGCAAAACCGTCTATATTATTTTCTAATGATGCAATCGCATTATTAATATTTTCATCTATATCTTCTATAGTATCTTTTGGATTTTCCTCTATTTTATTTACTTTGTTCTCTTGTATTTTTTTATCTAATATTTTTTTTTTTCTTTTTAAATTATCTATATCCTTTTTATTGTAAATTAATATAGATATTATTAAACTTATTAAAATTAATATTGATAATGTATAATCAATTGTTATTAAATAAATTATAAGTAATAAAAGTAATAATTTAATACCATTATCGTTTATAATACTTAATATTATTTTATTTTCAATATTAGTCGCGAATAATATATAAAGAAATAATAATATTTTAGATATAATAAGAATACTATCTTTATAATTAATTTTAAAATTTGAACTTTTCATTTTATTAAATAATAATATTTAAATTTAAAAAGTTATATAATGGAAAATGAAAAAATAAATAAAACATTTATATCTGAAAGGGGTTATGGTTTATTAAAAAGTGAGTTTAATTATAAGGATATAAATAGAGTAAGAGAAGAATTAACAGTATCACCTAAAACCATGAATAGTTTTGGAACAGCAAATATAACAAAATATAAAATTTATACAGAAAGTTCAAAAAAGATATATTTACCTAAATATTATGGATTAAAGAATTATGGAAAACCAGATGTATATAAATTAAATGAAGGTAAAGATATTAATATAAAGTTTAATGGTGAACTTCGTGAGAATCAATTAAAACCTGTAGAAAAATTTTTAGAATCTGCAAGAGACCCAAATAAGATGGGTGGTCTTATTAATCTTGGGTGTGCTGCAGGCAAATGTCATGGAATTGATACTCCTATTATAATGTTTGATGGGAGTATTAAAAAAGTTCAAGATATTAAAGTTGGTGATCAATTAATGGGAGATGATTCAACCCCAAGAAATGTATTAAGTTTAGCAAGGGGTCGTGAAATGATGTATAATGTTATACCATTAAAAGGTGATCCATATACTGTTAATGAATCTCATATACTATCTTTAAGATCTTCAACAAATCGCTCAAAAAAATTTAAAAAAGGAACTATACTTGATATACCGTTAGTGGATTACTTAAATTTACCTAAATCTTATCATGGTAAAGCAGGAACATTATTAGGTTATAGAGTTGGCATTGATTTTCTAGAAAAAAATATAGATTTAGATCCATACTTTTTAGGTTATTGGTTAGGTGATGGTAATAGCAGAAATGTAGGTATTACCACTATTGATGAATGTGTTATTGATTATTATACTAATTATGCTAAAAAAATGGGACTTAATATTCGTAAATGTGATAGTAATGGAACAAGATGTCCTACATATTATGCTACAAATGGTAAAGGAAAAGGATCACCAAAAAATGAAATATTAAATATGCTAAGAAAATATAAATTAATTAATAATAAACATATACCAAAAGAATATAAATGTAATAGTCGCAAAGTCCGCTTAAATTTACTTGCAGGTATTATTGATGCTGATGGGAATTTATCACATAATGCTTATGATATAATACAAAAAAATGAAAAATTGTTAGATGATATAATTTATTTAGCACGTTCATTAGGATTTGCAGCTTATAAAACTAAATGTGAAAAAAGTTGTTTATATAAGGGTGAAAAGAAAACTGGAACATATTATAGAACAAATATTCATGGTGAAGGTATAGAAACTATACCTGTTAAATGTGAAAGAAAAAAAGCAAAAAAAATAGAAAGACGATCAAATCATTTAAATACAAGAATTCGAATAGAAAAGAAAGAAGTTGATGATTATTATGGTTTTACATTAGATGGAAATCATAGATATTTATTAGGTGATTTTCAGGTAACACATAATACTGTAATGTCATTAAATATAATAGCACAATTAGGGAAAAAGACACTTGTAGTGGTTCATAAAGATTTTCTACTTAAACAATGGAGAGAAAGAATAGAACAATTTCTACCAGATGCTCGTGTAGGACTTGTTAAAGCAAAAGTAATTGATATTGAAGATAAAGATATTGTAATGGCATCTTTACAAAGTTTAGCAATGAAAGAATATGATAAAGGAACATTTGATGAGTTTGGTTTAGTAGTATGCGATGAAGTACATAATTTTGCGGCGGAAGTATTTTCAAGAGCATTGTTTAAAACAAATTTTAAATATTCATTAGGTTTAAGTGCAACAATTACTAGAAAGGATGGATTATCAAAAGTTTTCAAATGGCATTTAGGTGATATTGTATATAAAAATACAAAAAAGAAGATAGATAAAGTTTTAGTAGAATGTCATGAATATTATAATGATTCATCATCATACTCAAAAGAAGAAACTTTATTTAATAATAAACCAAATATGGCTCGCATGATTAATAATATATGTTCTTTTGATAATAGAACTGATTATATTATAAATATTATTAAAAGAATAAAAAATGAAGAAAATAATAGAAATATATTACTTTTAAGTGATAGAAGAGAACACTTAAAAGATCTAAAAAATAAAATAGATAATTTACAAATAAATAATAGTAAAACTGGATATTATGTTGGAGGAATGAAAGATAGTGAATTAAAATATACAGAGGATAATTGTGATATAATTTTAGCAACATTTAGTATGGCTGCGGAAGGATTAGATTTACCAAAATTAGATAGCGTTATCTTATGTAGTCCTAAATCTTCTATTGAACAATCTGTTGGTAGAATTTTAAGAAAAAAAATGGAAGATAGAATTTATATACCATTAATTATTGATATAATTGATTACTTTTCAATGTTTATAAATCAAAGTAAAAAGAGAATAAAATACTATAAAAAATGTAATTATGATATAAAATACATAAAATCAAAGAAAAGTATTGAAGATGAATTAAATAAAATTAAATTAGAAGGTAAATGTTATATTAAATAAATATAATTAGATAAAAAAAATATATAAATCTAAATAAATAATATGTTAGGAACTGCAATTAAAAATACTATACTTTTCTTATTAATTATTTTAATATTGCATTTTTTAATTAATAATGTATTAGTTGAAAAAAAAATATTAAACAATAAAAACTTAGTTAAAAATGAAGAAGTAAAAGAAGAAAAGAAGAAAATTAATGGTTTTAATGAAGATATTGATTTAGATTTACCTAAACCTGAAAATGGAACTAATAATAATGTTGTTAAAGTTGATAAAATGAAAGAATTATATGATTATGTATTTGATGAAGATGCTAGCTCTGATTTAAATAAATATTATAATATTGATAATAATATTGATAATAATAATAATAAAGATGCACAAGTTAAATGTGCTGAAGAATTAGGCGGTAATAAAAATTTCTGTATGACTACAAAACCTACACAAGAAGAATTAAAAGCGCACTATGGTAATTTTGATAAAGTTCAATGTGAAGGAGAAATAAGTCAAGATAAACATGTATATCTTGTTAATAAATTTGAAAATGAAAAACCAATTAATGGAGGTGTAGAAGATGCGTCCAATATAACTGGCTTTGATGGTTTTGATACAACATTTGACACATATTAAATTTAAATAAAAATTGATTTTTAAAATTATAAATTATTTAGAAATATACATAAATAATTTATATAGTGAAATATGCAAACTGGATATATTAGTTTTTGTGATAAAACAGCTTTTAATATTAAATCTGATAAAGTTAAAAAAAAAATTTTACAAAATATTAATAATATATCTAATATTAAAATTATTCAAAAACATTTTGATGTTTTAAATGAGAATCATTTTAAAAAACTAAATGAAATACCTCATTTAGTTTCATTAAAAACTAATGGTAATCCATACTTATTATTTTTAACAAAACATAATTTTAATAATTTATCTATTTTCATAGATAAAAAAATACAACCAGGTTATTTTTTACCACGTATGATTATTACATATTTACAATTTGATGATTATCTTTTTGATAATACTTTACTAGAAGGAGAAATGATTAAAGATAAGGATAATAATTGGATATTTATAATTAATGATATATATATATACAAAAATAAATTATTAATTAAAAATAATATTTTAAATAGACTTGAATTAATTGATAAAATTTTAATTAATAATTTTAATAATAATAGTGATATATGTACATTTCAAATAAAAAAATATTTTAAATATCCTGAATTAAAATATGTTATTGAAAATTTTAGTAAAAATTTAAATTATACATCAAGAGGTATATATTTTACACCTTTATATTTTAAATTTAAAACTATTTTATATAATTTTGATGATACACTAATTAATACAGTTAAAAAAGTGAAATATCAAAATAATGATGAATTTATGTTAATGAAAAATAATAAAAAAACAAATAATATAAGTACTAATAATAATAATACAATTTGTGATAAAAAAAATACGCACCCAAAAAAATCAATAAATAATTCAAATATATTAACTAATGATAGTACTATTTATTACATTGAAAAAACTGATATGCCTGATGTATTTAATTTATTTACATTTAATAAACAAATGAATCTTTATGAAAAAGTAGATATAGCATATATACCAAATATTAAAACCAGTAAATTTATGAGAGAATTATTTAAAGACCAAAATATTATTACTAAACTCAAAATGAAATGTTTTGCAATTAATAAAAATAATAAAACTAGATGGGTTCCTACTGAATTAGTTAAATAATATGAAAAACTACTATGTGATATTATACTATAGCTTTTCTTTTTTTTTGTTATATATTATATCCAATTGTATTTATTATATTTTGTAATTCTTTTAACATTTTCACTGTGTATTTTTTTTACTAAATGATATGAAATATTATTGGGATGTATATCAGTATATAACCCATACATTCTATGTATATATCCATCTGTAATCTCTAACCAAACTTCTCCTCTCTTATCTGTTATCATTCCATTATAACTATCATATTTCTTTTTATTAAAACTCATATTTATTAAGATTGTTTCATTTAATAAAAAAATATTAGATGAATAGTATTTTTTTGTATTTTTTTGTATTTTATTTTTTTTTTGTGTTTTTTTGTTTTTATCTCTACTTTAATTTCATTACCAAATCCCAAAGTTCAGCTTTCGTAAATTTAAAGGCATATGATTTGAAACTATGACCATTTGCTACTAGATAAATAATCAAATCTTTTTTCAAGATTAAATTCTTCTTTTTAACTGGAAATGACATCCAATACTCCAAAGCATTTTTTTTGCTAATATGTTTTTTTTCTACCCTATCTACTTCGATATGGTAATTATGATTTATTTGTTTAGTTAAATCGGCAAGTCCTCGGTCAAGAGTGTTAGGTAATGCTGGATGCACATGATACTGTTGGCCTTTATAATTTTCAATTCTTTCTTGTAAAGAAGATAAGAGATTCTGCCATCGCACTGGTCTATCTAATCGAAACACTTGTTTGTTTGATAAGATATACATGCTATATTCTTTTTGGGTAATTTTTTTTGACATATTATCTGTATTTTCTTTATTAAGTGATAACAAAACATGTAGATGGTGCGTAGCATAATTTATCTCTCCACGAGATCTTGAAGTAATTTCGCCGGATGGTATATCGTATGGAAAGAACAAATTATTAGATCTAAATTTGTTAAACAATAGGTAATCAAACGAAACATCTCCTCCTACCATTACATGGATTTCATCATTCAATTTCTTTTGATAAGACATATGAAGTTTTTTTGCAATCATATCAGCAACATCATCATTCACATTGTACTTCATGAAAACAGAGTTCATTGTTGAGATATTTGTACTTTGCTATGTAAATTACTTTTATTAAGTTTTGATAATAAAATAAACAATACTTTCAATTTTTTTTTTAAAAAAAAATTTGAAAGTTTTTAAACCTGATAACTGGTATCATAACAATAATTGTTAATTATCTTTAAAAAGATGTCCTCCGCAATCAACGCTGCCATTTGCTCGCTTGTGATCTCTGAGAAAACGGAGTTGATTGAAGAGTTGAAAAGCTATTTGGAGCAAAAGATTGATGATAGCGGTGAGATTTGTTCGTTGATTGATGAATTCGCATCATCAAACAACGCAAACGTTGTGAAACTTGATATTCACAAGAAATCAAAAAGTACCGCTTCATCAAGCAAAAAAGATAAAAAGACAAGAACTAAATCGTACTACAGCCATTGGCTTAGTAAACGTCTCTCTACATACGCTGAGGAGAATAAAGGAAATAACGACAAGAAAACACGCATGGCCTTGATTTCTCAAGAATGGAAGGAATACAAAGAAACTCCTGAGTTTGAAGAAAACAAAGCAAAGTGGGATGCAATCGCTTCGAGTGAATCTGAAACAGAAAAAAAACAAAAGAAGTCCCCGAAGAAGTCCCCGAAGAAGTCCCCGAAGAAGTCAAAAGTCACCATTCAGCACAATGAAAATGTGTCTGATTCAGAGTCAGAAGATGAAATCCAACTGAAACACCCCAAAAAGAAATCTCCTCCTCCTCAAAATACAAATGACTCTGACTCTGACACTGACTCTGACATTGAAGACCATGCAAAATTCATCGTTAATAGTGATGACTCTTCTGATGAGGAACCATAAAAAAATAAAAAAACACAAAAAAAACAAAAAAAAAATAAAAAATAAAAAAACACAAAAAATACTATTCGGCAAGTATTTTTTTATTAATTGAAGTATTATAAATTCAATTGATTTTTACGATAGAGTGTTTGATAAGAAAAAAAAATTGAATTAGTTTTAGAGAAGTAAAATAGTCACTCGTTTTTACATAATGAACAATTCTTACTTTGATGATTTCGACATGTCAATTCCTTCTGATAAGAAGGAAATAAAAAAATTGTTGTCATTGAAGTATTCTCAAAGATGCAGAAAAATGATAAGAGAAGGCAAGAAATATGTTCATGAAGAACAAGAGTATTACGCTTCAAAAATATTGAATTCTTTTAAGAGAGATATACACTTATCTACATTTGTTGCGCCAGTTCAATGGGGAAAAACAGGAGTTGTAATTAGCTTAATTCATCAATGTTGCACTGATCCAGAACTTTTCATTAATCCAAATAATCTATTGATTTTAACTGGAATGAATGATAATGAATGGAAAGAGCAAACACAAGATAGATTAATCAAAGAATTTCGTCCAGCAGTACATCATCTTCATGGAGTTATGAATTTAATTCTAAATGAAGATTTTAGAGATGCTTTGATTATTATCGATGAATGTCAAATTGCTAATCAAGAAACTCAATCAATTCGCAAAATGTTTTTGAGAAATAATCTTCACAAACTGGATTTTTTGAAAGAAAGAAATATTAGAATTGTGCAAACATCTGCTACTCCGGATAATGTTCTTGTTGATTCTCTTGAATATGATACAAATGATCATTTTACCTGTATTGTCAATATTGATATGAATGATAGCAAAAGGTCATATAAATTTTTCACAGATATTAAGAAAGATCACTTGAAAGAATCTATGAATTTAGATTATCTTTCAAATGTGGAAGCATTATTTGAAGACATAAGATCATTCAAAAAAGCACGATGGCATATCATAAGAATACCTACATCAAAAAAGGGAACTGATAATGATACACTTAAAAATATTCAAATATGTGCAAATAAATATAATTGTGATATTAAATATCACATGATGAATCTTACTATTGATGAGGATGAAGAACCAGAAGAAGTTTTATCTAGACGCCCTGATAGTAATAAGCACACAGTAATTTTAATAAAAAATAAGTGGAGAGCATCAAAATCATTTTCTGATAAATATATTGGTGTAGTTCATGATAGATATACAAATTATAAACCTCAATTTGCAACGGAAGTTCAAAGTTTAGCAGGAAGAATGGTAGGTCATGGGAAAATGCGTTCTAAATATCCTCCTATCATATATTGTCAAATGAAATGTATTTTTGAATATATAAATCTCTTTGATAATAATTTTGATTTTAATGATACTGATGGGTGGAAAAAAAGTAAAAAACCTTCATATATGAACAAAGATTTGCCCGATGAAGAATTTTAAAAAAAAACTAAAAACTACAAAAAAAAAATAAAAATAAAAAATTATAAAAATTATAAAAACTATAAAAACTAAAAAATCATTTTTTTTATTTAAATAATTTTTTTATAAGTAAAATAGAGATATAATAAATTATTTGAATACATATTTTTATTATTTTGTATAATTATAAAATTTTAAATAGATTTTATAAAATATTTAAATGTAATTAGATATATTTAATAGTAGTATTTAAATTATTAATGCTTAATATTATTACACCAGAATTTATATGCGGTGCATGTAATGGAATATCACAAGCTTTTGTTGGTCATCCATTAGATACAATTAAAGTTTTACAACAAAATAATATGAATTGGAAAAATTTAAGATTTATTGAATTAATGAGAGGAGTAAGGTATCCATTATATTATAAAATTATTACAAAGAGTTTATGTTTTGATCTAGATAAACGTATAAATGTAAAGAATGATTTTGTTAGGAATGCTCTTGTTGGTTTATATTTATCACCATTTACACATTCATTAGATTTATACAAAATATTTAGACAAAATGGAAGTAGTGTAAAAAAAATAACATATTATGATTTTATAAATTATAGAGCTTTTTTATGTACTATTTCAAGAGATATGTTATCCTATTCATTTTATATTCCAACATTTATGATAATGAAAAAAAATGATTTTAGTACAATTTCTTCTGCTGCGGTTTCCGGATTTGTAAATTGGTCAATAAGTTATCCAATAGATGTTATTAGAACAAGGCAAATATCTAATAATAAAAATACTTTACAGCAATCTATAAATATGGGTTCATTATGGAAAGGTTATACAGCATGTGCTTCAAGAGGAATACTAACGACTGTTGTAGGTTTTACTGTATATGAGAATATGATTAAATTATTTAAATAATTTAAAAAAAAGATTAACTATTAATTTAATTTTATAACTAATGAATAATATATATACAAATTCAAAGGAGTCATTTTTAATATATAATTTAAATGATTATGTAAATTTAGATGATGGAAAAAATAGAAATAAAGTAAATAGAACTAATTGTACATTAAATGAAATTTTAAACATAGAAAAAAATAAAATTAATAGTTATTATAACAATAATTCATTATGGGATAAAGTTAAAAAATTTAGTAATGAATATGAATTTATATATACATCATCATACGTAAATGAATATAAAAATATATCAAATTATAATCCAATAAGTAGAAGTTTTTTTAAATTATGGGAAATACTTAATAATTTTAATTTTATTATTCCAAAAAATATAACAAATTTAAAAACCGCACATATTGCGGAGGGTCCAGGTGGATTTATAGAATGTATTTATAAATTTTTAGAAAAAAATAATTTAAATTGTAATGTTGAAATTCATGGTGTTACTTTATTATCTAATAATAGAACAATACCAAATTGGAAAATTAAAAAAAATTATATTAGTAAATACAACATATCATTAAATAATAATGAAACTGGTAATGGTGATTTATATAATATAGATAATATTAATTCTTTTATGAATAATGTTAAAAATAAATCATTAGAATATAATTGTTGTGACTTTATAACTGCTGATGGTGGTTTTGATTTTAGTGAAAGTTTTAATTCTCAAGAAAATGATTTTAGTATTTTTCTTATATGTGAAATTTATTTAGTTTTAAATTTACTTAAAATTAATGGTAATTCCGTTATTAAAATATATGATATATATTCCAAAGATAGTATTAAAATATTATATATATTAAGTTTATTTTTTGAAGAAATACTTATTATTAAACCATTAAGTTCAAGACCTGCAAATTCAGAAAAATATTTATTATGTAAAAATTATATTAAGACTAATACAGATTTTGTGAAATATAATAAATTATTTAAAAATATAATTGAGACAAAAGATTTAAAATTATTAGAATGTGAAAATGCGCCATATAAATTTTTAAAACATATTACTAATTATAATAAATTATATACTTATAGACAAATTAAATATATAAAAAAAACTATTGAATTAATTAATAAGATTAAAAATATTAAATTAAATAATGATATTATAAACGAGAGAATATTTTTAAAGAATATTTATAATTGTAATAAAAAATATGCAATAGAATGGTGTAATAACTATAATATTGAAATTAAATAATTTAATATTTTCTTAAATTTAATCATTGTTTTTTTTGTTTTTTTCTAACATAGGCATTACGTATTCGTCAACTAATACTTTGCCAATTTGTTCTTCGCCTTTTTTTTGACTTACTTTATTATCCTTTATATCTTCTATTTTTTCTAACATTTGATTTAAAATTTTAACTTCTTTAATTGTATTATCATTTAAATCATGATTAATTATTAATTTATATAAAAATTCATAATCTGTTTGCATGTATCTATATTTTTTTAAGTATTTAATTTTTTTTTCTTTTGTATTAAGTTCTGTATTATTCTTAATATCATTAATAATTACTTTTAAATTTAACTTTTCAATTTTTGGAGGTGGTCCTTGAGTACTCATTTTTATTTAAATAATATTTTCTTAATCTTTAAATTAAGTTAATAATTTTATTTAAATAAAATTATGTTTTTTATAAGTAATAATGAAATATATTAAAAGTAGTGGAGGGTATTATTATAAGGAATATGCAAATGGTAAAAGAAGTAGAATATCTTTAGAAGAATATAATAAAAAGAAAAAACAATTTGAATTACAACAACGTGATGGTGGTGGTATGTTTAATTCCAGAAGAAAAAAATCAGAAAAAACTTCTTCTAAATCTACAATAAATGTAGGAAATAAAAATAAAAATTTAAATATCAATAATATTCCAATAATTTACTTAGGTGATTTATTTGATTCATCTTGTAAAGGACCAAACTGTACAAATAAAGACGTATTAGATAGATTTAGTTTTAATATTAGAAATATTAAATATATAAAAGATAATATTAAAAATATACATATATTCTTAGGTAATAGAGATATAAATAAATTAAAGTTATTAGAGTTATTAAAACTAAATGATGAAAACGCATGGAAAAACATAATCTTTAAAATAGAATCCGGAAACTCTTCTAATAATTTTTTATTAGAAGCAACTCAAAATTTAATGAAATATATTAATAAACAAAATGAACAAAAAAATGTAGGGACATCTAATATAAATATAAGTGCTAATTCTGAATCATTATCTCCACGTAGTAATGTAAGTTCATTACAAACTGCTATAACTAATAATACTATTAATTCTACTCTTCCTGATGCATCTGTTGATAAAAATAAAATAAATCTACGATGGAAATATTCTACTAAAGATGAATGGGATAAAGGTAATTTTTTACCATATTGGAATATAAATAAAGCAGAAATATTAGATAATTTGTTTAAAGATTCATATGAAATATCATATAATAAATTAAAAAAAGCTGGTCAATCTCATGATAACGTGATGCAAAAATTAAAAGATGAAATGCAAAAATTAAAAGATGAAATGAAAAAAGCAGCAGAAGAAGAAGCAAAAGCTAAAGCAGCAACAGCTTCTGCAAAAGAAACAACAGAAGGTGTAAATAATTCATCCATTACACACAATAATGTAATAGCAGCAAAAAATTTAAAAGATAAGTATAATGCTAATATTAATTATTATCATTGGTATGGAGATTTTGAAGTAAAAACATGTAATGATATGTTTGATAGAATTTTTGGTGCTGATCCTATACGTGGTACGATGTCTGCTGATCTTTTAAAAGACACAATATATAATGAAATAATAAATATGTATGATATTACAAAGTTTAGTGGTATTAATATGGAAGAATTAAACTATAATACAGATAATAATTTTAAATCCGCATTAGCTTTAGTTGTATTTAAATTATTAATGACTACAACAAAAAACATTAAAAATATAATTCCTAAAAAAAGTAAGTTCCAACAATTTGTGAAAGATTATTCATTCGCAGATTTATTATTGGAAGATAATGTACATTTTTGTAAAGCAATAGAAATTGATAATAGAGTTTTATGTTTTTCACATTCTGGAATAGGTAAAAATATATTAACAATTGAAGATTTTGATAATATTGGAAAAAAAAATGAAAATAATACACCGGGAGAAATTACTAATCATAAATATCCTAATAAAACTATAATAACAGGAACACTGAGTACAGTAGAAAGCGTAAATGAATTAAATAAAAATCTTAAATTAAGATTAAAAGATTTATTAAATAATAATTCTATAAATCAACAAGAAATTAATCATAAGATATATAAATTTTTATATATTTCTGCATCATTTGATAATAAATCTCCTATTGTTGCTATAAATTATAATAATCTTATTACATCTCATGAGAACCAAATAACAGTCGATGGTAAAAATATAATACAATTTACAGGACACCAACCTGTTGGCATGGCACCAGTATTCAATGTTTCAAGAAAAGAATCTACTAAAAATTTTGACACTTTTAATATTGTATTTAGTATAGATAGATACAATAATGTAGATAATTTAGATAATTTTAATACTCAGTATGAAAATTATTCTTCTATAATATCATTAGATAAAGGAGAAAACATAAATTTAAAAACAAATATAATATTTAAAAAAGATGCTGAGATTTATAATTATGATGGAATTGATGAAGATAAAAAATATAGTTTTAATAAAGACAATAAAAATATTTATATTAATAATAACTTTTATTTAGATACATTTACTTTTGAATATAAAAATAATAATAATAATAATCAATGTAATATTTTAGATTTATCATCATTAGAATATAATAATATTATAGGTGTCGATAATAAATCAAAATTATATGAAACTAAAACATCAGGTCCTCCAAAATTTAAAAAACAATTAAAAATTATAGAAAATTTTAATTGTAATAAACATAGTGGTGGTGATTTAACAAGTTATTTAAGAAGAAGAAGAGCTAATAAAAAATCATTAGATAAAAAATCATTAGATAAAAATTTTATAAATTTAATAAAAAAAAATAAACTGTTTTTATTATCGGATTTAGAAGGATTAAATATGGAATCGTATATAGATGATTTAATTACTTTTGATAATGTGCCAGAAGAAGAGGAAGACAATGAAAGCCCTGAACCCAACACTATCAAGAAGCAAAATAACTATCCGGTGACGTTTGCGACATCCTTAGTTCCAGCGACACCCTTAGTTCCAGCGACACCCTTTACAAATATATACGACGCCGAAGTACCACCAGCATCAGCACCATCTTCAACAACAACACCAGCATCAGCACCACCAGAACGCCTTGCAGTCAAGGACAATGCCAATAATAAACAAGAACAATCAGCAGTACCACCAGCATCAGCACCACCAGAACGCCTTGCAGTCGAGGACAATACCAATAATAAACAAGAACAATCAGCAGTACCACCAGCATCAGCACCACCAGAACGCCTTGCAGTCAAGGACAATGCCAATAATAAACAAGAACAATCAGCAGTACCACCAGCATCAGCACCACCAGAACGCCTTGCAGTCGAGGACAATACCAATAATAAACAAGAACAATCAGCAGTACCACCAGCATCAGCACCACCAGAACGCCTTGCAGTCGAGGACAATGCCGAAAAAGAGCGAGAAGAAGCCGAACGTGCCGAAAAAAAACGCCTTGAGCAAGAGAGGCTTGCAGCCGAGACCAAAGCCAAAAAAGAGCGAGCAGAAGCCGAGAAGAAAAAAGCTGCTGAAGATAAAGCAAAAGCTAAAGAGGAACTAAAACGTCTTAAAAAAGAAGCTAATAAAGCAAAATATGAACAAACAAAAACAGAACTTGAAGCACAAAAAATGAGAGAATTTATAGCACACAATATTTCAAATAAATTATAGCAATCTAACTAAAATTAAAAATTATAATTTAAAATATAATTAATAATAAAAACAAATATGGCAAATAATTCTAGTTTAAATTATGGTATATATGATTTTGATAAACATGGATATATGAAACCACCTCAACCAAAATTAAATGGAGGATTATATACAGGAGAAGAATTTAATAAAGATTCTGATTATGGAAATGTAAAAGTAATAGCTGATGTAGATTATTTAATGTATGAAAATTTAAAAAGTGCAAAAGGTCCAGATGAAGGTAGATTTCATTATCCAGGAAGTACAAGGCCAGGAAATAATGTTCAATTGATGCCTGGATTAGTTGATTATAGTAATCATCATAGCATTAAATGTGTAAGCAATAAAGAAGTACATAAATCAAAAGAAGATACATATAATGTAGAACCTTACAATCCAAATCCTCAATATAAATTAAATTAAAATCTATTATAAAAAATATAAATAAATTTCAATATAAATCTAAAATAAATTAAGTATAATTAGTATCGTCATAATTACTTTCTCTATAACTATCTTCATTCTTTATATCATTTATAATATTAAGTATTCCCTTGAATGATAATCCTTCAGCTTTAAGTGTAGGAATCATAGTTCTAGGTGTTTTAACAACTAAATCTTTAATATTATCAATATCATTTTGATTTAAATTATTATTTAAAATAAAATTATCTAATTCTTTGCTATCATTATTAGATAAATTATTTCGAATAGATTGATTTTTTAATGGAGAATATTTAGATGTAATAGTATTTTTAGAATTTTTTTTTTTAAGTATAAATGAAGGATCTATATTACTAGCAGAAAAACTAGGTTTTCTATGATATAATTTATTATCATTTGTATTATTAAAATTATAGTAAGATGATATTTCTTTAGAAACTAGTTCAATAAGTTTACATAAATTATCATGATCTAAATCATCAAGATCAATATAAAACTGATTATTAAATGTTTTAGAAATCCAATTATCTTTTTCATTTGTTTCTAAGAAAGGAAAATCCTGATCTAACAATACAAGTAAATATTTTTTTTGTTTACCAATAATAAGTTCAGACTCTGTTTTACAGTTTTTAGAATTCTTATAATCTTTAGATAAAAAAACAATAACTAAAAAAGAATTTTCAACAGCATCAGTCATTGATTCAATAATATTACCTTGCATTTCATTAATATCAATCCATTTTGGAACATATGGATAGTTTTCTTCAATAATATCATATATATGTCTAACTCTACCTTTTTGTTTCCATGAATATGAAAACATAATATGTTTTTTCTTTGTATCATCTATTTCCATTTTTAACTTAATTATAAAAGTTATTTATTTTTTATATATCTATTTTTAAATTTAATCAAATTTTTTTATAATATTATTATTTAAATACAATTGTTTTATCATTAATTAATTTTATAATTTCATCGTAATTATTATTTAGTATATGTTTTTGATATTGTTTAAATATACTAGAATTCATACCATTACACTTTAGATAAAATCCATAGCGAGCATATAATAATTCTACATCTTTATTATTATATTTACCAATTATTTTAGGTAATGAAAGTAATAATTTTATATCTTTTTTATCAATATTTTCTATTTCTTTATTAGTTGTTTTTAGATATGGAACTAATGAAATAAATTTATTTTTTTCTTTATTTGTAGGATCAGTATATTGAATAACCGGACCATATTTAGCAATTCTAACAGTATACATATTATTTTTTATTTTAAAATTTTGTGAATAAGTTTCTAATTTAATTTTGCTTTTTCCTTTATTAACATTAGATTTATTTTTATTAGAAGCAGAATTAACTAATTTTGAGAAATCTTTATAAAATGGGTTCATAATATTTAATAATGTTTTATTACCATCTGCTATTTTATCTAAATTCGCTTCAATATTAGAAGTGAATTCTGTATCAATAATAGTTTTAAAATGTTCTTCCATATATTTATTAATTTCAAAACCAATTTCACTTGGAACTAATTTAGATTTTTCATCAATAATATTTTTTTTAAGAGATTCATTTTTAATTTTTTTATTAGGTAATAGAGTATAATTATTGTATTCTTTTAATTCACCTAATACATCTTTTTTTTCAATATAACGTTTTTCATATAATTTACTTAAAATAGAAGAATATGTAGAAGGTCTTCCAATTCCATTCTTTTCAAGAATTTTAACAATAGAAGATTCTGAGAATCTTGATGGTGGAACAGACCATGTATTTTTAGCATTAATAGATCTCATTTTTAATTTATTTTTTAATGCTGATATATTTTGAATATATTTATTAATATCAAAATTTTGTTCAACTTTTTGACTATATAATACTAAATATCCATCGAAGAAATATATTTTAAATTTACCTACAAAACATTGATTATTTTTAAATATTTCGTTTTTAATACATAAACTAATATCATAATATTTTGATGGTTGCATTTGAGAAGCAACAGTTCTTTTCCATATTAATTCGTATAATTTAATATGTTCTTTTTTAATTTTAGAAGTAATAGATAAATCAGAAGGTAATTTTGTAATCTTACTTGGTCTAATTGCTTCGTGTGCTTCTTGAGAATTTTTAGATTTTTTTCTAGTTTTTGAACCGAGATAATAATTATTTCCATATTTGCTTTTAATAAATTTTTCAATACTAGATAAAATATCATTTGATAAATTATATGAATCTGTTCTCATATAAGTAATTAAACCACTTTCATATAATGTTTGTGCAACTGCCATAACTTGTTTAATAGACATTTTTAGTTCACCCGATGCAACTTGTTGTAAAGTCGATGTAATAAATGGATTAGGAGGTTTCTGAGTTCTTGTAGAAGCTTTTATATCTTCTAAATAATATTTTGATTTTAAAGAATTTAAAAATGTTAAAGCTTCTTTATTGGAAGAGAATTGATATATTTTTTCATTAACTTCATATTTAGCATCATCAATTTTGTAATTATCAATATTAAAATTACCTAAAGCGGTATAATAAGATATAGAATTATGTTTATTTATTTCATTTTCTTTATTAATAATAATATTTAATGTAGCAGATTGTACTCTGCCCGCAGATAAAGTGATATTAGTATTAAATTTATTCCATAATAAAGGTGTAATTTCAAAACCAACAATTCTATCTAAAAATCTTCTAGCTTGTTGTGCATTAACTAAATTCATATCAATATTACGAGGATTTAGAACTGATGTTTTTAATGCTTCTTTAGTGATTTCATTAAAAACAATTCTTTTATAATTTTTAAGATTAAAAAATTCTTTAATATGCCAAGCAATAGCTTCACCTTCTCTATCAAGATCAGCTGCTAACCAAACAGTTTTAGAATTGTTTATATTTTGCTGTAAATTTTTTATTAGTTTAGTTGCACCATCTTTTTGTATAACTTTATATGTTGCTTTAAAATTATTGTTTATATCAATACCTTTATTTTTTTTATCTAAATCACGAATGTGACCATAGCACGGAATAACATTAAAAGTACCAAATTTTTTTAATTCATCAATACTATTTAAATATTTTTTTATAATATCTGATTTTGCTTTAGATTCTACAATAACTAAATTATCATATTTCATATTTTATAAGTAAATATTTTTTAAATTATAATATATAAATTGTTTTAAAATATAATTTATAATCAAATTTTAAAATATTATAAATTAATAAAAAAAAATGTTTAATTCTTTAAAAACAGTTTGTTTATGCACTATTATAAATCTTTCGTTAATATTATTTATAATAATTCTATCATTTTATTTAGTAAGAAGACTTAATAGAATTAATCTAAATAATCAAAATAATGATACTTCTGAATCTTTTATTGTAAAAAAAATATTAAAACCAACTTGTCCTAGAGTTGATTTAAATAAAACACTATCTAAGTTATCAAAAAATGTATCGGAACCACTAAATAAAGTATCAAATCCTTTAAATAGAATAGCTTCAGCATTAGAAAGAATTGATGCAAAATTAGATTATGTATCTGGATTTAAAAGTATTAAAGTAGATAAAGAAGATAATAAAAATAGAGAAGTTACTAGGTTAAAATATCCATTTGGTCTAGGCGAACCTATAGATGATGATGATGAATAATATTTTAGAGTTTTAAACGTCTTAAACTCATTTTTTCAATTTTTTCTCTATCTGTAAATATCTTTTCTATTTTTTCAAAATTTTCTTGGTCATCTTTAAATAGTTCTTCTAATTTATTTTTAATTGTTTTTTGAGATAATGGTTCTTTAACAAAAGTTTTTCTATATCTAATAATTCCATCTTTTGTATTTAAATCTTCAATATTGAATTTACTCATAAATTCTAAAATTGATCTATTAATTTCGTCTTTTTTTTTTCTACGTTCTTTTGATGCTGCAGCTAATCTTTTTAATTGGTTATCTAATTCTAGCCATTGTTTTACGTTGCTTTTAAATTCTTCTAAAAGAGCTTCATTCATACTTTCTGTCATTTCTTTAGATGTGCTATCAATTGCAATCTCATTATCTACAATATTATTAATCATATTATGGTGTTCTAAACTATTATCATTTGTTAAATTATTTGCTACAGCATAATTTTGTAAAGCTTCTTGATTTAACATATTATTAAAATGTTTATTATATTTATTTTTTAAATAAATTTTAACATTGTTCTAATAAAAAATAATATAAATTTTTTGTTTTATATATTTTTAAATTTTTATTGTTTTATATATTTTTAAATTTTTATTGTTTTATATGTATTAATTTATACTTGGGGAAATACTAGTTGTGCTACTGGTTTAGAATCATTATTAATATCAGTTGGTTTTGAAGATACTTGAAGCATTAATATAGAGATAGCTAGAAATATTGATGATACAACTACCACAGTATGATGATGTTTTTCATTTTTGGTTATTTTATTAAAGAAGAATACATCATTATTATTAATAGTTTTCTTATAAATATTTGTTGTACAATTTTTATTCATAATATCGATATAATTATTAATAAAAGCAATATTATTAATAATTGCGTATTCACGTTCTTGCAACTCAGTACTACAATCATATTCTCTAAATGTACAATCATCATCGCTTTCGATATTATCCTTTATCATAATTTTATTACCATTTGAATCAGTTGTATAAATTCTAGTACAAATTCCTAAATTTGATGTACAACTTTCACCACAATGACATTCAACTAAATTTGATACACTATATATATCTGTAGGATACTCAATATCTACAATATTTTTTTGATACTCAAAAATTAATTTATCATTATTAAATTCTTTTGCTTTTTCCCATTTAGGAACACTTTTGCTTAGATAAATTGAACAGATTACAATGCCAATCGCACCAATCAAAGAACCTGCTTCTGAACCCATATTGTTATTATTACAGTATAATAAGTTATGCTATATTTATATTCAATTTTTTTTTTATTATCATAATGTATCATATAATACAAACTAAAATATTATGATAACATAATGTATAATAATATGTATTAAAAATTAATAATTTATTTTAAAATAATTAATATTAGTTAATAAAATAGTAGCAGGAATAGGTGCAATAAGATCACCAATCATATCTTTTATATCTTCTTTAAAATAATAAAGATTATTATTAATATTTGGTATAATTAAATTTTCTAATATTTCCCAACCAATTATAAAACCCCAAAATTTTTTTATTGATAGATTATATGGATATAATAAAACTACTAAATTTGTATTAATTATATGAATAAAAAACCAAAAATCAATTAATATAAAATTATTTTCATATAATATATAGTTAACATTAATAGATGAATTATATAAAATACACACAAGCATTATTCCTATGAAAGGTAATATAACTAAATCTATACAATATTGTTTTTTTGAAGTTTTTATAATTGATAAATTAATTTTCATTAATTATAATTATAACAAACATTTTATATAAATTTTATATAAATTTTAATAATTTAATTTAAATTATAATATGAATTAGTACTATTTGAACTAGATGCAGTCGTATCACTACTTGTATCACTACTTGTATCACTACTTGTATCACTACTTGTATCACCATAAGTTTCTGGATAAATTTTTGGACAATTTTTTATAAAATGTGTTTTGGAACCACACCCATAACATTTGTCATATGTTGATGATAATTCTTTTTCTAAAAACTTTATTACATCATTATCTAAGGTTATTTTAGTATAAGAACCACCACGTACATTATCAATACCATATTTATCCATATATATTTTTGTATACTTATCTTCATCAAATTTATCACAATTTTCATAAGTCTTTAAAATTTCAATAGGTTTGTATTTTTTTGTCCATACTGCTCCATTACCTTTTCTATGTATCCTAAATCTTTTATTAACATTTGAAATAGTTTTACCTATATAATATTTACTATTGGAACAACGTAATACGTAAATGGTAAGCATTATATAATAATAAAAATAATTTTTAAATATATCTTAAATAATCAGTTATAAACTAAAAATAGTTTATACATTTATTGAGTAAATTATTTATATTATCATTATCTATTTTATCATTTTTATCATTATTAAAATTAATATAAATTCTTCTAAAAATCTTTTCACTGCCATCCTCTGCTATTTTCTTTTTTAATTCAAAATTTATGTAAATTCTATTGGTAATTTTGAATGTAATTTTATTTACATAATATTTATCATTGATATTTCTTGTAGATGGAAATGAAATTTGTGGTAAGTTATGTTTAGTATATTTTAATAAAATATAGTTATCATTTGTACAGTGACTAACATAATTTGTTTTATTCACATAAAATTTATTATCATTGATATTGTGAACAAGATATAATTCATTATGTTTAGTTATAATTAATTTTTTTTCAAATGGTTTATATCTTTTTTCATTAATAAATTTTAATAATACTTTATTAAAAATTTTCTCATTCCAATTAATATCTATTATATTACTTGATTCATTTATTTGGTTTTCTAGTTCCTTTTCTTTTTGCTGTAAAATATTAATTTCTAAATAATTAAAATCATAAAAATCATCAATTAACATAGTTACTATGCCTATATTATTTAATTATTCAAACTCAAATTTTAAATAATTTATATAAAAATTGATTTAACATTAAAATTGATTTAACATTAAAACTTAATTTAAAGTTTAATTATATCCCACCATAAATTATGGACTTAAGACAAAATTTTGTTAAAATAGTTCAGAATAAAAAACACATAAAATTAAATAAAACAGAAATTAAAGATTTAGAAATTGGTATTTATAATTGGACAATTGATTTTTCAGATAAACATCAAATTATAAAGAACTGGGAGAATAATAAATTTAAAAAAACTTATATTAATAAATGTGTATCAGTAATATCTAATTTAGATTCTAAATTATATTTAAAAAATAATAGTTTATATAAGAGATTAAAGAATGGAGATTTTTTACCTCACGAAATACCTTATTTATCTCTACAGGAAGTTTTACCAGATAAATGGAATTATATTATAGATGATATTCATAAGAAAGAAGAAGCAACCATGAATAATAAAAATATATCAAAGACAGACCAATTTAAATGTGGTAAATGTAAGAAAAGAGAATGTAGTTATTATGAATTACAAATAAGGAGTGCTGATGAATCTGCAACATTATTTATTACTTGCTTAAATTGTGGTGCTCATTGGAAACAATAAAAAATTTAATATACAAAATATTTATACCATAATATATTATACAATCTATATAATAATTTTAATCCATTAATTTACTATTTTCAGATAAATCACTTAATATACTTTCACTTTCACTTACTTCATCAATTGAACCTCCTTCGCTTAAATCACCATCTAGTTCATCTATTTCATCCTCATCTACCTCATCTACTTCATCTTCATCTTCATCTTCATCTTCATCTACATCAACAACAACATCTTCATCTTCATATTCATTTGTTTCAATAATTATATTTTCTTCATTATTTCTATTAAATTATTATTATTAGTATTCTTTGATGTAGTTTTTGTAATTTTACCAATACATTTTATTTTAGTATCATTAAGTTCTTGTTTTTTTCCCATAATTTCAATATAGACATCATCATTTTGTTTAACAAAATTTAAATCAATATCTGATTTAATTGCTAACGATTTTTTAGGAACAATAACTTCTATAATTGATTCTTCATTGTCTTTAGCGGAACATAATATACCAAAATTATTTAAGTTAATAACTTTGCATAAAATAATACTTCCTATTGTTGGATTGCATAAGTCAGCTTTAAATTGTACATGATATATTATATTACCTTCAAAGCTATTTTGTTCTAAATTACCTAATGATACTTTTACTAATTCAATTGAATCTCTTTTTATTAAACCAAATTTTGTATATACTCCTTCATATTCTTTTTTTAATTTACTTAATATATATTTCTTATAATTTTTATTTAATTGATTTGCTTTTATTTTAACTTTAGTTGTTAAGATATTTTTATTATATATATTCGTTGTGCTCATAATTATTTATTAGTAATATTATTTTATTAATTCACAATTTTTATTTAAATTAATTTTTCAATTTTTATTTAAATTAATTTTATTTACAAGTTTATAAATAGATGGTCTAAGAAAATAAATATTTTCTTTTGTGTTAAGTTTTCTTAGTAATAATTGATATATAATACATAAATTTGTTTTACTAAACTCTTTTTTATTAGTTGCTTTTTTTATTGCATAATTAGATTTTAATAATTCTTTATTATTTAGAGTATCAATTTTGTAATCATCTGTAATTAAAGGTTTTATAATATTATCATTATCAATATTTTTTATAAATTTTAATAATTTTTTATTTGTAATTGTAGATGTATTTATACATGATGTACCTTTTGATGTCTTAATATCTAAATTTCTTATCTTATAAATTATTTCATTATTAATTATTTCAATAAAACCATAATAATTTATTTTTCTAGTATTAAATTCTTTTATTTTCTTGTTTAAATATGTCTTTATATTGATTTTCTTTAATTGGGGAACATTTAGTTAATTTATTATCTTCATAGCACATAAATGTATCATTAAAATAATCATATAAAGCTATTATATTTTTATTATTATCTTTTATATATAAATAAGATCTATTCAAAGATTTTTTTATATTTTTCATGTAAATTTCATCTAATTCATTTTTAAATATTGCTTTATACAATTTAAGTAAATCATTATGATTTAAATTATCTATTAATATATCCCAAATATATTTTTTATTATTTTCTAATATTTCTTTATTAAATTTAAGTGTATTCTCAATATTTTCGTATTTAGTTAAAATTAATTTATTTATATCTAAACCATCATCATTTTCTATTTGCTTAGATTCATTTGATACAATATATTTCTTTGTTACTGGTTCAATATTAGTTATATCTACTCTTTTTGGTCTTTGCATTTTTTCTTGCTTTCTTTCTTTTAATAAAATTTTATCATCATTTATATCATTAGGTTGAAATATATAACTTTTTGAGCGATATATTAAATATCCTAATCTGTTATTATACCCTTTAAATAATATCTTTTCTGATACTAAATCATTTAGAGCAAAACTTAATATTTCATTATATTTTACTTGTAATTCATCTTCTATTTTTTTTAATGTACTTATTTCAGTATTTTTAAAATACTCCATTATATATTTTTTCATTATATGTATCTCATAATAGAGAACATCTTTATTAAAAGTACTACTATTTATTTTATTAAAATCAATTTTTTGTGAACATTTAAAATCACACTCTCCATAATCACATAATCTACTAAAAGGTTTATCTCCTATATCATATTTTATTAATTTATGACCTTTATTACTTTTATCTGATGTTATTATATTTTTATTTATATTTTTGAAAGATAGTATTTTTTCATTTAGATTACAATCAAGTGAATTTTCTTTCATAATTTTTTCAATTTTAGAAATATTTTTTTGCTTATTTTCTGATATTCTATACATTCTAAAATCAATAGATTCTACATTATTATTATTGCTTCTATTTACATATTGATATATAGTAGTATTTCTTTTTGCTTCTGGTAAATCATAATGTGAATAATTACGTACAGCACGGCCAATAGTTTGTTCTAATCTATTTACATTATACCATGGTTCAAATATATGGACTTGCCTTATATTTTTAAAATCTAGACCTTCTGTACCAGATTCAGATATTATTATTACTTTAATATTTTTTCCATCTTTATTATCTTTATCATTAGCTATTGCTATTTCTTTAGGTATATTAGATGATAATTTAGCATTACCTGAAATTATAATATAGTTTCCTAAATTTTTTTCATTTTCTTCAGTTTTACTTTTTTTAAGAATATTTCCATTATATTTTTTATATCCTATACTTTCTAAACCAAGTGCTATTGGAATTACACCAGAATAAATATATCTTGAATATACTAATACAATTCCTTCAGAATTTTTTATATAATTCAATAATAGTTTTATTTTTGGTGAATATTTTGATATTAAATTATTATTAAATATTTCTCCATATTTTTCAACTATTTCTTTCTTATATGAAAATTTTATTTTAGTACTTTCTTTTTCATTAATATTAAAAATTTTTGTTAATCCAGTTTTACCATAACAATTTTTAATATCAAAATCTTTATTAAGTTTATTATTATCATCTAATATAGATTTACTAGGATAAATAATATTTGAAATTTGAACTCTTTGCTGCAAATCCATTTTTTCTAAATTTTCAATATCATCATCATCATTATTATTTTCATCATTACTAGTAGTTTTAATAGTTTCATATATTTGATTTTGTAGAGGTGACATAGTAGTTTGTATTAATTCCAAATATTTAATTTGTTTATCATTTGGTATTGGATTATTATAAATATCTTTTTTTGGATATTCTGAAGGTTTAAATATATTTATGTCTTTATTAATTGAAGGATATATTCTAATTGGGAATGTATATGGATTTTCTCCTCTCATATAACTAATATATTTTGTAGAAGTATTTATTAAAACTTGTTTAAATTCATCTGTTAACTCATTATCATCATTAAATATTTTTAATTTACTATCTATTTTTTTAGATTTATTATTTATTAGTAAAGTATTTAATATAAATTTTATTTCATTATAATCATTAAACATTGGTGTTGCAGATAATAGTACTAATGTATTATTATTAAGTTTTTCTAATAAAAAATGAAATTTTTTTGGTACCTTCTTACCTAAAGTTTTATCTTTGATCATACGCATATTATGTATTTCATCTACAATAATAACACGATTATCAAAATAATCTTTTATTTTTTTAATATATAAATCTTTTGAAGGACTATTTTTTTCAAATTTTTCTAATTTATTTACAAATTCTTGATAACCTAAAAATTCATAATCATTATTAATTAATTTATTTGATTTTTCTATAATTTGCTTTGTATTTAATTTTTGTCTACCTACTATTTGATGTAAATAGTAATTACCTAAACATTGTTCCATATTATCATCCTCATTAGAATATTTTGATATATTAAATAATTCTTTTTTATAATTTGACTTAAGTGTAGATGATGGTAATAATACTAATGCTTTCTTATTATAATAATTTTTAAAATTATGAGCTATTTGTATAGATGCACATGTTTTACCTACACCTACACCATGATACAAATATATACTTCTATATGGTGTTTCTGGTGATATTAATTTTTTTAAAAATTTTTGATTATTTGATAATTCAAAAAAATCTTTTTGAATACTAATAATATCTTCATCTGTAACCTTATTCATAGAAAATTCTTTTTTTGTTAAAAGCTTCTTTAAAAAATTTTTATTAGTGTAATCTGGGTATTTTGTATTAATTTTTTTTTTATCTTTTTTTAAAATCTCTTTAATTTCTAATATTTTATTTAATACTTTTTCCTTTTCTTTATCATTATCAATATATTCTAATTCATTTAGTAAATTATTAACAATCTCTTCTAATTTTTTATAATTTCTATCTGTATCTAAATCATAATCTTTTAAAATATTATCAATAGTCATTATATTTAATATATTTAATTATTTTTATAATTTAATAAAAAAAATAATATTAATTAAAAATTAATTTTGAAAACCACAAGCTTGGTGCGCTATACCATTTGTAAAACGGAAACCTTGATCTTCTAAGAATTGTTTTTGTTTTAAAGAATCACGTGTAGGTTCACCTCCCCAAATCCATGTAGGAACAATGTGATTTGGATTTTGTATATTATCTTTTAAACATTTAACCATTGGTATAAATTGTAAATCTAAAGTAGATGCTTCACTTAAAGTATCACATCTTTTTAAACCATAATCATTACCTCTTCTCATGCGGTTTTCAATACTTCTAACATCATCCTCACAATCATCAAATTTATTAGCTCCGCATTTTCTAAATGTTTGATTTAAGTATTTTTTATCTGTTAATTCACCACCATTTCTAAGACGAGAATCATTATCAATATTGCAAGCATCGCTATTACCAAAACCATTATTAGGAACCATATTATTACACGCTGCAATATTCATGTATTCTTTATCATTACAATCTAATCTAGGATTATATAAATAATAATCATCAATCATTTTATTTTGTTTCTCATTCGCCGCTAAAGCACAATCATCTAATCCCATTCTATTATCTAAATTAACATTTCTATTAGCACAAGACATTTTATATTTATAATAATAAAATAAAATAAAAAATAAATTTATAATTAATTAATTATATTTTCTACCAATAACTTCACTTACATTATTATAACAAGCTTGTACATCACCCGCTTTACAATTAGGTCTTTTGTATAACCATTCAGCAAATGATGTTTGATCAGGTACTAAATCAGTATTAGGTACTGTATAAAATTGTCTATCTGATGCATGATTCATAAATATATCATCTGTACTTCTATATAATTTTTCATTAAATTTATTTAACATATCTTCTTTTACTTCTTCATTCTCTATGTCACACGCTTCTTTATCTGTTACTTCATTATATTCACTTAATAAGTTTCTATTCATAAATGGATTATCTAATGTTGGTTTTTTACATACTTTATTATGTTTTTTTGATAATGCTAAATTATTTTTAGTATAATGATCTTTTTTTTCTTCTTTTTTTTTATTATCTACAACATACATCGAATATGTAACTAATAATACTGCTACTAAAATATAAAATATCTTGTAGTTATTTTTGAATAATAATAAAATTATTGTTAAATATATTGTAAAACGTACTATACTATTTATTTGTTCAACATAATTCATATCACTTGTAGGAAAAAATTTTAAGAAGTTATCTTGTGTTATTAAATTTCTAGGGTCTTTAAACCATATTTTTTCTTCTTCCATATTTATTTAATATATTATTATAATTTATTAATATAAATTAATCTAATTCAAAAATAATTATTTCAGATATAATATTATCCAATGTTAGTAATAGACATTCCTCTAGATTTTTTTTATCATCTTCTATATTTAAATTTTCATTTAAAAATAATGCTATAGATGTTAAATAGACTTCTGTTATTTTTTTTGCCCAATGTTTATTATTTGTTATGATAGTAAAATATTTCTTAAAACAATCCATTATTAAACAAAAATTTGTATCAAAGAATATCTCTCTAAAATTACGAAATTGATTTTTTTTAAAAATATAATAATCTTCTGTAAATTTTACTACTAAATCTGTTAATTCTGTACTAAAATTTAATCTCCATTTATCATATTTTGTTGTTCTATAATCTTCCGGATTTATATTATTATTTAAAAAACTACTATCTATACGAGGTCTTTCATATTGTTTGAGTTTACGTATTTTATCTTTTAGTTTATTATTTTCTTCTATTATATCTAATACATATTGTTCTGTTAAAATACCACATACTTTTTTTAAATTAATAATATCATTATAATTCATTTTATTTATACTAATTATTTTTTTTCTTTTCTGCTAATTTTTTTCTTAATCGTTCTTTTGCTTTTCCCTCACGACTATTTGGATTATTTTGATTTACAGATTGTGTTCCACCCATACTATTTACCATCTGTTGCATCTTATTTGGGTCCATATTTTTCATCATATCATTAATATCATTATTATTATTCATTCCACCCATCATATTTTGCATCATACTGTTTATATCCATTCCTCCACTATCACCTTGTTTCCCCATCATATTACCCATTATATTATCTAATATTGGATTTCCTGATGAATTATTTTGCATTTTATTCATTAATGAAAACGCATCTTTTACTAAATCTTCTTGTTTTAGTTCTCCTGTATTCATCTTTTCAGTTATTGATGTTCCAACTTGCTGTACTAAGTTTCCTAATATATTTCCATTATCTCCTCCAAATAAATTTGCTGGATTTAATAATTCACTTGGATTATTTATATCTATATTTAAAGAATCTACATCTAATTGACTACTGATTTCTTTTGCTAATTGACCAATTTTACTATCTCCTATTAAATCATCAATATTTTCATTTTGTTCATAATCAGTTGGTAATGTAGTCTTTAAATTTTTTATATTTATTAAAATATTCTTTATATCATCATCTAATATTTCTTTTAATTCTTCATCATTATTATTAATAATATTAAGTGATTTTAATAGCAGTTTTTCTAGTTCTTCTTCTTCTGTTGCATCAATCTCATCATCATCATTATCTTCATCATCACTATCTTCATCATTAACATCTTCTTCATCATTAACATCTTCTTCATCTTCTTCATCAAGAACATTCTCTTTATTATTTACATAATTCATTACTTTTTCATTTATATTATTACTTTCAATATAAAACATAGATAGTAATTGTAAGGTTAAAATATAACTAAGTATGGTATTTTTATCATCATTTGATTCAAATGTTTTAAATAATTTATTAATATTTATATTTTTTAATATATTTAAATCTTTAAAATCATTATTATCTAATAAATGTTTCAATTCTAAATTTTCAGTACATAATAATTCTGTAAATGGTTCCATTTTTTTTGTAAATGCTATAATATACTTATTATTATGTTTATCAATTACTTTGTAATTCTTTTTTATAGCAATTTTAAAATAATTATCTTTCTTTATCTCTTTTAAAAAATTTATCAAGAATTTATTAAAAATATAAATTATTTTATTTTGTATATTCATATTTTGTAATTTAAAATTGCTGAATATCTTTAAATAAATATTTATTTTGTAAAATAAATATGTTCATATAATTTATTCACATCAAGATAATTGTAATTTAAATAAGTAAAATATAAATTAACTAATACTAAATTTAATAATATTGCTTCTAAGCTAAATATATTACTTAATTTAATATATGATTTAATATCTAATTTGATTAGTAATTCTATTAAAGGAATATAATGAATTACTGAACTAATTAATATTTTAAATATATATATTAAAAGTATGTCATTAGAATATTTTATATAAATTATTAATATATATGTTGATGGTATAAATATTATTATGAATATTAATAATGGTGATAATTTAATAATATTCATTTTATATAGTATATACCAAACTAGAGCCCAAAATGTATAATAATTTATTGGATTGAAATTTTTTAGTAATGTTTCCATATAATTACTTATATAGTTTTCCATTTATTAAAAAATATATAAAATTAATATCTTTAATAGTTAAAAACTTTTAAGAAAAAGCTCTATCACAAATTTTTAATAAAATTGTAAAATAATCCCATACAATTTTCTTATTATCTTCATCTAAATTACTCCAATAACCTTTAAGTTTATTAATTAATTTATTATTTACATCATTATTACTTACTTCATTATTATTTAATACATCTTTATAATCATTATTTAAAAAAAATTCTTCATTTTTATTTCTAATATTATTTTTATAATCATCTGTTAAACCTAAATTAAATAATTCTAATGGTTTCTTTTCATTTGCTAGACGAATAACTCTTACAGATGTTTGAAATAATTTAAAATCAGGATCATCCGGAAATGTATTAATTAGTTGTTTAAGAAATTCATTTAATTTATTATTAAATAATTCATGTAATTCAGGCATTATATTATTATTTTATAAGTTAGATATTTTTTTAAATATTTTTAACATATTTTAATATTTATAATTGTTTAGGTTTATCTTTAAAAATATTTTGAATATCTAAATTTCTATTTTCTTGAAATGTATTCATTTTATCTGATAAATTTTTATCCTTTGTATTTCCATTTTCTTCATTTGGTGTAACTATTTTATTAGTTTCATTTATAAATCCAAATGTATTATAATTATCATTTATTGATGTATTATTTTCATCCCATGCTGAATAAGATGTACTGAATGATTGCATATAATCTGATGTTGGCATTATTTCATCCTTTGTTATTTTTTTATATTCATCTTCTATAAATTTTTCTAATTCATCTTCTGTATATATTGTCTTTTTATCATTCAATAATAAAGTAGGTACAGATGTTATTATACTTGGTATATTATATTTTGTTTTGCTTATATTTAATAAATGAAATTTATCTTTTATATTATATTTCAGTATTTTTTGGTATATCTCATTTGAATAATTACAATAGTTTGAATAAAATAAGAGATGTTTTAAATTATTATCAGTCATTTATTAATAAAAAAAAAATAATTAATTTTAAGCTAATTTAACACATTTAAACTAATTTAACACATTTAAACTAATTTATATTATTTTACATTTTGCTATATAAAATAGATATACCCATAATATTAAAAAATTAAATCCCCAATGAATATATATTACATAGTCTAAATCTTTATTAGATTCCCAATTTAATCCTAGTATATCCATTATTGGTTTATAAAACCATTTTAATTTTTTTCTTGATATATTTTCTGTTGTTGCTTCGTCTAATGATATTGCTATATCAGATAATATACATTTATTATTATTTAAACCCCATCCAATTGGTGTTAGTATTGCTCCTAAAAATATGTATTTAAAATATTTTTTTGTATATTTTATTGGAAATAACACTATTAATATTGGTAAAAAAATATATAATATATGTACAGTTTCTATTAATTGTAATAATACATAAGACATTTTTAATATATTCAAAGATTAATATAATTTTATTATACTATTTTACATTTTACTATAAAAAATAAATAGAACCACATTAATAATAGATTAATACCAATATGAGCATTTACAATTTTATTTAAATCTTTATTATTATCCCAATTTAAATTAAATAATTTCATAATTGGTTCATATATAATTCTTAATCTTCTACGTGTAAAAGTATTTTCATCATTGTTTATTGATGTTGCAACTTTTGATATTATACACTCTCCAAATATTCCCCAACCAATTGGTGTTAGTATTGTTCCTAATAATATAAATTTAAATATATATTTATTATACATTATTGGTATTAAAAACATGTATAATGGATATAATAATAATACTATATGTATAATATCTAATAATGTTACTAATAACATTTATTTATATTAGTAAAAAAAAATTTGAATTTAAAAATTAATTATATAAATTAATTATAATAATGAGTTCCTTTAAAGGTGATTTTATTAAAAATGAAAACAAAATTATATTTAAAGTTAAAGATGTTGATGTTGCAATTTTAAATTCTGTTAGAAGAATTATTTTATCTGAAATTGATAATGTTGCGTTTGAATATAAACCATATAATACCGGTGATAACCAAAAAATTAATATTTTAGTAAATACTTGTCCATTACATAATGAAATTATTCAGCAAAGATTATCGATGATTCCTTTAAATTTTAAAGTTAATGAAATTTTAGATTTTGATGAAAATAAATATAAATTTGTTTTAAACAAAAAAAATACTACTAATATGCTTATGAATGTTACTACAGAAGATATTCAAATTTTCGATGAAAACAATAAAAAATATGATGAAAATTTTACTAGACGCATCTTTCCAAAAAATAAATATTCTAATGATTATATCTTAATTACTAAACTTAAACCAAATCTTATTAATACAAAAGATGGTAATGAAATTATTATTAATATGAAAGCAACAAAAGATAAAGCTCAAAATTATAGTGGTTTTGGTTACGTTAGTCAATGTGTGTATCATAATATTGTAGATGATTCTAAAGCTGATAAAGAACTTAAAAAAAGATTAACTGAATTTAAAAAAAATGATCCTACTAAAGACGAAATTCAAAGTTTTATTAATGATTTTAATAATTTAGATAAAGCCAGATATTATCATAAAAATGATTTTGATGAACCAAATTATTTTGAATTTAGTATTGAAAGTGAATGTTTAACTAGTCCAGAATATCTATTTTATAAAGCTCTTACTATTATAGATACTAAAATTCAAAATGTTATTACAAATATTACTGATGATATATTCAAATTTGAATACATGAAAAATACTGATAATGTATATGATATTAAAATTGAAGGCGAAAAACATACTTTAGGTAATCTTATTCAAGCATTATTCTATAATATCTTTATTAGAAAAGATAATCGTAAAATTGTTGAATATATAGGATATAGATGCCCTCATCCTTTAGATAATGTTGTAGTAATTAAAATTAAATTTACAAATAATGAAACTAATGAAAATATTAAAAAAATATTTATTGATGGTTTAGAAGAGATACAAGTACAAATTAATAAATTAAAAAAAGATTGGTTAAAATTTTCTAAATTATCTTCTAAATATTCTAATGATATTAATTAATTTAATGATATTAATTAATTTAATGATATTAATTAATTTAATGATATTAATTAATTTTAATTTAACTATTTTGATTTTATAATAGATTTTATGAATTATTATTTTTTTTATTATATTTATTAATTAATAAATATGAGTATCAAATTTTATAATAATAATACACAATTTTTAGATGATGAAATTATCGATGACAATAATGTATTATTTGATGATGATATTAAACAACAAGAGGAAAATACTAAAGATTTAGAAGTAATTACAGATGATTTAGAAATACAGAAAGAAGATATTGAATTTATAGATGATGAACCAGCTTTTAACAGAGAGATTACAATTACAAAAAGTATTGAAAAAAAATATATAGAATATTCAGATGATCAATTTAAAAATAATTTATTACTTCTTTGTAAAAATTTATGCACTAAAGATAATAAAATCAATACTATTAATAATTTATTAAAAATTTACAAAAATATTAATAATAGAAAACTATTAAAACTTAATGATGTTAGTCTAGTACCTATTATAGAAGTTAAAAAAAAATTTTATATTTATGAAGAAAAACTTAAAGATGATATAATTGTTGATGCTATTACTATTAATAATAATGAATTATTAGTTCAGGATTATTTAGAAAATTTTTTTATTAAAAGAGATAACATATTAAAATCTGTAAATGATAATTTTGCTATTAAAGAAAGTAAATTATATGAATTAGAAAGACCATTTGATTATTTAAATGAAAATGAATCTAAAAGAGTAAAATATTCACCAGAATTTGATAGAGATACTATTAGTAGTTGTATCTTTGAAAATTTAAATAATTATAATAGTGAAGACTTTAGATGTGTTAATATTAAAAATAATCCAATAAATTTAGAAAAATTTAGATTACTCTCTGAAAAAAATTTGACTTTAAATACTAAATATAAATCAATTAATGATGATAATACATTAAATTTATATACTGGTGATAATGTAAAACTAATTGGTTATATTACTAAAGTACCTACAAACTCAAACGAAAATGTTAAATTAATTAATTTACAACAATACTATACGGATTTAGATGATATGAGAGAAAATGATTCTGTATCTGTTTATTTAAATATTAAAACTGATGTAGAAGATAATAAGTATTCTGGTACTATCAGTAATATTACTGATAATACTATTACCGTTAAATTAAATACTACTATTAAATTTTTAGATAAAGATACTAATGTTCTTAAATATGATAAACTAAATAATAATAACTTTTTTAATTTGTATCCTTCTAGTGAAACTAATAATGTTTACTATAAAAATCCACTTAAAGAAGAAATTTTTGCGTTTATATTTCCAATTGAAGATAAGGATATTCAGAAACATATTAATTTTATTATTCCAAATGTAACTGAATTGTTAAGTTATTATGATGACTTTCTAAGCAATGATGATGTTAACAAATTATTAAATAAATTTAATTATAATATTAATGATATTAATAATAATGATATTATTACCATTAAAAATAAAATTGATTCTAATATTAATAACTATCAAAAAAAATTAAAACAGAAAAAAAATAATAGTGAAAAAAAATATGATTTTAAAACTGATAATTTATTATATAAATTTGAATCTCTTCCAGACTTTTATGATGAATATTTACATAAAAATAATAGCATTGATAGTAATACTAATAGATTAATATTTTTAGAAAAACAAAAAGATAATGGTTATTATCATTTTATTAATATTTTAAAAAATGTTATTGATAAAGAATATGATAATGTTAAAAGTATTGATTATGATAAAGATTTAGAAAATTTTACAAAAGAATATACAAAATTAGAAAAAGAAATAAGTAAAAATAATAATAATTGTAAACAAATTAAAATATCTAAATTTTTTTATGATGAAACAGAATTAACTAATAATGAAGGTAATAAAAAAGAATATGAAGGAAAATACGTATTATTTACAGATAATACTAATGTTTATTCCATATTATATTTAATGACTAATGGTAATTGGGTTGAACAGTTTAAAATTAGCGCAGAAGACAAAAATTCTATTAAATTATGTGATGGCTCTTATTACTATGAAAAAACTAATAATGATACAACATGTATATATGATGATATTGATGAATTATGTAAAAAGAAAAATGATATTGTTGATAAAAAAAAATTAGATATTCTTAAAATTCAAATTGATATAGCACAAGATATTAAAGATTTTGTAGAAAATTATGATAAATATAATAAAGAACTTTTGACTATTCAAAAATATTATAAAAATTTAAATAATTATGAACAACCAATAAAACAAATTGAATATATTAAAACAGATAAAAATAAAAAATATATAGGTGATGAAAATTATATTAATTTTGATGAAATTTATAATAATTTTGATACACCCAATGATCCATTTTATACACCTATTATTTTAGATACTGAAGAAATTGTTAATACAAAACAAAAAGATGAAGAATATCTTAAAATAATTACTAAAATTTTAAATATTATTGGTTTTGAACTACAAAATCAAGAAATTAATCATATTATTAAATCTATTGATTTCTTTATTCAAGTTCTTAGAGAACAAACTATTAATGATTATAAAAAGAAAAATAAAGATACTAAAATATCTAATAAAGATATTCTTAATAAAATATATCAAAATAATGTAGAATTACAACAAGGTATTAATAGAGATATTATATTAATTGTTATTTCTATGATCATTATTATTATCCAAATTCAATACCCAAATATTAAATTAGTTAAAATTAATCAAAAATCAGCAAAATATTTTTCTATAAGAGGATTTCCAATTGAAAAAATAAATGATGATAATAAAAATAAACAATTATATGTTTATATAGGAAATTCCATTTTAACAAATTTAGAACTAAAGGATAAAATAAATTTAAGTTCAAAAATATTTTTTAATAAAATACAGATTACTGTTAAGACTATACTTAAAAGAAGAAATTATTATAAAACATTATTAGATAAAAATATAAGTGAGTTTGGTAAAGATAATAAACCTCTTAAAATAAAGGTATGGACTGGATATAAACCAGAAATAAATATTAATAAAGAACCTAAAACATTAATTGGTAAATATATATATGAATTATTTGATAATATTAATGATGACAAAATATATAAATTTAATGCATTTAGAAAACCATTAATTGAGAATATATGTTGTTATTCTCAAATTACACCAGATTTAAATTATTATGATTTCTTTAAAGGTAAAATTAATATAAAAAAATACCATAATACTATAAATTCTAGTAAAGATAATAATACTTTGAAAATCTTAGAGAACTTTTTTAATTATTATAAAAAAAATGGTATTAAATCAAATTTTGATGATATTCATATTTTTAATGAAATTATAAAATTTAAAGATGATGTTTCAAATATAGATAAAGTTTCTAAATTTAGTCAAGAATATTATGAATATGCTGAAGTATTTAAAACTATTATTGAATCAAATGATAAACTCAAATCTGATACATTTTTATTAGATGTCATTGATAATTTTAATGTTGATAAAAAATGGGATGAATTATCAAAAATGGTTAATGAACTTTTTACTAAATTAACTAATTTCTTAAAACAAAATTCAACTTCTTATGATCAAAATATTATAAATAAATTAGAAATATATTTAGTTACTTTAAGAAAAAATAATGAAATTATTAATAATAAAGATTTATTAGTTATAAAAAAAATATTACAACAATTTATTACATATAAATTATCATCGACATTTTATAAAATTATTAATAATAAAACTATTAGTGATACAAATGATTCAATTTTAAGTGAATCTTTAAAAGCTAATGAAGAATTATTAAAAACTATTAAGCAAGTTAATTACACTATTAATGTACAAACTATTAATTTAGAAGATAAAAATGATACTTCAATTAATAATATTACTAAAAATATATATTTACTTAATTATATTTTATTAACTCTTATTTATAACATATTTTCTAGTTTATTAAATGTTGATACTTCTGAATATATTAATATTGAAACAATTTTAACTCGTCTTACTACTTTTATGGGTTCAACCGAAGAACAAGATATTGATAAAAAAGTTAATATTTTATCTGATATTATTCTATACATACTAAATGATATTGTTACTAATATTGAAAATAATTTAATCGATTATGAACAACTTCAATCTAACATGAATGATTTACGTGAAGAACGCAAGCAGAAAAAAATTAGATATTACAACAATCTTACTATTGATGATGTTGATGTATTAAAAAAATTAAAGGATATTGGTCATGAACTAGATATTAATTATAATGAATATAATGAAGAAACTACTGAACAAATTATTAGTGATGGTACTAATCCAAGAAACCAAGAAATAACAAATGATGATGATGATAGAGATGCTTTTGAAATTGATTATGTTGGTGAAAATGACGATGAATTAGATTATGATAATGAGTAATCTTATTTTTTCATATCTTTATTGTTTTTTGTTTTTATATTATTATTTGTTTCTTTAGTTTTTTGAGTATTATATTTATTTTTGGTATTTCTATTATATTTTGCTAAATCAATTATTATTGGTTTAATTAAAGGATTTTCTAAGTCATATTTAAAAAAAATTTTACCTATTTGTTTAAACATTTATTTTTATATTATATATAATACTATTATATAGAAAATTAATCTTTATCGATACTTAACACACAGCATTTTGTACTTCCACCACTTAATAAAAATTCTGACATATCATTTTCAATTACATTAAAATCTTTATCAAATAAATTATATTTTAATTCTTTTGAAAATTTATGACCAATTACAGTTGCGGAATTTGTAAAACTTGGAATACAAATAGAATTACACGCAAAATTAATTGCGTCTTCATCTGTTACTTTAATTACTTTATCTTCATCATATACACTATAAATTTTTGTTAAACTTTTTGGTGTAAATGCATTTTCATATAATAATAAACTATCTTTTCCAATTGGACAAAAACAAGTATCTAAATGATACCACCGTCCATCTACTAATTGTAAACTATGAATATCAATATTTTCATCATTTAAAATATCATTAATTTCAAACATAGATGCTAAACTAGAACGAAAACCATATCCAATCCATAAATGTTTTTTGTTATGACTAAATAGAGCATCTCCTGCTCCTTCAAAATAATTATGCATATTATGTACATCATAACCATTATTTGTAAAATAATTAAAATATTCTTTTTGTTCTCTTTCTCTTGGTTCAGCTGAAAATTTTGAAACAAGTGCTTTATTTTTATAAATTAAACCTCCATTTGCTGAAAATACCATATCTACTAATCTATTTTTAGGTTCAATAAATTCTAAATTTACTCCATTATTATGTAATGTGCTTCTTAATTGTTTCCATTGAAATCCTGCTTTCCATTTATCAACATCTCTTATCATCTTCATATGATCATTTAATAAAAAATGTTTTACATCAAAATAAGTCGGTTTACACATTAAAATATTCTTAAAGATCATTTTGAATATATATTTATAGTTAAAATAGTTTTTATATATTTTATCTTATACCTCTGTCTAATCTTAATGCATTTTTTCTATCACGCATTAAAAATATTTTATCTCTAAAACTCATATTAACAACTTCTTTTTCTCTTGGATTATCTCTTATTACATATTTATTTTTATACTCATAATATACTAAATTATTCTCAAATTCATTACTTCCGATAAACATATATATTTTATCCTCTGTTACTATCCCTTTTATATATAAATCCAATATATAAATATTATTATTTTTATATAATGCTTTAAATCCAATATGTTTGCCATGATTCTTCATATTTCTATATATAACTAATTCTCCATCAAATACTAGCTCATTTTCATTTTTTTTATTATATAATATAAAATTTACTCGTTTTTGAACTATTACAAAGTTATTTACATTAATTAAACCAGATGAATTATTTACTTCTAAATTTTTATTTTTGTTAATATATGTTAATATCTTATCTAATATATTATTAAATAATTTAATATCATTTTTTGTAACAAATTCATATTCTTTTTTTCTTAGTAATCCTTGTTCTTCTGTTTTAGTATCTAATGTTTTTACAGTATCGTAATCTTGATCATCATATATATTTTCATAATCTAATAGTTGTTTCATAATATTTTACTTGTTCTTCATCTATTATTTTTTTTAATTCATCATCAAATACCTTATTATCTAATTCATTTATTGCTTTTGTTTTATTTTTTATTTCAATATCTGTATTAAATGATTGTATTCTGTTTTCAAATATATTTCTATTATCACTTATAGGTAATAAATTACCCATTGGAAATTTAAAAAGTACTTCATCATTATCCTTACTATATTCTGGTAATTCATTTGATACTGTTTTATGATCTTTCATACTTATCTTATAGTAAATCTTTTGAAACTTACTTATATTAATATCTAATATATTTATAACATTTTCTAAATTATTTGTATATTCGCCACCATTACCAGATTGTTTTAATGCTAAATATTCATTAAACTTCTTTTCTCTTTCTTCTTTTAATTTTATTATTTCATCTTGTACCTCATTTTTATCTAAATAACTATAGTCTTCATCATTATCATCTTTAGTTGGAATAGTTTGTGTAGAAAATACTGGAAATGTACCAACACCATGATTTTTTAATTCTTTATTTTTATAATTTTCTTTATTCTTCTTTTTTTCAATGTTTAATTTATAAATAATAAAGTAAGTTAATATGATCCAACCTAATAATTTATATATCATTATTTAATTTAATAAACTTAATTTAATTAAAAAAATAATTTAATAAATTTAAAAAAATTTACTTAATCTTCTATCTTCATTATCATTATTAAATTTGTAATCAGGTGATATATATTTTGGGTCATTCTTTTGTTTTTCACAACAATCTTTATCATTTGTTATATCACAACCATGACATCTAGGATAATTACTTTCTGTTATGGTTTCATCATAATTTCTATAAGATTTTCTTTTTAAACCAGTTGGAAATTCACAGTATCCACTTACACAGCCACCTCTTTCATTTAAATAATTTTTATTTGATAAATAAAAAGGACATTCATCATTAGTTTGACAAGGTCTATCCCAATTATATGAAGGTTTCGAATTTCCTACTTTATCTACAACGTCAATGCATTCTTGTTTTAGTAATATAGTTTCATCTTGATAGCATCTATATAAAGAATCAAATTTACTATCATCTAATTTTTTTTTATTTTCAACTAAATATGTATATTTATCATCAACCGATAATACTTTATATTGTTTTACAGTTCCTTGATAGTCACTATATAAATCATCTCCTTCTTTTAAAGGAACACCATCTATTATATTTTTATTATATTTATATTTTATTACTTCATCATTTATTTCTATTACCACCATATTTTTAGGATTTATTTTATATTTTAATTTTTTTTCATTAAACGTTTCCATTACATTATTAAATGTACCTTCCTCTTGTTTTTCTAACGCCCATTCTTTACTTAAATTTAAAAATTCAAAGTGTTGCATATAATAATTTATTTTTAAAAACTCATTATAATAATTTAATATATATAAATATATTTCATTAAATTTATTCGTATCCGTTTTATTATGATTATCTTTACTACTGGTGTCATCATTAAAAGTAAATAATAATGTATCAATTAATAATGTATTATATATAAAATTATTATTATCATTTTTAGTATCATTTTTATCTTTCGCTTCTAAATCTTTAATATTTTTACTAATAGTTTGTATATGTTTTTTTGAAAAAGGTAAATAAAATTTCAATAAATTAGAATCTAATGAATATTCTGCATCTGCTCCTACTATTTTACTTTCATTATCTTCTGTTTCAACTAAATTTAATTTTGTTAATTTATAATCATAACTTATTAAAGTAAAATTTTTTTGTTTTACTAATTCATCCAATAGCGGATTTAATATTGTATTAAAATATATAAAAATATCTAGATCACTTGTTTGTGTGTCTGTTCCAAATAATCTAGGAATTAATTCATTTTTAGTAATTTTAATAAAATTATAATTATTTAAATTAGAATAATTTTTTTGACATTTTATTATAATTTTAAATAATTCTAAATCAACATCATTAATATAAGCTATATTTAATACTGTATTTAATAAATCTATATTTTTATTTCCTATAAATAATATCTGTTTTGGTATAGAACACATTGTTAGAACTTTATAGTTTTTATAAAATTTAGTATATGTATACGAATCTGTATAGTATAATGCATTCTCTTTATTCTTAATTTTTTCTATATCATTCTCAACTTCTATATTTATATTATTTAAATATGTATCAATCTTGTTTAATTCATTTGATTCAACATTTTCATTTCTATATATTTTAACTAAAGGCATATTTTCAAATGTTAATTTTCTTTTTAATATTTTTTCATTTGTTAAATGGTATTGAAAAGATTCAATAATATTATTTTTTTTTTGAATTAGTAGCAATATTACTAATAATAATAATACATAAATTAATAAATTATTCATTTTTAATTATTTTATATATTATTATTTTATAATATTAATAATAATGAAGTATTTATCTAGTAGAATATTCTATGCTATATTTTTATATGTATTAGTTATGACAATAATTTTCTTAAAAAAACCGACTATGTTTTTTGAAGAAAATGGAGAAATAAAAAATTTTGGATTAAAAAAACATGAAACAATATATTCAATAGGTGTATTAACAGTTGTATTGGCAATTATATGTTTTTATATATTTTGTGTTATTGATATGGTATTTAATTAAATTTTAATATATTATAAAATTAAATATGGAAAAATATATTAGTAATTTAAATAATCCTATTTACAAAGAATATTTAGATAAATTAGCTATTTTTAATTCTTATAAAATTAAAATACTAAAAAAAGAACCAAATGAATCTAGATATTTTAAAGAAGATAATAATAAATTAGAATTAAAATATAATAATATGGATTTAACAATTATAAAACCAATATATAAAAACATTTTTAAAGAATTAGAAAATATAAAAAAAGAAAAAAAACTTTTATTAAATGATTATTATAACTTAAGATATTTATTTATTCATGATTTAAATAAAGAATCTGATTATAAAAAATATAAAAATATTATATCTAAACTTAAAGAGTATGATGAAAATATAAAAAATCTATTAGATTATTACATTAAAGCAAATGAATCTAATAAAAATGAATTTAAAAATAATATTAGAAAAAGAGATGAAATTAATAAAAAAAAGATAGAATTATTTAATGATATAATTAATGAACAAGATTCTATACTTAATAAAAAAAGAATAATTGATTATTTAGAATTAGGTAGTGAATACAATGAAACATTTAATAAATATCAAAAAACTATTGATTTTATTATAGAAGAACTACCTGAAATTAAACAATCTAATATAGTTAAAAAGAAGAATAAAACAGAAAAAAAAGAATTAAAAACTAAACTTAAAAAAACTGATGAAGAAATAGAAAATGAAAAAAAAACTAAATTAAAGAAAGTTATTAAAAATAAATTAAATAATACTCCTAAAGATAAATTAGATAATCTTGAAGAAGATATTAAAGAAAAACTATTTAAAGAATTTAAATTTAAAAATGTCAAAGAATGTGCGGATAGATCATATAGAGCAAAACATTACATGAAAAAACCAGAAATAATAGATATTATTAAAAAATCTAAAGAAATTGAAAAAAGAATGCCTAAAAATTATATGAGTATGTCTAAAGATGATATATGCATTGCATTATATAAACTATAATTTAGTATTATAATATTTATAAAATAATGTATTAATAATAAATGTTAATAAAATTAATCCAAATATTTTACTCAATTCTGTAGCAACTTGTTTTTTATTTTTAAAACGTTTATTATAATCATATAATAATAATCCTATACCTACAATACACGATATAAAAAATGATTGTAGAACTGTACTAGATAAAAATACAATTAATAAAAAGATTGCTTGTACTCCAATTTGGGCTATAAAAGTACCTTTAAATTTTTTATATGCTTCTACTGGATCATTATGTTTCATTGATATATATATAGAATAACTATCATTTATTGGATCAGTTAATAATAAAGATAATAAAGCTCCAATTACACTTAATTTTGTTGTTCTAGTGGCATGAAATCCAGCAATTAATGCTAATATCGTAGAAACACCATTTGATATTCCAAAGCCTTCTGAACTTATTATACTTTTTTTATTACAATTACAATTTTCACTACTAATTTTCTTTTCCTCCAACATTTTAATATTACATAATAATTTTTTAATAATCTTTTATTATATTAAATTAATATGATTGGTAAATATATTAAATTAAATTATTTTATTATTTCATTTTGTGTTGGTATATTATACGTATATTTAGTTCAGCCAAAAAAAGAAATTATATACAGATTTCCTAATCCTAATAATATTGATAAATTAATTTATACTGATAAAAATGATAATTGTTATAAATATAAATTAACAGAAAAAAATTGTAATATTATTAATAAAAAAAATATAAAATCTCAACCAATTGTTGAAGATTTTTTAAAAAATAAAAAATTATAATAAATAAATTATGAACAAACTATTAAATACTGATTTAGGTCAAAAGATTATTTCAATAATATTAGGTTTAGGATTTGCTTCTATGTTTAGAAAAGTATGTAATATGAATTCATGCTTAATTATTAAAGGACCAAAGATTAAAGAGATGGATAAATATTATAAAATTGATAAAAAATGTTATAAATATAATCCTTATCCTATTAATTGTCCAAATAAAGAAAATTTCGTTTAATTATCATCATAAAAAAAAATTAATTATTTATAAATAATATGAGTAAATCAACAGATATTAATAATTTACCTAATATTTCTACTTTAACTGAAAGTGCTGGCGATGAAGATAATACTATACACGAAGTTCTTGCTGAAATACAAAATGAGAATGAAGCACAATTAAATGGACCACCAGTTCCTATTGAAGCTGTACAGCAAATGCCTCCTCAACCAATTAGTATTCCTAATCAACAAACTGAGCAATTGCAACAATTGCAACAATTACAACAATTACAACAATTGCAACAATTACAACAACCAAATATTAATACTTTTATACCTAATCAACAACCAAGTAAATTTAATCTAATTTTAGATGAAATTAATAAAAATATAAAATTATTTACTGTTATTTTAGTTTCATATATATTATTACAAAGTCCTCTAGTTAAAAATTTTATTAATAGTAAATTATATCATATTAATGTCCCTTATATTAATACAATTGCTTTCGCCGTTACACAAGTTTTAATTGTTTTAGGTAGTAAAATATTTTTATAATCCTTCTATTTTATTTTGAGTAATATTATATTGTGTTCCATATCTAATTAACGATAATGATTTTTCTACATTTCTATCAATATTCATGGTTATTGATACACTATCTTTGATCTCTTGTAAATGTGATACTACTAATACAGAATCATATAAATTTAATAATGAATTTATAAATACTGGTATTTTACTTAAATGACCTCTATCACATGATGTAAAACCTTCATCTATAAATAATTGACTACATTGTAAATTTGATATACCTATATTAGATAATGTTATTTTAATTGCTAATCCTGCAATAAATCTTTGAAAACCACTTGCCTTTTCTATATTTGGATTATTATTTCCATCATTAATTGTCCAATAAAATGTATCATTTAAATTCCATATTGTATCTATCATTAATTTATTATTAACTGATACTTTATCAATTATTTCATTTGTATTACTTACAATTAATGGAATTATTTTATTCTTATATAACCAATTTCTAAAATTTCCAAATATATCTGAAAAGTGATTTAATATATTAATTGTATTCGAAAAATCATCTATTACATTTTTTATATCTGCTTTCTGCTTTTGTGTTTTTTGGTTTGTTATATAATCTTTTTTTAAATTTATATATTTATTTGATATTATAGTTAAATAATTATTTTTTTTATCAATATCTTTCTTAATTTCAATATATTCATTCCATAATGGTTTTGTTAAATTTATATTCACCCAATACTCTTTTAATTTAATATTCTCTTTATTTTTATTATAGTCTTCTACAATAATTTTAAGTTCATTTAGTAATTTTACATTATTATGGTAATCATTAACTATTTTATCACAATAATTTAAATATTTTTCTATATCTTTATCATTTTTATTTTTTCTTAATATCCATTCATCATATTCCTTTTTTAATTTAATATCTTCTTTAGTATCTTCTATCTTACTATTTAATTTATTAATTTGTGTTTGTACTGTCTTCTTATCTTTTTCTAATTTTTTTAAAATTTTATTATTTTCATCTTGTAATCTCTCAAATTTAGTTAACTTTGTTTCGTATTCATTATAGTCTTTTATTAAATCTATTTGTTCCTCGTAAAATCTTTTATTCTTTTTAAGTTCATTATATAATTCTATATATTTCTTAAATTTATTAATATTTTTTATTAATTGTTCTTTTTTATTATCTACATAATCTTCTGATGTTGTATTATATTCTTTAAATATTTTATTTACTTTTTCAAGTTCGCTATTACTGCTATCTAATTTTTTTTGTAAATCACTTAATAATAATTTCCATGGTTGTGCTTTACAGCATTCACAATCTGGATTAAATGGATATTCTTTACTTACTATATCTTCTATTGATTTATTTAATTCAAGTATTTGTTTATCTAATTTATTATATTCTATAATATTTTTATCTAGTATTTCTAATGCTTTTTCATTATTTTCTAGTAATTTCTTTTTTTTGATTATTTTCTCACTCATTTTATCAAAATCATCTAACGATTTTTGACAATCTTCAATACTTGTTTTTATTATCTTTGATAAAGCTTTTTGGTCTTTTAAATTACTATTAATATTATTAATATAAATATTATTAATATTTAATATTTTATCTAATTCATTTAGTATTTTATTTTCTTTATCAGTCTTTTCTATTTGTTCTTTTTCTAAATTATATATATTTTTTTCTAAGTCTTCAATACTTAATATATTATTATTACTATCAAAATACTGTTCACATGCTTTATATTCTTGTTCTATTCTTTCTAAATCTAATTTAGTTAATACATAATCTTTCTCACAATCTTGTCCAGTAAACACGTGAATAAACTTCCAAAGTATACTCCTACTACTATAAACCCGATTTGAATCATTCTTAGTATTACTATTATATTTAATCTTTAAATCTTTAAATTTACTTTCACTCGTATTTTGTTTTATAGTTAATTGACCTATCTGATTATGTATCTTTGTAATATCTTCCACACTATTAGTTATTTTTATATCTTTTATTAATTTTTTTAATTCTTTATCTGTTTTATTAAAATCTTTTTCATCTTTTATTGTAACCTTATTATTTATCTCTGTTAATTTTGTATAAGAAGTATCTTGTAAACTTTTTATTTGCTTTTTTGTATCTTCTACTAAATTACTATATTCAGTAACTTCTTCTTCTGTTATATTATCAATCTCTTCTGAGTTTATTTGTAAATATTGAACTTCTAATGCATCTACTATATTTGAATGTAATAATCGTGCCTGTTTTAATAGTTCTACTAAAATATTTATTGATTCTAATGATAATGCTTTATCTAATAAATTTATTTGTTCAGAATATTTCATTGAAAAGAAATCCTTATCGGAATTTTGAGTTAACATTGATGATATTAAAAATGTATTTATATTACCAATATTTATTGTAACCCATTCTTTTACAGAATTTCCACTTTTTAATTTTACTAAATTATTTTCATTTAAATAATGTAATTCATTCTGCATTTGTAATTTTGACATATTCTTTTGATAATTAAATTTTCTTGTAATCATATATTTTTTATTATCTAAAAGTATTACTAATTTTACTCTTGACGCAGAAGTTTTTGGTTTTTGCTGACAAATAATTGATGCTGATAAATTTTTATTATGCCTTGAAGGCATTGCTTCTCCAAATAATGCTAAACAAATAATTTCAAGAAAACTTGATTTTCCATATCCATTATTTGCATTTAATAATCCTACATTATTATCCATATTTTCAAAATTAAACCAACAATTCTCTTGATAACATAATATCCAACTCCATTCCATATATAGAAGTTTTAAATTATTATTTTTATTTTCATTTGTATCAATTGAATCAATATATTTTGTTATATAATTTAATAATTTCTTATTACGATCATCTACTTTTACTTTTAGTATTTCTGGAACTTTATTCTCATCTATTTGTAATGTTTCTGGATTATTTAACATATTCTTCCAATCATAATTTCCAATTATATCTTTATTTCCATTTGTCTCTATATATTCATACCATTTATTTGGTAGATTATAAGATGAAATATTATTAATACTGCGAATATTTTCACTATTTTTGAAATTACTATTATTATTTAATAAGTTTTCATTATAGCAAAATTTATTATATTCTATTCCATTATTATCTAATAATTCAATTACATCTGATACATTTAATATTTTCTCATTCGTTAAAAATCTAATATTTATACTTTGTAAATTATTATCATCTATAAATACTTTAAACTCTTCTAAACTTTTAAACCAATCTTTATCATTATTTTTTTTAGTATTATTAGAATTAAATGTACAATATGCTGTTTTATTTTTAATATTAACTGTTTCTACTTTTTTATTTTCTAAATCCCATCTTAAATATCCATGATTATTTATACTTTCACCAAAATTTTGTTGAATTAATGAACCCGCATATCCCCATATTGGATAGTTATTATTATGTTTCTCTGATATATCATATACATTATTTATTACTGTTGTATTTTTTATATTATTTATTTGTTGTTTGTGATTATCTCCTAATAATGCCATATCATAATCTTTAAACCAATTAACATGAATTCCCTTGTTTTTTTCTTTAAAGAAGCTATTATTATCATCTACAATAATACCATGATATAATGCGATTTTATAATCTATATTTGATAAATCGTATTCATTTGGATTTGGAAAATCTGGTAAATTTTCAACCATTCCAGATGTATCTCCATCTTGTAATACATCATTTATTGCTTGTAATCCTATTAATACATTATTTATAATATATATACCACTTTTTTCTAAATAATATAAGTTTTTATAATTTGAATTTTTTACTAATGCTGATATTAAATCTTTATCTTCTGAATTATCCTGTCTATAATCATGATTTCCCATTATTATAAATACCTCTGTTAATTCTGTTAATTCTTTTATGATATATGAAAATAAATCAATACCTGATGATTCTATTTGATTTTTATGATGAAAAATATCACCTGTAATAATAATTATACTTTCCTTTATATTTTCTAAATTCTTTAATTTTAATATTAAGTTATCAAATACATATAAATATTCTTCATATCTTGATTGTACACTATTGCCTGTTCTAATATGAATATCACTAAAATGAATTATATTTTTAATTTTATTTTTCTTTTCTATAATATGATTTACCATCGTAATATATTAATTAAATTTGTACCTTAATAACTATTTAAATAAATTTTAATATATTTTAAATTAAATATAAATATGTGTTCAATAGTAAATATTGATAGTTTTGAAAATATTGATTTAAATGATGTTAATAGTAATACAGGTCAATCTCAATTTTTTAAAAATATAAAAGTTTTATGTAAATTTAATTATAAAATACATTTAGTGTCTTATTTACATTTACAAATTATAAATAATATTATGTTATTTATTGTTATTGTTGGATCTTTTATTTCTGGTTTATTTGATACAATTAATCATAATGAAGAACCAAAAAAAAACTCAAAATTAATTTTCGGATGTATAGAAATATTTTTTGCTATACTTATTACATTTTATAAACAAAGTAAAATTGCAGAATTACAAAGAGACCATTATCATTTCTCAAATAGTTATAGAATTTTATTAAATAAAATTAATACTGATCTATTTTTAATGAACAATCAAAAATCAATTTATATTAATAATATTGAATGTATTAGAGATATTACTGATCAATTTAATAATTTGATTAATAATGCACCAATTATTCCATATCTAATATTGAGAAGATATCACATAAAAGATACAGATTTAAATTATGATAGAATTCAAGGAAATATAAGTACAGAATATAATGACGTTTTACAAACTAATACTAATAATTTAAATAATAATTCAACTAATAATACCGAAAACACCAATAATAATACTAATAATAATACCGATAATAATAAAAGTAGAGTTAGAATAAGTAATAATATAGAAGTACTTTCAAAAATTAATGAAAATATTAATGAAACTAAAATTAGAAGTCCTAAAAAAAAAACTAAAAATTCACAACTAAATAGAAAATTTAGTATTCAAGACTTACATTCAATTAATCAAAATGATATTGATAATTATAATTCATTTATTAATAAAATTAATATTAAACACGAAAAGAAATATATAAACACTAAAATGATGAATGACGATACTAATATTTTTAATAATATAAAAGATATGTAAAAATAGATTACATTACAGTATTTATAATAATTTATGAATATAATATATAAATTACAATTAGTTTTGTTTATTAAATAAAAATTGAATATTCATACACCAAATATTAATCACAATAGTACTATAATTATTTGTAAAATGGTAATTACTAAAAAAGATATGAAACCTATATTAATGCATTTATCAAATAAATATAATATTCCTTATAATAATCTTTTGGATGATATTGATAATATATTAACTACTAATAATAATATCAATGATTATAATAAACTTAAATGTCACGCATATATTATGTTAAATGGTAATAGTGTTCAATGTTCTCGTTCAAAAAAAGAAAATTGTAATGAATTTTGTTTAACACATTATAGACAAAACAATAATAATACATTAAAATATGGAAAGATTGATTTAGAAAAAATTAATAACATGAAAAAAACTAATGTTAATACTAATACTAATAACAATAATAATACTAATAACAATAATAACAATAATAATAACGATAATAATACTAATAACAATAATAATACAAGATCTAAAGTTATAACTGTAGAATATATTAACATAAATGATATTGATTATTTATTTAATCCAATTACAAAATATGTATATGATTTTGAAACAAAAAAGAAATTAGGTAAATTGGATAATCAATTAAATATTATAAAAAAAAATAAAAATTTAATGAAATAAAATAAATTTTGAATTTATTTTCTAATTTTTTTATTTAATTAAATTTAGTTAAAAATGTCTTCTATTGAATTACCAAAATTTGTTCTAGGTATATTTCAAAAACAAATTAATGATATTAAATTAAAATTAATTAAAGAAATCGCAGAAGACTATTATTTAGATGAAGAAGAATTAATTGAAAATTATATTTGTGATATTGAATTAATTAATAAAAATTTAGAAAATATACAAATAGTAAAAAAAAATAATTATAATTCAAAATTAAATCCAGATAATAGATGTTTAGCAAGAGTATATAATAGTGGTAAAGGTTCTCAATGTAAAAGATCAAAAAATAAAAATGATTTATGTACATTACATAATTCTATTTTAGAAAATGAAGGTAAACTTAAATATGGTTATATTAATAAACCTCGGCCAAAAGGGGTATTTTTAAATAAAAATCCAAAAAAAGAAAAATTATATTAATTTCATTGTTTCTTAATTTGTTCTCTTACTATTGGATCATTTAAATTTAAATTTTTACTAAATCCACAATTAGTACAATCTTTACACACTGTAAACCCATTAATATTTACATGATTACAATAATTAAGATGTTTGAATCTATATTCACACCACATCATTGGTCTTTCAAAATCTACATTTCTTATATTTCTTGTATTATTAGCACTACAGTTTATATTTTTTTTTAATTCTTCTTTATTAGCAGTTAAATAATTATTATCTAAACAATTAACTCCTTTACAATTTAATTTTAAAGATTGTTCATAAAGACTTTCAGTATCTCTAAAGAATGCATTTTCACTCATATTATAATCTAATTTATATATATAAATTTTTTATTTTATTTTATTTTTATTTAATTAAATATGGAAGTAACTAAAGACACTCTAAAAGATTTAAATAAATTATACTCAAAAAATAATATGATAATACTAGTTTATGCTAATTGGTGTGGTGCTTGTCAACGATTTAAACCTACATGGGATAAATTTACTAATAATTTTAATAAAGATAAAAATAGTAATAAAGTAAAATTATTTCAATTAGAAGATACACAATTAAATTCTAATAAAAAAAATAAAATAATTAAAGAAATTTATTCTAGATTTCAAGGATATCCAACTGTATTCTTTATTAATACTGATAAAGAAATTGATATGTTAATAGGAAGTGATAAAACTACTAGACAACTTAAAATTAAAATGAATAAATTCTTTAAATTTAATAAAAAAATTAATTAATTTTAATTTCATATACATCTGGATTATACCATGGTACTAATTTTGGATTAATATTATCTAACTGATATTCTTTGCAAAATTTTGTTCCTTCTTCCCATCCATCATTTATAAATAATACTAATTGTGTTCTAGCATAAAAATATATATGATTCTCAAATGGGTCTTCATATTTATTATATAATAATGATACAGCTGGTGTAATATCAGTATATAATTTATTTAATATTCTAAATTTTTCTTCACAATTTTTCATTTTATTTAAAATAATAACTTCATTATAAAAATCATTTGGTTCATATTTACTTTGTTCCATAGTATTTCAATTTATATATTTATTATTCCTTTTTTTTTAAATAGATAATTAAATAATTATTATTTTTATGAAGGTAAATTATATGCATTAATTATTCCACATGTATTACATAATATTAATATACCATATGGTTTTACAATCTTCACAATATGTTTATTTTTAATACATGGATTATTCATAAAATATTTTTCATAAATTTTTGTAACATCTCTAACATTTTTAAATGACTTTATTATATCTCTTTTTATTTCTATTTGATTATTTCTACAAAGTGGACATAATTCTAAATGTGGAATACATTTTTTACAACATTTATAATTTTTATGAAAACATGACCATTTATGTCGTAAATCATCTTTTAAAACATTATTATAACAAATAATACATTCTTCCATAATTTTTAAATAACATAAAAAATTAATATACTATTTCAAATTTTTATTTATTCATAAAAAATCTATAAATAATTGAAAATATAATATCAAGTAATAATATTAATGAAGCCATATTTAAATTATCATTAAATAAATATATACTTGATAATAAGTATAGTGACCCGTGAACATATCTTGTTTCATGCCAAAATACTTTTGCTATTTGCATTTCATTATTAGAACCATATAAGCCTTTACGCATAAAACCAAAACCAATAGATAGTAATATTATTAAACTAATTGTTTTTACTAATGACTTATTTTTATTATTGTTATAGAAATAACGTATTAATAAAATAAGTAATATTCTAACAGTAATACATAAAAACCATAATGGATGAATTTTCATTTTTTAATTTAAATAAATATTTAAAAAATTTGAAAATTTATTTAGGATTAAATTATAATATAAATAAAATTATGCATGATTTTAGTAATAAATCTATTAAAGATTTAAAACAGTATTGTAGAGATAATAATATTACTGGATTTAGTAATAAGAAAAAAAAAGATTTAATATATTTAATTAATAAAAATTTAAATGTTGAAAATAATATAGATTTTAAAATCCCAGAAAAAATTACAATTGATAATAATTATGAAACTATAAAGAAATATTATGATGATATTTTAAATAAAGATAAATCTTTAGTAGTTACATCAAATGATGAACCAACACCTATGGATTGTGTTGAAGAAATGATTAATAAAATTCCTGAAGAATTCTGGAAAAGAAAGAATATTAAAATATTAGACCCTTGTTGTGGTTCAGGTAATTTTCCAATATATATTTATTTTAAATTATTAAAATATCACAATAAAGACGATATCCTAAATAATATTTTATATTTTAATGATATTAATATAGATAGATTAGATATATTACAAAATATTTTTGATCATACAATTAATGTTTATAGTAACGACTTTTTAACTTTTAATAATAATATTAAATTTGATTTAATTGTTGCAAATCCTCCTTATGCTAAATTTTTACCAAATGGTAAAAGAGCGTCTAAAAATCATAATCTTATTGGTCTGTTTATTGAAAAAAGTTTTGAATTATTAAATGTTGATGGTTTCATTCTCTATATCACTCCTGATAATTGGATGTCATTATCTGACAGAAATACATTAATTAAATACTTAACAGAAATGCAAATAATATATATTAATATACATATTGCAAAAAAATACTTTAAGCAAATTGGTTCATCATTTGTATGGTATTTAATTGAAAAAAAACCATATTATAAAGATATTGAAATAGAAGGTATATGGAAAAAAAATTTATATAGTGATTTTGTTAAAAGTGAAGTTAGAAGTTATATTCCATTATATTATAATAAAATTATACAATCTATTTTACATAAAACACTCGATAATTCAAAACTAAAAAAGTTCGATATTAAAACAAGCAGTGATCTACATAAATATACTCAACGAAATATTATATCTAAAAATAAAGATGATAAGTTTAAATATAAATTAATACATACACCTACACAAACAGTTTGGAGTACAAGACCTCATAAATTTCAAGATGGTTATAAAGTATTTATTTCAACTACATCATACTATAGTGCTTTTGTAGATAATTGTGGTATGACTCAATCTATTGCTTTCCTAATTTGTAAAGATTTAATAGAAGCAGAAAATATGAAAAATATTTTAATGCATGATTTATATAAATTTTTAAATAATATTTGTCGTTATGGGAATTTTAATAATATTCGTATTTTACAAAAATTTCCATACTGTAATGATTATAATAAAATTTATGATTATTTTAATATAACACAAGAAGAAATAGAATTTATTAAAAATAATATTTAAAAGTAATATTTATTTTACATAAAAATATTTTTATTTTTTTTTATTTTTTTTTATTTTTTTTATTTTTTAGTATGTTGGATCACAATTATCACATAGCAAGGGAAGTTTTTTAGTTAAACTTTTATATTTTTTTATACAACAACTTTCATATGCATGATACGTCTGGGATATTATTGTTGTATCATAACCTAATATATTTATAGTGTGTTGTATAATTGGAAGTTTCCATACGTAAAACTCCCAAATAGATTCTGTTTCAATCAAGTCTTTTTCTATAGTATGATAGATGTGAGCATTTGTTACTGACATTTTACCACTCTTTCCTCTTTCAGTAACATGGTGTCCACATAAGTATGAAGTAAAGCGTTGTTTCATTCCATTACGAGAACCTCCAATTTTTATAATTTTGCTATTCCTAACAATTATATATATCTTCTCTACTTTTTCATTCCAATTTTTTTTATTTTTTGGTATAACTTGTATTGTTGATTGTCTTTTTGTATCATCAAGAATGATTCTACCAGCATTTACAAATAAACCACCACACTTCTTATTAAAAGTATCAATATCTAATTCCGCATCATTATAGTTTAATGATTTAGCCCATTTTTTACGAGCAAGTTCTCCATCTGAAATTTTTTTTGATATTTGAGTCTTGTTTATTTTCATATTATTCAATTTATTTGACAAAATATCATTTATGATGTGTTTTGACATATCTTTATTAATTATGTTTATGATATAAACATAATGTAAAATATCATCAAATTTTTTTTTAAAAAAAAAATTGAATCATTATTTCAATCTAAAAATTTATGCATAATAATACAATAATAATGATAATGATAATGTAGATATCACTATCAAACACACACCCATTCGCCGAAACCAGGGTGTATAAATATATGGTTTACCTTCTTGTCAACCTAATAAGGTTTGTAATAGTTATAAGAGCCTGACTTAACAGGACATAACCGTTGCAATTCTTTTAGGTACGACTTGAGATTCTTATCAAGAATAATATGAAATCAAACTATATTGATGATGTATTTGGACTGATAAGAAGCTCATTCAAGCTAAGTAACTGATAAATTTGTGAAGTATGTGATATAATCCTCAATATAGAAGGTTTATACAATATACGTAGCAAATTTTCTTATTAATTGAGAAACTGTTAATTGATAGCAGTATCATAATGTCCAAAGTAGGAACTTCTGCATTGAGCTCTCCTTCAGTCTGCCCTCCGTGTGATCCTCAACCCATGAGCATGGAAGACATGATGCAACGCATCCAAGAAATGGAGAAGCTCTTGCAAGAAAAAGACAAAACACCAAGTTGTCCTCCAACTTCTCAATCTTGTCCTCTTTGCCTGGTAAGTCCTCCTAACATGCCTGTCCCATTCATAGCGTATCCCGCTAATTCCGTTGGGACAAAACCAAGAGTTGACAGTGAATTGAGGACGTGTCCTTATTCACAGAGGAATCCAGTCTGTCTGGAATGTGCAAGAAGGTTCTACAGAAACGCCCTAGATAATAGAAGAAGACACATCAAGTGTCTTGGAAGATGTTGCTTCTCTGATATGAAGGATGGTACTCCTATGTGGGGAAGATATGGAGAACCTGGAAGAACAGCAAACGACTCCCCTTGTCCCGCGATGTATGCCATGATGGATGCAAACGGAATTGGCGATACAAAGTGCAGAAAGTGCGAGAAAGATTGTGGAACCATGGCAGAACTTGTCAAACACAACAGATCAGGGTGTAGAGACACTTGCATTCAGTGCAAGCTGTGTCAAAAGCGTGTTCCTAAGGACCATATGGATGAACACAAAACACTATGTTTCCGCTATTGTGTTCATTGTGGTCCATGTGGTCCCAAGTTGACAATCAAGGAAGGTTTTGTCTTTGAGGAAGAAACCAATACTTTCCACTTTTGTGAGAACAAAGTGCTTCGAGCAAACAAAGACGGTACCTGTTGCCACTATAGTTGTCATCGTAAGTTGACTATGAAATCGATCCTGGCTGGTGAGCATAAGAAGTGTAGTGATATCAGGAAAGGAGAAACAACAATATGCAAGTTTACAAGATTCGAACTTGAGCAGATCCATAGTCAACATAGACAGGAGTAGGTTTTAGGATAGGATAGTGTAATTTATTTATGAAAAAAATTAAAAAAAACAAAAAAAAAAGAAAAAACAAAAAAACAAAAAAAAAAAAGAAAAAACAAAAAAATAAAAATTTTTTATTTAAGTAAGAAAGCCATGAATTCCACCAGTGTTCAAATCGCGTTGCGTCCTGTGTTGAATCATGATGTTTCTGCTATTATTAGCAAATATTATTTTGAAAATATGAAGAATGATAGAATCAAACAAATGAAAAAAATTCATCATGAACTACTAAAAAAAGTGCATAGTAGAATATGCAAAAAAATCAATGAAATAGATTCAAATCTTTATTTGGATTTTATGTCCGAGTATGGTTTATTTTCAAATGAAATTATTGATGAACACGATTTTTATCATGACCTTCTTTTAGATATAGAACTCCAATTACATATAAAATATCGTTCAATTAAACATCATTCATGGCCTTAAAATTTATATGATGCTAGGATGAAGAGTTTAATAAAAAAAATAAAAAAAATAAAAAAAATAAAAAAAAATAAAAAATATCCATTTTTTTATTAAAGATATGGAAGAAGAAATTGAAAAGATATTTTACAAAATTTTAAATAGAGATATTGCGGAACTTATTTCTAAAGAATATTATAATAACTTAAAAAAAGATAGAATTAATATAATGAATACACTTCACTATGAATTACTAAAAAATATACACTTAAAAACATGTAATAAAATTAATAATATTGATTATGATTTGTTATATTTACAATATACTATGAATGATACTTTATCACAAAATGAATTAGTAGAACAACATGATTATTATCATAATATTTTATTAGATATTGAATTACAGTTATTTTTAAATTATAAACAATTAAATTGACCAATCAATTTCCTTTTTTCCTATGCTCTTTAAAATTTCATTAGTTTTTTTAAAATGATTACATTCTAGAAAAGATTTTCTAGATAATGGACTAGGATGTGTATGTTCTAATATATGATGTTTTGTATTATCTATAACTTTTGATAAATTTTTTGCATCATTTCCCCATAACATAAATACAACATTATTTGTATTATCAGAAATATATTTTAATAATTCAACTGAAAATCCTTTCCATATTTTTTTATGACTATTTGAATGTTTTTCAAATACTGTTAATGTAGTATTTAGTAATAAAACTCCTTGCTTTGCCCATTTAGTTAAATCACCATTTTGAAAATTCATTTTAATATTACATGTATTTTCAATACATTTATAAACATTTTTTAATGATGGTGGTAATTTTATTCCTTTTGGAACTGAAAATGATAAACCCATAGCTTGTTCTTTATTTATATATGGGTCTTGTCCAATAAGTACTACATTTAATTCTTTTAAATTAAAATGATTAAATGCTGAAAAAACTAAATCTGGTTTTGGTAAAATTGCTAAATTAACATCATTATTTTGTTTTGCATATTCAATTTTATTATTTATATCATATTTAGTAATTAAATCAGTTAGTATAAGTCGCCATACCATATTAGTCGCTTCTAAATTATAATACATTTTTAATATAGTTATATAATTTTATTATTAATAATTTTATTATTAATAATTTTCAAATTTTTAAATTTTATTAATATTTTTATTCTGGTGGTGTAGGCCATTCAACCCCAACTAATTCATTTTGTTCATTTAAAGAAATATTTAAAGAATTTTGTGGTAAATCTCTAAGCTGTTGTCTATAAGTAAACCAAGCTTGTTTAATTTCTTCAGTTTTGAATGGAAAATCCGATAAACCATATTGATCTGTTGCTTTTAATTTTTTATCTCTTTCTATTCTAAGATATTTATATTTTATTTTTATTTCATTTTCTTCTATTTTTGATAATAGTTCAGAAAATGATACAGGCCACTCACTAATTTCGCCTAATTGAATAATATCACTTTCAGATACAACAGGTATATTACATACACCAAAGTTAGGTGTAAATTTTAATTCATCCATTGTATTAAAAACAGCTTCCATCATTATTGTATTCATTTATATATAAATATAATACACATTTTTAAATAAATATAATTAAAAAAGTCTTATGATGTAACCTGCATTCACAGTATCTGCAGTATTTGGTATTAAGTGTCCACTACCACCTGAAGTCCAACCTTGTATAGTCGCAGTATAAATATCAGAAGTACTTGATACTACAATAATACCACTTATTATTACATTATCATATGGTGCATTATAAACATTACCAAGATTATGACTTGCAGCATTACAATAACGTTCTGCTTTTATTATTTTATCTGTATTTCCGCCATTTTTTTTAAATGTAAATATTACTCTGTCTGCATAACCATTTGGACGTCTATAAGGATAATCAAAATAAATTAGATACCTTCCAGGTTGCATTGTTATATCTGTATAATTACTTGCTAACTGTATATCTCCTCCACTATAATCTTGAATTCTAAATTGTAATGTATATAAAGTACCATTATTATGATATAAATATGATGTATGACCCCACGTAAACCTTGCTGATTTTATAGTTGGATTACCAGGTATCCATTGATTACTTGAATTATAAACTAATGCTTGTCCATCTGTAGGAGCTGTTGTACTTGTGTCTACATCTGATAAATCATTTATACTATGATTATTATATTCTAAACCTGTTCCACTTTGATTTACTGTTAATTGTTGACCTGCATTTGCCGCAACTGGTAATGGAATATTTATACTAGGAACTGCTGATGGTGTCATATCTTCAATCATAAATGATGGTGTATTGACAAATATATATGCAGTTGCACTAAAAATAGTTACACCAAATTTTATAGTTGTATTTACTGATGTTATATCTAAAATTCTATCAAATGATACTTCTCCATAATTAGCACCAGATTCTTCATATGATAAATGAGAAAGATTTTCTAAATCAGAACCATTATAAACAATACTATCATTTACATATGTCCTAATTCTAATATATCTAGCATCATCTGAACCTGATGTAACGCAGGAAAATTGAGATTTTATTCTATATTTACCTATATTGTTAATAGTTATTACTCCATTACTAAAAGTAAAATTATCTCCAGCAGTAATTAAATTTGATGTTTTCCAATTTGTAACAATAACCTCAGTTGAGCCTACAGTTAAATTACTATTTAATGTATGACACGCAATATAGCTTTGATTTCGTGCTCCTGAATTTTCAAGTACATAACCACTTCCATTACTTACTAAAACTTTACCTAAATTTACAGAATTTGGTGTTGGCAATGTGATAGATGGCATTAGTGGTTCAGAAGTTGCTTGCTGAGGTATAGAAGATACACGATAAAATCTAAATAATAAGTCTTCTCCACCAGTCTGTTCTAATTGATTAAATACACAATTAATATATTTATTATTTATATTGATATTTCTATAAGAATATCCAGTTCCACCTGCATTATAACCAGTGAAATCTAATGTTTCATTATTTAATAATAATCTTAAATCATTATCATAATCACAAGCGAGATTCCATAAACCAATATAATCATCCAGAATTTTTGAAAGATCTATTGTAAAACTTCCTGATACATAGAAATTATCTCCTATAACCAAAGAAGCACTATTAATTAATATTATTTCTATATAATCTACTGCATCATTCCAATTTGTATGTGGTGATGATGGTACATTATAGTATATAGTTCCTCCTAAATTATATTTAATTGATTTAACTGAATTAACTAAATGTTGTGATAGATAAGTTGTAGTTACTGAAGATACTGTATTTACTAATTTACCATAGTTCACATTATTACCACCTGAACTACTTCTTATATTATTTACATCAATATCATTGCTCTCACTCATAATTATTGAAAATACACCTTCTGCGAATTGATCATGACCTAATTCGTGTAAAGGAATTATATACCTTGCCACAGTTTCAGGTTTCCATTCACTATTAGCACTATTCCATACTAATGCTTGGCCGTCTGTAGGTGATGTATTTGATACATTATTAATATCTGATAAACTAGTTAATGATGAAGTTTTAGTATAACCTCTAAAATTAATTTCTCCTAAGATAACACGATCTGGATAATTTGTATCTAATGTTCCAGTTATTTGTAATTTATATTTACTATATGCAATTTTATTAGCATTAAATGAAAAATTGTGTGTTGCTTCTGAATCAACTGGTGTAGTAGAAGTAGTACTACCTGTTACTTCAGATAATGTAATAGTACTACTTCCTAATAAACTCCATGCATTAGAATAATATCCATACATGCTTACCGCACTTGGATGTATATCCGTTCCATTGTTTCTATTCCATATTAAACATTGTGTTATTATTTTATCTGTTGATGGTTCATATATTAATTCTAATGGCGAACTACTTATACTTGTTCCAACTGTACTTGTATTTGTTGTTTTTAGTGTTAAATAATCTGCTAAATCAGTACTTGTATCATTATCATATATGTGCTCTATTACAGATGCTAAGTCTGTTTGACTTGATGCATATGATGATACATAACTACTATCAATATAAGTATTAGTTCCTAATGAAAAATCTGATGTAGACGGTTGAACACTATTGCTCATTATATCAACTTCTGTATAATCTATTGATATAATTGAACTAGCACCAATTTCTGTTGCAGATATTATTGTTGGTACTGTTGAACGTAAATCAGAATCAGAATGATATCTACCAATATAAAAACTATTCTCTTGTAAAGTATGCAATACTCTTATAAAATAAGTAACATTATGTGAACCTGTTAAACCATTTGTTGGGTCTTCATCTATTACAGTTGGATTAAATATGCATATATTAAATTGTGGAGCATCATAATTAACTTTTGATGATAATGCAGGTGTTAAACTTCCAACTATATCACCTTTTGGGTCTGTTTGTGCTTCATCAGTTGAATCATTTATACTTACATATCCATTTGAATTTCCCCAAACGATTGTATTATTTACTTTTTTTCCTAAACGTATTGCAAATCTAGCTGCTCCAGTATTATTTCCAGATTGAGCTAATCCAATATGTATGCTTATACTTACTTTAGAATTATTTGATACATTTACAGTTACTTCTGTATTCATAGATGTATTAATATTATCTACTGTAGTATGAGATGCGAGATCAATCCACTTATCATATGTAATTAAAGGTGATGTAGAATCAATTAAAAGTGAATTTGTAACTATAGTTTGTTCACACGCAAGTTGTAAAACCCCATTACTACTTGCAACAGTTCCAGGTTTCCATTCACTATTAGCACTATCCCATACTAATGCTTGACCATCTGTAGGTGCTGTTGTATTTGTATCAACATCTGATAAATCATTTATTTGTGTTGCTCCACCACTACTTGCAACAGTTCCTGGTTTCCATTCACTATTAGCATTATCCCATACTAATGCTTGACCATCTGTTGGTGCTGTTGTACTTGTATCAACATCTGATAAAGCATTTATACTGTGATTACTAATATCACTAACAGTTCCAGTAATATTACCTGTTACATTTCCTACTAAATTACTTGTTACTTGATTAAATGTTACATTATCACTTGTTCCTACTGATTGACCTATTGCTACTACACCATTTGTTATTGATACACCTGTTCCTCCTGAAAAGTGAGCTCTGGTTTCCGTTGCACTTGGTCCTGTATAAGTTATTACACCACTTGTATTATTGTAAGCTAATGAACCATCACCTCCACTATCAGTTACACTAATAGCACTTCTTGAACGACTGTCAGTATGATATAAGTTTGTAGTTCCTTCTGCTAATGCATCAGTATCATGATTACTAATATCACTAACAGTCCCAGTAATATTACCAGTTACATTTCCTGTTACATTACCAGTAATATTACCTGTTATATTTGCTGTTATACTTGAATTTGGTTTCCATTCACTATTAGTATTATCCCATACTAATGCTTGACCGTCGGACGGACTCGAGGCCGAGACGTCGGAAAGATTGTTTAAAGAAGTTGATAGTATGCTCGCAGCTGGCCCCGTAAGGATCTCTTCGCATTCCGCAACAGAGATTGTGTTCTCGTGACCAGAACCAACCGAAGCAGTATCAGTGACTCTATTCAATGTAAATGAGCCAACATAAGAACTGTTGATTCGCAACTGAGGGACATATGTGACAATGCTGCCTGCATTTGCTGTGATTGTGTCCATGTAGTAAATTTCCCAAGTGTCCATGGTCGTGTAATAATTGTTTGAGTAATACCCTTGCGCAACATTTGTCAAGGTGGGTGTGTAATTTTGTCCCCCGGCTGATACGGTAGGAGCATTGAGATTTGTGGTCGCTCCTCCAATGGTTCTGTTTAGGCGAAACAGCAAGCTATGATTTGCATCTGTACTTGGCTCGCCCCTGATGGTGTAGTGAATTCGGATGGTAGGGTTGTCTGATGTTGTGGTGATCTGCAAGGAGTTAGTAGAGCCAGTAAAACCATTAAGGTCTCTCCATGTGATGTCGAGAGTAGAGGTATGAACGGTTTCTATCTGCTTGTACTGGTAGTTCCGCTGTTGCCCCACATTGTAGTCCGTGCCTCCAATGGTGACTTTGGTCAGGTCGGTCGTTGGGGTCGTAGACGGATTGGCCGTCACCGACGTGCCAGCTGTCCCGGGCTGCCACGTTTGCGATGTTTCATCATACACTAATGCTTGACCGTCGGTAGGCGCTGTTGTAGAAACATTTGTAATGTCTGCTAAATCAGATATTGGCATTGTTTGTCTTTTTGTAACTAATTTATCAATAGTTAATTGACTAATTTCGTCTATTGTTAAAGTTTTATCCCATGTTGCTAAAGAATATAATTTTGAATTATGTAAATGTCTTGTAGAAGAATTACCACCTCCTATACAAACTTTAGTTGGAGTAGAACCAGTATAAGTTTCTGCAGGTGAATCAGTTGTTTCAATTAATGAACCATTTATATATAATGATATAGTACGAATTGCAGAATTAGTTGCATGTTCAGTTGATGCTAAAACTATTAATTGTTTTCCAGTAGAAATATTATTTGTTGAAGTCCATTTTGGATTAGTTGAATCACCATCTGGATAATAATTATGGTTTATTTTATTGGAAAATATATAAGTCCAATGAGACTCTCCCCCTGGTTGTAAATACAAACCAATAGAATTCACATTTGGATCATAAACATCTATTACAATTGCTATAGTAAAACTTCTATCATTGCTATCTAATAATGCATTAGAATTATTTATTTCAAATCTTGTTCCTGATGATAACCCACTATTATTTGTCACATAAAGATGACCATCGCCATCATATGAATAATCAAAACTGCCAGTTTGTGTTACAGGATAACTACCTACTCTAGTTATAGTTTCACCTGCAACCCACCAAACTTTTGCATTAGTACCTGCTGGTAATCCAAACTGACTTGCAGCTCTTTGTGGAATCCAATTATTTGTCAAACCTGAATAAATTAATGAATCACCATTTAGTGGAGTAGTTTCTGATACATCCGCGAGGAATTTAAGAGGTGCAGCTGCTGGATTTGTATATCCTGCGTGTACATAATCCATCCATCTTTGAGCTTCTGAAACAGATAATGCTGAATTAAAGATGAATAAATGTGATAAATCTCCATCAAATTGATAAGTAGTAGTACTATCATGACTAAGTAGCGTAATTTTATCATATTCTAAAATCTCTGTACCCATTCCACTCCAGCTTCGAATGCTAAGATGATTATATTCATCTGTATTTGTATAAACCTTAACAATTTTTGAGTTGTTGTCAATGCTTGCAAAAACATCATACCATCGATTAGCTTGTATATTAGTATAAGCAAAAGTATTACCAGCATTATTACCACCAGTGTCTGTAAGCACGTCAAAAAAATCACCTAAACTGCTAGTATTACCAAAATATGTTTTTAGACGGTCAGTTGAAGAATATTGAAGTTTTAGTACATGTGGCCATTGTCCACTTGGATATAAAGCATGTGTTCTAAACCTGTAATAAATAGTAGAATTTCCTGTGTAAGCCGTTGACAGCACAAATTGGATTGGAAGATGTACTGTTTTATCATTTGTAAATCCTATATTTTGTGTGAATGAAAGCCCACTACTGCTACTAAATGTAGATGTAGAAGGAGTCAGTGAACCATAATTTGTTTGAGCATCTGTTGCATTTGCAGCTACTGCGAATGGATATGACAATAATAGCTTTGACGAATCTGAATAAGAAAGTTGTGAAACACTCGTACCTATTTTATATTTTGTTCCATCAACAGTTAAAGCATTAAGATAATCTTCATTGCCTGTTTGTGTTTCTGTATGAGCAGTTACAGAAGTACCACCACTACTAGCCACAGTTCCAGGTTTCCATTCACTATTTGTATTATCCCATACTAATGCTTGACCATCTGTTGGTGCTGTTGTACTTGTATCTACATCTGATAAAGCATTTATACTATGATTACTAATATCACTTACAGTCCCTGTAATATTACCAGTAACATTACCTATTAAATTACCATTAGTTTTTATATTACCATTTACATCTAATTTTTCTGTTGGTGTTGTTGTTCCTATTCCAACATTACCATTTGATAATATTATCATATTTGTATTTAATGTAGTAGTGTTCCAATCTGTTACTGTTTGAAATTTAATTGCATTATAAGTTGGATAATGTCCAGAATCACCATAATCATATGTTTCAGAATAACCTAAAATAATCTTATGGGTATCATATCTAGCTCCATTATCACCAGTATTTCTATAATTTGCATTTGCATTTCTTACTATACTATGTTCTCTAGAAGCATAATACGTTTGAGCGCCACTTAGTGATGATTGTCTACTGATATTTTCTTCTCTACCGTATATTATATTTCCATCACTAACTTTTAATTCATTATTTGTATAATTAATATGTAATTTTTCTGTTGGTGTTGTTGTTCCTATTCCTACATTTCCCGTATTATAATATATATTGCTGCTTGAAGTTGTCCATTGAGATGTTATTATATTTTGATAACTTGTACCATCTGATACATACAAACTCATTGAAGAATTTTCTTTTACTATCTGAATTTCACCTTCTTTACCTGTTCCGGTTGGAGCAGTTGTATCATATGGTATTTGTAACGTAGTTGTAACATCTGCATTTTGATTTGTTGTATCAGATTGTATTTTAATTTCACCTTGTAATAACGCACCGACAACATTATTATTAGAATCTAAATTATCTTCAATTGCATATTCTGCTTGTGCTGTACCACTTCCACCGGATGAAAATACCACTTGATAACTATTTACAGCCCAAGAATAATCTGATTGTCCCATACTGTAACACATACTTCTTACAGTACTACTTCTTGGGTCACTTGTTGCAAAAACATAATGATATGTAGTTCCATCATATTTTTCTACTAACATTTGATATGCATCTGTTGTTGTTGAAAAAGTTGTTGAATATCCATCATTATAAGTATTACTTGATGTATCAAATAGTAATGTATTTGTAGATGTATTTCTCATTTGTAAATGTTTATTTTTTAATATTAATACTCTTACATCTGGATTATTGATATATTGATAATTTCTTCTCCAATAACCAAAATCAAAACCATTCTCATTATAAAAATCGGTTAATGGATTCCAACCACCCCATCTTGATGTATAATTAGCAACTGCTGGAAAAGAACTTTGACCCCAAGAAGCATAATTTACTGTACCATCTGTACTACTTGTTATTCCACTAGTACTACCTTCATTAAAATACATTGCGGTTCCATTTGTATGATTTGGTACATCAAATGTTACCAAATCACCCATACTAATTTGAGAACTTGAACTAAAATGAAAACCTTCATGTAATGTAAGCCAAGTTATTGTTCCATCATTCGCATTTTGTGGAGTAAGTGAAAATGGTATTGTACCACCATATAAATCTCTCCATATAAAATCTGCGTCTTCTACTGTATTATATGAAAAACTTTACAATAAACTTCTTTCAGGTTTAATTTCACCTAATGCTAAACCATTTGAACCAACACCAGATGATGTAGTTACCCAAGAACCATTATAACGGACTTTTAATGCTTGTGATGTACTATCATAATATAACGCTCCATTATCTGCAACTGTTGGTTCAGTTGATTCTATTATAACTCTTTTATCAACTCTTGCATTTAATTCTGTTTGTAATGATGAATTTAATTTAACAGCAGAACCACCTATTATATTTACTTGATTACCCATCATAATATGATTTGCACATTGATAATACAATATACATGGTGTTTCATAAGTTGTTACTAATTCAATAGTAGAACCACTTGTTCCTGCTGTTCCTGTTACTGTTACACCTGTTGTGTATTGTGTTGTTTTAATAGCATCTGTATAAAATTCTAAAGGATGTCCACTATTTGTACTATCTGATTGATCAAATATATATGTTTTTCCTGCTATTAATTCTAAATAGGGAGCTTCTAATGTATCAATTATAAATGAATTTGTACTAGCTGTTGGATTATCAGTTGTATTATATCTATGTGATGAAGTTTTAGTTCCTACAGTTACTGTATAAGTAACATCACTATGTATGTTTTTAGATATATAATTTGGTTTCCATTCACTATTAGCACTATCCCATACTAATGCTTGACCATCTGTAGGTGATGTTGTACTTGTATCAACATCTGATAAATCATTTATTTGTGTTGCTCCACCACTACTTGCAACAGTTCCAGGTTTCCATTCACTATTAGCACTATCCCATACTAATGCTTGACCATCTGTAGGTGATGTTGTACTTGTATCAACATCTGATAAATCATTTATTTGTGTTGCTCCACCACTACTTGCAACAGTTCCAGGTTTCCATTCACTATTAGCATTATCCCATACTAATGCTTGTCCGTCTGTAGGTGCTGTTGTATTTGTATCAACATCTGATAAAGCATTTATACTATGATTACTTATATCACTTACAGTTCCAGTAATATTACCAGTTACATTACCTGTTACATTTCCTACTAAATTACTTGTTACTTGATTAAATGTTACATTATCACTTGTACCAACAGATTGACCTATTGCGACTACTCCATTTGTTATTGATACACCTGTTCCTCCTGAAAAGTGAGCTCTTGTTTCTGTTGCACTTGGACCTGTATAAGTTATTACACCACTTGTATTATTATAAGCTAGTGAACCATCACCTCCACTATCAGTTACACTAATAGCACTTCTTGAACGACTGTCAGTATGATATAAGTTTGTAGTTCCTTCTGCTAATGCGTCAGTATCATGATTACTTATGTCGCTAACTGTTCCAGTAATATTACCAGTTACATTACCTATTAAATTACTTGTTACTTGATTAAATGTTACATTATCACTTGTACCAACAGATTGACCTATTGCGACTACTCCATTTGTTATTGATACACCTGTTCCTCCTGAAAAGTGAGCTCTTGTTTCTGTTGCACTTGGACCTGTATAAGTTATTACACCACTTGTATTATTATAAGCTAGTGAACCATCACCTCCACTATCAGTTACACTAATAGCACTTCTTGAACGACTGTCAGTATGATATAAGTTTGTAGTTCCTTCTGCTAATGCATCAGTATCATGATTACTAATATCACTTACAGTCCCAGTAATATTACCAGTTACATTACCAGTTACATTACCTATTAAATTACCATTTGTTTTTATATTACCATTTACATCTAACTTTTCTATTGGACTTGTTGTACCAATTCCAATATTACCTGTATTATAATATATATTGCTATTCAAAGTTGACCATTGTGAACCTATTATATTTTGATAATTTATACCATCTGATATATACAAACTCATTGAAGAATTTTCTTTTACTATTTGTATTTCACCTTCTTTACCTGTTCCAGTTGGTACAATTGTATCATATGGTATTTGTAATGTAGTTATAACATCCGCATTTTGATTTGTTGTATCAGATTGTATTTTAATTTCACCTTGTAATAATGCACCAACTACATTATTATTTGTATCTAAATTATCTTCAATAGCATATTCTGCTTGTGCTGTGCCACTTGCAGTATATTCTAATCTCCAATCTAATATAGTTGTACTATCTATTGTCTTTGAAGTTATTCTTGTATTATATTCTCCAATATCATTATTTAAATTTTCAGATAAGAATAGATATAGTAAACCTTTTACATTACCACCTACTTTTATTTCAAATAATGCAGTAAATATAGCATTATAATTTGGATTTGTATCTGAATCTGAAGTGTATAATGTACCAAACTTATAAATACTACTGTAGTCGCTAAAACGAGTTCCATCTGTATGTACTAAATCTGGTAAGCGATTTTTATATAAAATAATTCGTGATACTTCAAAATCACTTGCACCTGAATTTAAACCTAATGATGATACTCCCAAATATGTTGCTAAATCAGTTAAAAAACTACTTGGAAATCCCCATGCGGATTCAGTTCTATCTATAATAGGATATTGAATTTGTGTATTAGCACTTGGTATATTACTTGTTCCAGTATCATAATATGTTTGTGGATTACTTCCATAATCAAACGTTGAAATTGTAGATAAATCTAAATTTTGATTTGTATTTTCAAAAAATATATATGCGATTGGTGGATTGTTTGTACCATATCTATTTGAAACCATTACTTCATTTGTACCATATGATGGTATTATATGCAAAACAACACTAAGATGAGCGGTTGTTTCATCAAAAATCTTTCCAGTTAAATACCCACCAGTTAATTGTCTTTCAGGTTTAATTTGTCCTAATTCTAGATTATAATACGGAGAAAATTTAATACTCGAACCTCCTATTATATTTAATTGATTACCCATCATAATATGATTTGAACATTGATAATATAATATACATGGTGTTTCATAAGTAACAACTAACTCTATATTAGAACCACTTGAACCTACTGTACCTGTTACTGTAACACCTGTTGTATAACTAGAAGTATGACTATCATCCGTATAAAATACTATTGGATGACCTGTATTTGTACTATTTGATTGGTCAAAATTGTATGTTTCACCTGCAACTAATTCGATAAAAGGTGCTTCTTCTGTTCCATCAATAAAATAGGAACTGTTACTTGAATTACTATAATCCGTTGTATTATATCTATGAGATGATGTTTTATTACCTACTGTAATAACAAATGTATTTGAAGGAGTAGAAGGAGTATATTACTATGTATATTTTTAGATATGTAATTTGGTTTCCATTCACTATTAGTACTATCCCATACTAATGCTTGTCCCTCTATAGGCGATGTTGTACTTGTATCAACATCTGATAAATCATTTATTTGTGTTGCTCCACCACTACTTGCAACAGTTCCAGGTTTCCATTCACTATTAGCATTATCCCATACTAATGCTTGTCCATCTGTAGGTGTTGTTGTAGTTGTATCAACATCTGATAATCCATTTATACTATGATTACTTATATCACTTACAGTCCCAGTAATATTACCTGTTACATTACCTGTAACATTACCAGTAACATTACCAGTAACATTACCTATTAAATTACCATTAGTTTTTATATTACCATTTACATCTAATTTTTCTGTTGGAATTGTTGTACCAATTCCAACTTTACCGTCCGATTTTACATGCCATCCTATAAAATTACCATTCCCATCGGTTGTTTGAATTCCCCTGGGATTTGTGGCTGATATACCCATTTTACCTATACCTGAACGATCAAGTATTATAAAATCATCATATGAAGGGCTTGTAATGTATAATTTTGAAGTTGGATTTGTTGTTGCTATTCCTACATTACTTTGAATTATTGTATTTCCTGTTCCATTAGTATCTATTGTAATATCTCCATTTGTATTAGTGCTTGATATTGTATTCCCATCCATTTTTAAATTATCTACTGATAATGATGTTAATGTTCCTACACTTGTTATATTTGTTTGAGTAGATTCAGTAATAGTAGCATTTACTTCATTAAATGATACATTATCACTTGTACCAACAGATTGACCTATTGCGACTACTCCATTTGTTATTGATACACCTGTTCCACCTGAAAAGTGAGCTCTTGTTTCTGTTGCACTTGGACCTGTATAAGTTATTACTCCGCTTGTATTATTGTAAGATAATGAACCATCTCCTCCACTATCAGTTACACTAATAGCACTTCTTGAACGACTATCAGTATGATATAAGTTTGTTGTTCCTTCAGCTAATGCATCAGTATCATGATTACTTATATCGCTAACAGTTCCAGTAATATTACCAGTTACATTACCTGTTACATTTCCTACTAAATTACTTGTTACTTCATTAAATGTTACATTATCACTTGTACCAACAGATTGACCTATTGCGACTACTCCATTTGTTATTGATACACCTGTTCCACCTGAAAAGTGAGCTCTTGTTTCTGTTGCACTTGGACCTGTATAAGTTATTACACCACTTGTATTATTGTAAGATAAGGAACCATCACCTCCACTATCAGTTACACTAATAGCACTTCTTGAACGACTATCAGTATGATACAAATTGGTAGTTCCTTCAGCTAATGCGTCAGTATCATGATTACTTATATCACTTACTGTTCCAGTAACATTACCAGTAACATTACCAGTAACATTACCTAATAATCTGTTAACACTTAAATCTTCCTTTGTTATTGTTAATGTTCCTGTACTTGTATTACTTATATTACCTGTTCCTAATGTAAATCTATCATTTGTTTCATCCCATCCTATAAATGCACTATTATTTGAACCACGATTTATTAATATTCCACTATCATTTATATTTGCTGTTGATGAACTTATTCCTGAATTTAATTCTATTAAATTATCATTTATTGTTGTATTTACACTATCAATTGTAGTCGTTGTACCATTTATTGTTAAATTACCTTGTATATTCATATCATTTGATGTAATATTATTAAATGTTACATTATCACTTGTTCCTACTGATTGACCTATTGCTACTACTCCATTTGTAATTGATACACCTGTTCCACCTGAAAAGTGAGCTCTTGTTTCTGTTGCACTTGGACCTGTATAAGTTATTACACCACTTGTATTATTGTAAGCTAATGATCCATCGCCTCCACTATCAGTTACACTAATAGCACTTCTTGAACGACTATCAGTATGATACAAATTGGTAGTTCCTTCAGCTAATGCGTCAGTATCATGATTACTTATATCACTTACTGTTCCAGTAACATTACCAGTAACATTACCAGTAAGATTACCTGTTACATTACCTATTAAATTACTTGTTACTTCATTAAATGATACATTATCACTTGTACCAACAGATTGACCTATTGCTACAACACCATTTGTTATTGATACACCTGTTCCTCCTGAAAAGTGAGCTCTTGTTTCGGTTGCACTTGGTCCTGTATAAGTTATTACACCACTTGTATTATTGTAAGCTAATGATCCATCGCCTCCACTATCAGTTACACTAATAGCACTTCTTGAACGACTATCAGTATGATACAAATTGGTAGTTCCTTCAGCTAATGCGTCAGTATCATGATTACTTATATCACTTACTGTTCCAGTAACATTACCAGTAACATTACCAGTAAGATTACCTGTTACATTACCTATTAAATTACTTGTTACTTCATTAAATGATACATTATCACTTGTACCAACAGATTGACCTATTGCTACAACACCATTTGTTATTGATACACCTGTTCCTCCTGAAAAGTGAGCTCTTGTTTCGGTTGCACTTGGTCCTGTATAAGTTATTACACCACTTGTATTATTGTAAGCTAATGATCCATCGCCTCCACTATCAGTTACACTAATAGCACTTCTTGAACGACTATCAGTATGATACAAATTGGTAGTTCCTTCAGCTAATGCGTCAGTATCATGATTACTTATATCACTTACTGTTCCAGTAACATTACCAGTAACATTACCAGTAAGATTACCTGTTACATTACCTATTAAATTACTTGTTACTTCATTAAATGATACATTATCACTTGTACCAACAGATTGACCTATTGCTACAACACCATTTGTTATTGATACACCTGTTCCTCCTGAAAAGTGAGCTCTTGTTTCGGTTGCACTTGGTCCTGTATAAGTTATTACACCACTTGTATTATTGTAAGATAATGAACCATCACCTCCACTATCAGTTACACTAATAGCACTTCTTGAACGACTATCAGTATGATATAAGTTTGTAGTTCCTTCAGCTAATGCGTCAGTATCATGATTACTTATATCACTTACAGTTCCAGTAACATTACCAGTAACATTACCAGTAACATTACCAGTTACATTACCTATTAAATTACTTGTTACTTCATTAAATGTTACATTATCTCCTGTTCCTACAGATTGACCTATTGCGACTACTCCATTTGTTATTGATACACCTGTTCCACCTGAAAAGTGAGCTCTTGTTTCTGTTGCGCTTGGACCTGTATAAGTTATTACTCCACTTGTATTATTGTAAGATAATGATCCATCGCCTCCACTATCAGTTACACTAATAGCACTTCTTGAACGACTGTCAGTATGATATAAGTTTGTAGTTCCTTCTGCTAATGCATCAGTATCATGATTACTTATATCGCTAACTGTTCCAGTAATATTACCTGTAACATTACCAGTTACATTTCCAGTTACATTTCCAGTAACATTTCCTACTAAATTACTTGTTACTTGATTAAATTGTACGTTATCTCCTGTTCCTACAGATTGACCTATTGCTACTACTCCATTTGTAATTGATACACCTGTTCCACCTGAAAAGTGAGCTCTTGTTTCTGTTGCACTTGGACCTGTATAAGTTATTACACCACTTGTATTATTGTAAGCCAATGAACCATCACCTCCACTATCAGTTACACTTATAGCACTTCTTGAACGACTATCAGTATGATATAAGTTTGTAGTTCCTTCTGCTAATGCATCAGTATCATGATTACTTATATCGCTAACTGTTCCAGTAACATTACCAGTAACATTTCCTGTAACATTACCTAATAATCTGTTAACACTTAAATCTTCCTTTGTTATTGTTAATGTTCCTGTACTTGTATTACTTATATTACCTGTTCCTAATGTAAATCTATCATTTGTTTCATCCCATCCTATAAATGCACTATTATTTGAACCACGATTTATTAATATTCCACTATCATTTATATTTGCTGTTGATGAACTTATTCCTGAATTTAATTCTATTAAATTATCATTTATTGTTGTATTTACACTATCAATTGTAGTCGTTGTACCATTTATTGTTAAATTACCTTGTATATTCATATCATTTGATGTAATATTATTAAATGTTACATTATCACTTGTTCCTACTGATTGACCTATTGCTACTACACCATTTGTAATTGATACACCTGTTCCTCCTGAAAAGTGAGCTCTTGTTTCTGTTGCACTTGGACCTGTATAAGTTATTACACCACTTGTATTATTGTAAGCTAATGAACCATCTCCTCCACTATCAGTTACACTAATAGCACTTCTTGAACGACTATCAGTATGATATAAATTTGTAGTTCCTTCTGCTAATGCATCAGTATCATGATTACTTATATCGCTAACAGTTCCAGTAATATTTCCTGTAATATTACCAGTTACATTTCCAATTAAATTACTTGTTACTTGATTAAATGTTACATTATCTCCTGTTCCTACAGATTGACCTATTGCTACTACACCATTTGTAATTGATACACCTGTTCCTCCTGAAAAGTGAGATCTTGTTTCTGTTGCACTTGGACCTGTATAAGTAATTACTCCACTTGTATTATTATAAGATAATGACCCATCGCCACCACTATCAGTTATACTAATAGAACTTCTTGAACGACTATCAGTATGATATAAGTTTGTAGTTCCTTCAGCTAATGCGTCAGTATCATGATTACTTATATCACTAACTGTTCCAGTAACATTACCAGTAACATTACCAGTAACATTACCAGTAATATTACCTGTTACATTGCCTATTAAATTACTTGTTACTTCATTAAATGATACATTATCACTTGTTCCTACTGATTGACCGATTGCTACTACACCATTTGTAATTGATACACCTGTTCCACCTGAAAAGTGAGATCTTGTTTCTGTTGCACTTGGACCTGTATAAGTTATTACACCACTTGTATTATTGTAAGCTAATGAACCATCTCCTCCACTATCAGTTACACTAATAGCACTTCTTGAACGACTATCAGTATGATATAAGTTTGTACTTCCTTCTGCTAATGCATCAGTATCATGATTACTAATATCACTAACTGTTCCAGTAATATTACCAGTAACATTACCTGTTATATTTGCTGTTATACTTGAATTTGGTTTCCATTTACTATTAGTATTATCCCATACTAATGCTTGTCCATCTGTTGGTGCTGTTGTAATTGTATCTACATCTCCTAAATCATTTATTGTTGTTATATCCGCCGATAGTTCTTGTGTTGGATTTTCTGCGAAACATACAAAATCTATTCTTTGTCCTCTGGCATTTCCATTTGTATCATATCCATTCATATCAAAACCACTTGTTGTTTTATTTGATATTTCTATTTCTGTTAAATCTGTATATCCAGCAGCATTAAACATTACAGAATATTTTGTGTTTAATTGTGTTGTATTAAAGCTTATAGTATAATCTCCGGTACTATTTGTTGTTATTGTACAACCTGTTCCAAAATTTACTGTAACATTTTGATACTGATCAAATCCGACTGATCCTACCGCAAAAGGTATTATAGCATTAGCGGTTGCGTTTGCAGTTGAACTTGTACCAATAGTCCATTCAGCTGAATTATTATTATACTTAAGTATTGAATTATTAACTAATCCTGTTAAATTAACATCTGTTAAATTAGATATAGCAGATGCGGTATCACCAGGTTTCCATTTACTATTTGTATTATCCCATATTAATGCTTGACCATCTGTTGGCGCAGTTGTATTTGTATCTACATCTGATAATTCATTTACACTCTGATTACTAATATCGCTTACTTGACCAGTTACATTACCTACTAAATTACTTGTTACTTCATTGAATGTTACATTATCACTTGTTCCTACTGATTGACCTATTGCTACTACGCCATTTGTTATTGATACACCTGTTCCGCCTGAAAAGTGAGCTCTTGTTTCTGTTGCGTTTGGACCTGTATAAGTTATTACTCCGCTTGTATTATTGTAAGCTAATGAACCATCTCCTCCACTATCAGTGACACTAATAGAACTTCTTGAACGACTATCAGTATGATATAAGTTTGTAGTTCCTTCTGCTAACGCATCAGTATCATGATTACTTATATCGCTAACTGTTCCAGTAATATTTCCTGTAACATTACCAGTTACATTTCCAATTAAATTACTTGTTACTTGATTAAATGTTACATTATCTCCTGTTCCTACAGATTGACCTATTGCGACTACTCCATTTGTTATTGATACACCAGTTCCTCCTGAAAAGTGAGCTCTTGTTTCTGTTGCGCTTGGACCTGTATAAGTTATTACTCCACTTGTATTATTATAAGATAATGATCCATCGCCACCACTATCAGTTACACTAATAGAACTTCTTGAACGACTATCAGTATGATATAAATTTGTAGTTCCTTCAGCTAATGCATCAGTATCATGATTACTTATATCGCTAACAGTTCCAGTAATATTACCAGTAACATTACCTGTAACATTGCCAGTTACATTTCCTACTAAATTACTTGTTACTTCATTGAATATTACATTATCTCCTGTTCCTACTGATTGACCTATTGCTACTACTCCATTTGTAATTGATACACCTGTTCCTCCTGAAAAGTGAGCTCTTGTTTCTGTTGCACTTGGTCCTGTATAAGTTATTACTCCGCTTGTATTATTGTAAGCTAAGGAACCATCTCCTCCACTATCAGTTACACTAATAGCACTTCTGGAACGACTATCAGTATAATATAAGTTTGTAGTTCCTTCAGCTAATGCATCAGTATCATGATTACTTATATCACTTACTTGACCGATTACATTTCCTAACAGATTATTAATGAATAAATTACTTGGATTTACTATAAATGCACCAGTACTTGTATTATTAATTAATCCAGTTCCTAGTACAAACTGTTGATTTGTTTCATCCCATCCCATAAATGCATTATTATTAATTCCTCTATTTATTAAAATTCCACTATCATTTATATTTGGTGAATTTGAACTTATACCAGAATTTAATTCTATTAAATTATCATTTATTGTTGTATTTACGCTGTTTATTGTTGTAGTATTTCCATTTATTGTTAAATTTCCAAGTATATTCATATCATTTGATGTGATATCGTTAAATACAACATTTTGGGTTGGACTTACATCTTGACCTATTGCTACTACACCATTTGTTATTGATACACCTGTTCCTCCTGAAAAGTGAGCTCTTATTTCTGTTGCACTTGGTCCTGTATAAGTTATTACTCCGCTTGTATTATTGTAAGATAAGGAACCATCTCCTCCACTATCAGTTACACTAATAGCACTTCTTGAACGACTATCAGTATGATATAAATTTGTAGTCCCTTCTGCTAATGCATCAGTATCATGATTACTAATATCGCTTACTTGACCAGTAATATTTCCTGTAACATTACCAGTTATATTACCAGATACATTTCCTGTTACATTTCCTACTAAATTACTTGTTACTTCATTGAATGTTACATTATCATTTGTACCTACTGATTGACCTATTGCTACTATACCATTTGTTATTGATACACCTGTTCCTCCTGAAAAGTGAGCTCTTGTTTCTGTTGCACTTGGACCTGTATAAGTTATTACACCATTTGTATTATTGTAAGTTAATGAACCATCGCCTCCACTATCAGTGACACTAATAGCACTTCTTGAACGACTGTCAGTATGATATAAGTTTGTAGTTCCTTCTGCTAATGCATCAGTATCATGATTACTTATATCGCTAACAGTTCCTGTAATATCACCAGTAACATTACCAGTTACATTACCAGTAACATTACCAGTTACATTTCCTACTAAATTACTTGTTACTTCATTGAATGTTACATTATCTCCTGTTCCTACTGATTGACCTATTGCTACTACTCCATTTGTTATTGATACACCTGTTCCTCCTGAAAAGTGAGTTCTGGTTTCCGTTGCACTAGGACCTGTATAAGTAATTACACCATTTGTATTATTGTAAGCTAATGATCCATCTCCACCACTATTAGTTACACTAATAGCACTTCTTGAACGACTATCAGTATGATATAAATTTGTAGTTCCTTCTGCTAATGCATCAGTATCATGATTACTTATATCGCTAACAGTTCCAGTAATATTACCAGTTAAATTTCCTGTAACATCACCAGTAACATTACCAGTAACATTTCCTGTTACATTTCCTACTAAATTACTTGATACTTCATTAAATGATACATTATCAGTTGTTTCTACTGATTGACCTATTGCTACTACTCCATTTGTTATTGATACACCTGTTCCACCTGAAAAGTGCGTTCTGGTTTCCGTTGCACTAGGACCTGTATAAGTAATTACACCATTTGTATTATTGTAAGCTAATGATCCATCTCCACCACTATTAGTTACACTAATAGCACTTCTTGAACGACTATCAGTATGATATAAGTTTGTAGTTCCTTCTGTTAATGCATCAGTATCATGATTACTTATATCGCTAACTTGACCAGTAACATCACCAGTAACATTACCAGTAACATTACCAGTAACATTACCAGTTACATTTCCTACTAAATTACTTGATACTTCATTAAATGATACATTATCAGTTGTTTCTACTGATTGACCTATTGCTACTACTCCATTTGTTATTGATACACCTGTTCCTCCTGAAAAGTGAGATCTGGTTTCGGTTGCACTTGGACCGGTATAAGTTATTATACCACTTGTATTATTGTAAGTTAATGAACCATCACCACCACTATTAGTTACACTAATAGCACTTCTTGAACGACTATCAGTATGATATAAATTTGTAGTTCCTTCTGCTAATACATCAGTATCATGATTACTTATATCGCTAACTTGACCTGTAACATCACCTGTAACATCACCAGTAACATTTCCTGTAATATCACCAGTTACATTACCAGTAACATTACCAGTTACATTTCCTACTAAATTACTTGATACTTCATTAAATGATACATTATCAGTTGTTTCTACTGATTGACCTATTGCTACTACTCCATTTGTTATTGATACACCTGTTCCTCCTGAAAAGTGAGCTCTGGTTTCGGTTGCACTTGGACCGGTATAAGTTATTATACCACTTGTATTATTGTAAGTTAATGAACCATCACCATCACTATTAGTTACACTAATAGCACTTCTTGAACGACTATCAGTATGATATAAATTTGTAGTTCCTTCTGTTAATGCATCAGTATTATGATTATTTATATCGCTTACTTGACCTGTAACATCACCTGTAACATCACCAGTAACATTTCCTGTAATATCACCAGTTACATTACCAGTAATTGTACCATTTATACTCATATTTCCATTTGAATCTATTAATGCAACATCTTTATAATTTGAGTATGCTTGTGATGAATTAAATGTTTCTTGATATATTCTCATTCCTATATCATTTTTATTAAGCATTAATAAATTTTGATTTCCATCATTTGAATTATCAGATGTGTTAAAATGTATTGCGTCCGCTTTTGGTGAACTATTGTTATTATTAAAACTTGTTAAATTTATTTCTATACTATTATTATCAATACTATTTGGTATTACAATAGATTTATCTACAGCAGGTGGTGTTCCAGTTATATTTATTGTTTTTATAATACCCTCACCTGTTACTGTTACTCCTGCACCTGTAAAATCTAATACATTTGCGGATGTATTTAAAGTTGTTCCTTCATCTCTAATAGTTAAAGATCCACCGCCACCACCTCCTCCACCGCTATTTATAATTGAATCATCAACATATTGTTTTGTAGCAACATGATTATTAATAGTTGGATTATTTGCTACAAATATATTTCTAAATTGTTTTTCTTCTGAACCTAAATCAACAGAATTATTAGTATTTGGTACAAAATCTTGATTTAATGTTAAATTTAAATTTTTATTAACAAATAATATATCATTATCATTTTCTTTAATTAATAAACTATTACATTCTAGGTTTTTTGCTCGTATATCAGGAAAACAGCCATCTTCAGCCATATTTTATTGTTTTATTATTTTAAATAATTTATTTTTAACTAAATTTCAACTAGTATAAGCTAATCCTCCTAATCCATTCATTATTCTTAATAAATTATAATTTACTCCAAAAATTAATAATTCCATATTATTAGTATTTGGATTACTAAATTCTAAATAAACAGATTTTAATTTTGAAAAGTTTAATACTCCTGAAGGTTGATGTTTTTCTGGTGTTAAACTAAATGAATATAAATAAATATGTTTTCTAGGTACTTTAGAATGATGATTTTTTGGTTGTATTGTTCTAAAATAACTAGCATATCTTTTATTAAATCTACTATTTCCATTTATTTTTAATTCTACTTCTCTAAATGGTTCATATGATTCATATGTGTATAGATATTCTTTTTGCGAATCACTTGATAAACTTTGATAATTAAAGTAATCATTATGCTTATCTAATGAATTTATTGTATTTGAGTACGCATCTGCATTATTTGATATTGTTGATAGATCTGTTTCTATTTTAACATTTTTATTTCTACATACCCATATTATCTCTTTTATTGGATTAAAAAAATTTATTTGATTAGATGCTAGTAATGTTTGATAACCATTAAATTGAACTTGTTCAATTAGATATTGATGTTTTTTTGTAGAAAAACTACGTCTTTCTGCTGTATCTAAATAAATATAATCTATATAAAGTGTTGGTATTTGAGTGTAGGTAATTGTACCAATTGAACCTGTGGTATAATCTGTATTAATTAAGGTATAAGGATTACGAAATCTAAATTTCATATAAACTTTTTGGTTTTGTAATGCTATTAATGGCAAAGCTAAACCAGGATTTCTACAAAAATAGAATTGTAGTGGTACATAACATTTTAAATTATTTGTTGAATAATCGTTGCTTTTTAAATATGTGTATTTTGTTTCATGCTTATTTACTAATGTGTGTTCATTATTATTTACATCTGTTAATTCATTCCATATATCGAACCATTCGCTATAATGTTTATCTATTATTTGATTTTCTATTTCAATACTTGCTTCTTTTATTAATGCGTATCCTGTACCATTTGTCCAATTTATATAACTTCCTCCTGTTGGTACTCCTCCACTAAATGTTCTTTTTAAACTAAATTCTATATGAGCACCTGCTATTAAATCGCCGGATCTTTGTATTGTTGATATTACTTCTACTTCTTTATTTGCTGGTATACTATTATTAAATATACAAGGAACTGATTCCATCGCAAAATTAGTATGTCTAAAATATACTGATTTAAAATGAGTTGTTTCTGGATTACCTGTTATATGTTTGTTTGCACGCCCACTTACTATTATTTGCATTATACCTCCAGCCATAATTAATTACTTTTATTATTATTATATTATTATTAATTATTTATTTCCTTAAAATCTTCTAACATATTTGTAAGTGTATTTATATTTTTTATAAATTTATCAGTTATGTCTTTACTATTTCTATTGGCATTATAATTGTTTGATTTTAATGTAAAAATTTCAAATTGTAAATCTGTAATTTTCCTTTCTAGATTCGCATAATTACATATTTTAAAATGATTATCTTTTCTTTTATCACTTTTAAACTCTTTACCACAATTTTCACATTTTATTTTTATAGTCATACACATTAAAATTTATTTTTATAAATATATTTTAGTTAAACAAAACTAAAAAACTTTTTGAGAATTTTTTTTAGACCCTCCCTAATTTTGAAATGGACTACTTTTTGCATAAAATAGGTCAAAAGTATTACATTTTAGGTTAAAAGTATTCCAAATTATTTAAGATTAAAATATTTTATTATATAAATTGATCAAAAAGGGCAAAAAGTATTCCAAAATGATACAAAAGTATAACAATATAATAAATAATATATAAATATTGTTTTATATATTTAGTTAAACAAAACTAAAAAACTTTTTGAGAATTTTTTTTAGACCCTCCCTAATTTTGAAATGTTTAATAAATTATTCAATTGAACACATTATTAAACAAAATGAACAAATAATTAAACAAAAATTCTTAAAATTAATATATTGTACTATATAAATGAGTAAAAAGGAACAAATTATTAAACAAATTGAACAAAACATTAAACAGTTTGAACAAAATATTATACAATGTGATAGATGTAGCAATACTTTTTCTAATATGACTAATCTAAGAAGACATTTTCATAAAAAGAAAGTATGTAAACCAATATTAGAAGACATTCCAATAGAAGAGTTAAAAGAAAAATATAAGGTTAGGAAAGGATGTTATAAATGTGAAAATTGTGGAAAGGAATATAAATCAGCAGTTGGAAAATGTAATCACAAAAAAAAATGTTTATTAAATACAGCAATAATTGAAAAGAAAAATATTGAAATACTAAAAGATGAATTAGAAAGAAAAAATAATGAATTGGATAATTTAAAAAAGCAATTAGTATCTAAAACAACTGATGATAAAGTAATATCTACAAATGGAGGTGATACAAATATTCAAAAAGCAGATATTAATACATTAAATAATGGTACAATTAATAATATTGTTATTAATAATTATGGTCATGAAAAAGCTATGACTGAAAAAGAAGTACAAAAACTAATAAATATAGCAATGAAAAAGTGTAATGATATAAATAGTAATCCTTGGGAGGCATTAAATCATACTTTGCAACAAATACACTTTAATCCTAAGTATCCTGAAAATCAAAATTTAAAACTTACAAATATTAGTTCACCAATTATGGATGTTTATACAAATGATAAATGGAGAAAAGTTCCATTTTCAGAACAAATAAAAATAATTATAGAAAGTTTAATGGATTATATAGAAAATAATCAAGATAAAGTTGACTTTAGTTCAAATTACTGGGAGGAATTATATGATAAATTATCAGCTTACTTTGTTGGCAATGGTAATAAAAAATATTATAATAAAGTTGAAACATCTATGAGATGTAAATTATATAATGAAACACAAGATATAAATGATTATAATAAAACAAATAATAATCCTATACAAACTAATTAAAATAAACAATATTTCAGTTTTACCTCAGGTGTAAATTCATAAATTTTATAAAATCCTTCTTCTTTAGTCATTTTTTCATAAAACTTATTAAATCTATAATAAGCTACCTTTGGTATTTTACTTTTTATCATACCATCATAATTAGGATCTGTATTACTAATATAATATCTTTGTTTATTTAAAGCAAATGCTAAATTCATATCAGTTGTTATTTTAACACCTATAACATTATAATATTCTGGTAAATTTTTCATAAATGGTTCTCTATTTTTCTTTGTTGCATTTAAATTATCAATAAATATTAACTTATCATCACTTATACCTTTTTTAAATTCCTTCATTAATTTTGATTTTGTATGAGTATCATTTGATAAATGTAAATATTCATCATCATTTAATTTATAGTGTTTAATATAATTTTTTATAAATGAAGTTTTACCTGAAGCCGGAAAACCTTGCATTATAACTACATTTGAATTATTTAATTCTTTAAAATCACTTATTTTATTTGTTTTATTGGTAATTTTGGACATTGTACTTTAACATTAACTTTTTTTCCTGTAAAATACTCTGTGTCAGTATAAAATTTAATACCACTATTAAATGCAAAATTAATATCTGACGCACTATGGTCATCTTCTCTTCCAGCAGCATCACCTACATAGAATACCTCTTTTGGTTTTCCATTTAGTTTAATAAATTCATGATACATTCCAGGCATAGGTTTTCTATATAAATCATCTTTATCAGATATAAAATAGTCAGCAAATGGGAATAGTTTTTCTATTTTATTTATAATATCATTTAATTTTGTTTTACCTCTTTGTATGCCTTTTTGATTTGTAAAAATAACTATTTTATATCCTTTTTTAATTAGTTCTTCTAGCTTCTCTTTAACATTTGGATACGCATATTTATAATCATTTGCATCTTTCGGGAATACTTTACCACTTTTTGTAGTAATTAGTGTACCATCTAAATCAAATGATGCAACTTTTGTATTTGGTTTAGTGAACTTATTTAAGTCACTATTCATTATTTATATATAATTATATAATATGGATAATAAAATAACAATTGAGCTAAAAGATAAATTATTAAAAGATAAACCCAATATAATATGTATTAATAATGAAGATGAATGTATTATATGCTCTCAAATTTTAAAAAATTCTACAGATTTGATATTATTAAATGGAATATGTAAATGCTATGAAGCTGTTAAAATATGCGAAGATTGTTTTGTATCATGGTTATCATATAATAATGAGTGTTTAATATGTAGAAAAAAATTAGAAAAAATAGATTATTTTCCATTACAAAAAATAAAAGACCTTAATATTGAAATAGATGAGTTAAGTGAAGAAGATTTTCCAACAGGATATTAGAATATTAAGAAATATTAATATTTTTTCTAGTATCAGAACATTTCGTTTATGGTGTAGTATAAATAAATGTAGTGCTTTTAAATTTATAATGTTATATGTTTTTGCTGGTATTTGTTTTTTAATGATTAAAACATATACAGATTTAAATAGTTTAAATAATAGCACAAATATTATAATATAAAGATATGTTATGTATTATAAATATACGTAATGAGTAAAAATATTATTGTAGAATATATTCATATATATTCAAAAAATAATACTATTGATAAATTTTTAAATGAAAATAAAGATGAGTGTTTAATTTGTTTTTCAACCTTAACAAAAGTTGATGTTGTTATGGTAAATAATTTTTGTAAATGTTATAATAATATTTTAATATGTAGTAAATGTTTTAAAAGATGGTATTTAACTGATACTAGATGTTTTGTATGTCGTGAAAAATATATGACTTATCAAAGAAACATAAATGACACTATATTTATTATTAACCCTATGTTTCGGGTTAGACATTCATTAGTATGTAAAGATTTTGAAAACATTAGAAACCAAATTTTAAAATATTCTCAATCACATGTTATTAATATTGATGATACTAATCAAATTACAGAACAACAAAATATAATTAATAATATTTTAATAAGTGAAGAAGATATTACAAATAATATACAAAATATATTAAATGAATTAACGAATGAAGCAAATGAAATTACAACAATTGAAATGCAACAAATTAATCAAAATAATGCAAATAGTTCTAGTATGTTTTCAAAATTTGTTGGAGTAATATCATTATTTGGATTATTATTATTTATTATGGGCATATCTTATTTATTTATAGATTTAGCTGTGTAATAATTATTATTATTTTTATTTGTTATTATTAATAAAATGTATTTATTAAAGAAATTTAAGCATTTAGATAATAACTATATGCTTGTTGAGCTTAACGACAAAGTTAAAAATAATTTTTTATCATCGTTCCTTATTGGTATTGATAATAAGTTTTTAAAGTTAGATACTGGTGATTTAAATGAATCAACAGACTACTATAAAAACAAGTTAAATGACAAAGTAATGGAAAAGTTTGATGGTAAGAAATTTAATAAATTAAATAAAAAACATTTAACATATCTAGCAGATTTATGTAAAATGAATTTAGTAATATTTGATTTAAATAAATTAAATTTAAAATTCAGTACAGAATTAAATAAAAAAAACAAAACTGTTTATATGTTTAAACATGGTAAAAAGGAATATCTATTAATGAAACAGAATATGCGTGGAATGGTATCAAAACTACCAGTAGGTATATATGAACAATTTGGTGGAGTGCAAAATAATAGTATACCAGATTCACCACGACAAAATAACGCTGAAAATGAAATTATACCAGAATCACCACGGGAAAATAATATAAGTGAAAAAGAAGCAGCAGAAGCAGAAGAAGCAGATGCATTAATAGTAAGAACTACTCTGAATAATGATGATATTAATCGAATTGAACAAATTAATTTAGTAAGATTAGCAGATACAATTTATGAATTAAATCAAATTGAGATTGAAAATAAAATAAATTTTATAGTTAGTTTAATTTATGATGAAATATCAGACGAAATAGATAATATAAATGATGAACAAAGAAAAGATTTAGAATATGAAACCATGTTATGGTTAGAAAATAATATAATATATAATAAGCTAGAAATAGATGATTATGTATCAGATACAGACGATGATAATAATAGTGTTGAATTAGAAACAGATAATAAGCAAAAATCCCCTATGAAAGGAGGTATAAATGATAAACAAATTAAATCACCTTATAATAGATACGAAATAAGTGATTATGTACATGATTTTGAAAAATCTAGAAGTAATTTATTATTACACAGAAAATTTAAAAAAACATACGATAGAATACTGGGGAGTATAAAAGGTGAAATAAAAGGTGAAATACAAAATGAAGATATTATAATAGGAAGGTTAGGATTATCTTCTTTTTCACCAGAAAATGTACAGCCTCAACCATATAATGATAATGGTAAAATGTACAGTACAAAAATTACAAGTTTAGAAAAATATGAAATAATTAAACACTTACCTATTGATAAAAAAATAGAAAAAATATTTATAAAAGATACTATAAATCCTACAGAAAATTTTAAAGAACTAATTGAAAAGTGTAAAAAAATTTATGACTTAATAAAAGAAAATAAATGTGATTATTTACAGTTTGATCAAGGAGATACAAAAAAATTATTATTAGAAACACCTATATCTCCAAATAGTACAATTGGATTAACAAGACTTCGTAATTTACCAACATTAATTGATGGTGCAGGATCATCAAAAATAGATACAATTATTGATAATAAAAAAGATAAAAATTATACAGAAATATATAATAGTATATTTCATAATGAAAATAATTCTTTGCTATTAACTTTTAGTAATGTAGATTATAATAAGATTGGAAATGATAGTAATGTAGATTATAATAATATTGGAAATGGTAGTGATGGATTTAAAATGGGTCTAAATAGTCTAAATAATCTAAATATACCAATTAAAAATGGATTTACAGTTGATAATTTAAAAGAGGTTATGTATAATATTGATAATAATAAAAATTTAAATCAATCTAATGAAATATTAGATTTGATAAATACTACAAATAATGATAAAGATTATAAATTACAAATATTAAGAAAACTAAAATTTATAGGTGATAGAGGTCAAATAGTTTCAGCAATGAAAGATAATGAAAACAATTTTACTTCAAGAACACTTTTAGGTAGTGGTGATAGAATTTTTATTGCATATGCATTGGAACAACAAGAACCAATAATATTTTCAAACCAGTTTATTACAAGATTATATGTACCTAATATATTACCAAACTCTCAACAACTTAAAATTAAATTATTGAACAAAATTTATTACGTAAGAATACAAGTACTGATTATAATAATAAACCAAAAGAATATGCGGATGCAATATTTGAAAAATTTTTAGAAAAAAATTTCCAACAAATTTCAGATAATATAACTTTATCACCAATTGAGATTACAATAACAAATGAAGAGATAAAAGAATTAATAATGTCTTCAATTTTATCGTTTATTAATGAACAAGAACAATTTTCTAGTAATGGTTATATTATAAGGTTTCGGAATGAAATAATTAATGTAGATAAAATACAATATGACGGTAGTATTATATCAAATAGTAATTATAATAATTATCTTAATACTAATATAAATAAAATAATAGAATTTATAATAAAAGTTGCAAATAGTAATACTGAAAATACTAGAAAAAGAAAAAGAAAAGAAGATAATAATACTGAAAAAAGAAAAAAAAGATTGTATCAAAAACTTAATGAACTTGAAACTAGGTACCTTTCTGGTTTATTTGGTACAGACAGGAAAACATCAATAAAAAATCTAGATGAAACAGAATATAATTTGTTTAAGATTCGTGTTTTTGAAACAATTATTAAAGAAAGTAATAATATAGAATCAGAAATTTCAAAGGTATTAAATGAAAATATTAAAAATTTATTTGATTTTAAAAAAAAAGCTACCGAATCAATAGAAATAATAAAAAGTTATAAAGAAGAAGTTAAGAATGCATTAGGAGAAAATGCATCAAGAATTATGAATGAAACAAAATTATTAGAGTATATTAAAAAACCAGAAAATCAACAAAGTCTTACTTAGTTCCGCGAAAATCAAAAATCGCTGAAAATACAATATTGTAAAAATGGCGAAAAATACAATATTGTAAAATTCATGAAAAAAACAACATTGTAAAATTTAAGACATATTTTGTCCTAAATGTACATTTAGGACATTTTTAAGGTTGTATAATCGGTAAAAAAAACAATATTGTAAAAAACACGAAAAATACAACATTGTAAAAAACACGAAAAATACAATTTCGCGATTTTATTCTATTACAAATTCTCCTAAATTTTTATTTTGCAATATTTGAAAATTATCTGTAATTGTAGCTAAATCATTAATGTATTCTATATTCATTCCATTTAAAATTTCTGTTTCTAATTTACTATTATAATTTCTAGTATCAAAACTTATTTTAGCTTTGCCATCATAATAAATAGCGTATTGATTATTTAATAACCAATCACTTATGTTATCCTTCTTATATGATATTTCTGCTAATATTCTTCCATACTTGTCAGTTTTTATTACTTTAATATTAACCATTTTATTCATTATTTTTTCACTTAATAAGTCTCTTATTCTTATACCATACTCCTTTTCCATATTATTATTTGTTCTTATCTCTGGTGTATCTATTCTATTAAGTCTTATATTAAATTTATAAATTTTATTTGTTTTTAATTTTGGAACTCTTGAAGCTATAGTTATTGTATCACCATCGTATACCTTTATAACTCTTCCTTTTTGTATATTTGGATAAAATCTATCTAAATCATTATAATTTAAATTTTTTGGTATCTTCTTAAACTTTCTTAAATATGGTATGCAACAATATATTATATTATAAATACCCATTTTATATATTATTTTAAATTTTTTTAAATTAATTATTATTTTAAATAGTTGTATGTTCATTATTATTTGGAGTATATTTAAAATAATCTACATACATCTTTGCTATGTCAAAGTTTCTATCTTTAATACTTGATGAAAACCATACTCCCATATAAAAGTGTGATAATAAATTTGGTATACTTAAATTCTTATTTTTAATTACATCTTCTTTAGAAACCTTATGAACATATTTGGGTTCATCCATATCATCAATAAAATATTCTACTTTTGAACCATATACTACTACATATTCATTATTATAATCAGGGTGTTTCTTAACATTAAGACCATTTAATGCCTTATATTTTTTAGATTGTAGTTTATTAATATACGCTTTTCTATTAACTATTATTATTTCATCATCAGTTAAATTGCGACCAATTATATCTCTTATAGGTATTATACTTGTTTCCCAATTAAACTTCATAATATGCCAATCGTCATCTACTAAATTTTTATAATCATAATACTGTTCGTTATATAAGCTTTCATGTTCGGTTGATATATAATTATTAAATTTAAGTTGTTTATCATTATTTCCAGGGTATTCAATATCAATTTCATGATTTATAATAGTGTCTTCATTAATTAAATTCTTTTTATTATATCTTTTATCAATTCTATGTCGATGATCATCTAAATCATATTCATCATATTGAAAAGTCCATAAAGCACTCATTATTTTTGAATTTGTTATTTTAACCCTAGCTTCATATGTACCTGGACCTAATAATTTTTTTGTTCTAATACATGAGCCAACTCTTGTAGCTTTATTAATGTATTCATATTGGTTTTTCTTTCCATTTTTTACTTTAAGACCTTTTGGTTTTTTTTCTTTATAAAGATCACCATGTCCTTCTAATACTAGGCATCTTTTAATATTTTCTTTATCACATCTATTAGAAACATTAACTTCTTCGTATTTTACATTCTCTTTAACTACTCCATTTCCATTTTCATGCTTATCTGTAAATTTTTTTTCATAAAAATCCCAAAACTTACTTAATGTGTTATCACTAAAATTATCATAAATATAAGGGTTTTTTTGCATTTTTATATATAATAATATATAAAATAAATATAATGACCTCATTAAAAGATAAATTAGTTGAAGTTAAACAAAATTTAAATCTTCGTTCTAAATTTATTCATGGTACTTATGTATGGAATTATGATTTAGTCAATCCTAATTCTAAAGGCGATGACTTATATAAAGAAAATAATAGTATCCAAAAGACAGTTTTAAATCAAAGTTTTCGTAACACCAGTAAACTTAATAAGTTTTTAGAAGATAACTATAAATTTAAAAAGTTTAATAAACAAACTAAAGATAAAATGAAAGAACTTGGATTAGGATTTGATATAAGTTATGGATGGCATAAACAAGTTAAAATGCCTAAAGATAAAGATGGTAATTATTTACCTTGGTTTGATTATGATAAAAGATTAGATAATTTACCAAATAATCAAAATATATTTATGGAATTAATGAATGAATTAAAGGATAATATTGTAGATGATGACTTAAGTAAAAATACTAAAGTATATCCTGAAGTAATTAATGCTGGTCCAAAAGCAGTTACATTTTGTTATGGTAGATTTGCATTTAGAAATATGAGTACAAAGGCTTTTAATAACTTAGGAATAACTCTTATAATGTTAGGACCTGGTAGTAATAATGGATATGCGGGAGATTATGTTCCTATAGATGAAAACTATGATGTTATTATTACTTTTAGAAATAAGAAAACTTATGGTGAACTTACTGAAAGATTTATAGATCAGTGTAAAAAACTTAAAATTAATTACTATGTTGAAATATATGATGCTAAAGATGGTAATTATCAAGATTTAATTAACTATAAACCTAATTTTATACTAAGTACAATTGAAAAATTTAAAACTTTCCCAGTTTTATATACAGATGCTGATATGTATATTACAAGATATCCTGAAATTTTTGATCAAACATATTTTGATTGCATGTTATATAGTTGGTATTCACAAGTTGCTGATTTCTATCAAGATTATTTAGACGATTCTAAGGTATGTTATAATAACTTTAAACCAAGAGCGTCTGGTGGTACTATGTGGTGGGGTACTTCAATACAATCCAGAAATGCTTTAAAAATATGGGATATAGTATCACAAAATAATCCAGGTAAATCAGATGATAGAGTATTAGATATTGTATTCAATGCTACAAATGCTATGTCTAATCTTAAATGCTATTGGCTTCCAAATGAATTTATATATATTACTGATAAATTAAATGGTTTTGGAGCTAATCTTAAACATAGATGGTATTTAGGAGAACCAGTAATTATACACCCTGAAGATATTACATCAGAAGAAATGGCTGGAACAATTGCTTCTGTTGCTAATAGGCATCCTGCTGATTACTTCTTTAGTAAAAGTAAAGGACCTAACTTTGACTTTTCAAGTGAAAGAACTAGTAATCCAGATGATAAGAAATTTAAATGTTTTCAAAACTATGATATATTAAAGAAAAATGTTTTCAAACCTTTCAAATATCATGAAGAAGATGAAAATCTTATCTTTAGAAATGTAAGCAAATATAGTACATTATTTGAACCTCTTAGATTACGTTCTAAAAAGACTGAAGAAATCAATGTATGTGATCATGTCGAATATGATCATAAGTTTAAACTTTATAATAGTAAGTATGTTAATGAATTTGTTAAAAGTTATAAAATTATTTATAACAAAGAAAACAGAGTTTACATCACTATTTACACAGATAATACTAAATTATATAATTCTTTAACAGAAGAATATAGAAAGATAAAGAAATTAATAAATAAGGAATTCGGTTTAATATTTATACTATTTTCCAATAAATGTAGAAGACAACTACTAACAGCTACTAAATTTGCTTTTGCACATTTAGAGAAACACAAAATATTTGATGAGAGTATTAAAATTCTTCCAATTAAAGGTAATGCATTTAATAAAGACATTGATATTTTTAAAATACCAGCAAGTGATGAAAATCATAATTATGAATACAGTAATAAATTTCATACAATGAATATTAATGTTATATTAGCTGATCTCAAAAGTGATATTATAACTGTAAACTATAATTCATTAATGAATATTAATAAAGATTGTTATGATAATAATACTCTTAATATTGTACCATTCTCAATGTTAGCTTTACGTAATAATCATAATATTAAATATTATATTGATAAATGTATTAAACAATTTGATACAATAAAGCCAAGGCAAACTAATAGATTTACAGAATTTAGAATAATGGATAATGTATATAATGTTAATATGCTTTCATTATATTGGAGTTTTGAATGGTTGCCTGAAGAATATATTATAGGTCTTATTTATTGTGAAGATTATACTTGCTATTCTGAAGAAGTAAGTGATTATTATAAATATAAAACAATTGGTGATACAGAGGAAATATTAAACTGGAAAAAAATACAAGATAAACTTAGAGAATGTTATAAAACACATCTTCCATTATCATCATTATATATTAACTATAGCAAGGACTTCCCTATTGATTTCATGATTGACTTTAATGAAAAATATGCAATTGGTAAAACACCAAAAGAAGAAAAAGATAAAATACCTAAAACAAGTTCTGTATCTATACATGAAATTACAAAAACAAATATTCCAGAAGTAGTTATAGAAAAAAAGAAATCAATTGTAAGTAAAAAAGAAAAGCCAACAAGATCTAAAGTTATTTATAGTGATAAAGATGAAAAAGTTGTTAGATGTGAAATAGATAAGAAATATTTAAAAGATGATGTTGTAGTTGAAGACGAAGATAAAAAGGAAGTTTCAAAAAAAACAGAAAAGGTAAAAGAGGTTCCACAAAAAGAAGTAAAAACTACAAAAATAATGTCTGCATTAACTCCTAATAAATTAATGGTAGTAGCACACCCAGATGATGAAATGTTATGGGGAGGAATGAATTTATTATTAGATAATGGATGGCATGTTATAGTATGTACACATGGTAATCCTAAAAATACAAGATATGATGAATTTAAAAATAGTGTTAAATATGCGGGTGTTTATAAATGGGAAGCATTTAATATTAAAGATGTTTATACTGAAGATCAAAATAAGGCTGATAAAACATTCAGTGTAAAATCTTCTCCATTATACAAACATCTCTCTAAGTTATCTAAACAAAAATGGGACTTAGTATTAACACATAATGAAATAGGTGAATATGGTCATGCTCACCATATTGCTGTTCATAAATTAGTAAAATCATTATTTAAATCTGCTAAATTCTTTGAAGCTGATAAAAAACTTAATAAAGATCATCTTATTAGAAAGAAAGAATTATGTAAGTACTATGCGGATACACAGAAAATTTGTACACATATATATGATGGTAAAGTTAAAATTTTAAAGAAAACAGAAAAAGACCATTATGAAAATGAAAAAATTTATGTAACTGAAAATAGAGTAATACCAAAACTAGTACATCAAATATGGTTTGGTAAAGAACCACCAGCTTGGCGTAAATTAATGTTCAATGAGGTTGAACGTATGTGTAAAAAGAACGGTTATGAATATAAATTATGGACTATGAAAGATTTTAATGAAGAAACATTACCTATTACATGGGATCATATTAATGAAGCTATTGAAATAGGAAATGATCAAGGACATAATCGTTGGGCGCAAGTTGCTGACTTAGCAAGACTCGATTTAGTATATAAATATGGTGGTATTTATATGGATAGTTTATTCCAAGTTAAAGATATATTCTTTAAAGAAATGGATAAATTAATCTCTAAATATGAATTTATTGCTTGTAATGAAGAACCAGTTGGTCTTAAAGAAAAATGGATTAGTAATGGTTTCTTTGCATCCTATCCAAAAAGTAATATTTTAAATAATATTCTTGTTAGAGATAGTTTAAATAAAATAAATCTACAAAAACAAGTTATTACACAAACAACTGGTCCATGGTATTTTAGAAAAGGATTTAATAATATAGGTAAAACTAAAGTTCATATTATTAAACCTGAATTAATATATCCATTCTTAACACATAAGGATACTGTTAAGCGTAAACAAGAACCTAACAAATGTTTAACAAAATATGATGCTTCAATTAAAGATAAATTAATTGAAATAAATAAGAAAAATGATATGTATATGTATAAACCACAATATTGTGCAGATATGTATAAAAACTCTTGGGTTATATATCATAGTGGTTTAGGAGGTACTTGGAGTTATTAATTAGGTGAAACTCTTGAAGGTGAATTAGCAAGAGAATATATTAATTTATATAATTTTTTTGTTGCTTTAAATGTATTCAATACTTGGCATTGAGTTAATAAAAACCGAGCGTATTCTTTTTCTGTAGGAGTATTCTCTGCATCTGGTCTAAGGTTATAACTTTCATAGCAATAACATAATGTATTTATTCCTTTATTATTAATTTTTTTAATTAATTGTTCTGTTATTTTTTTAATATCATTTAAGTTATTTTTATTAACTCTAAATGGTGATAAATTATATTGTGCATTTGTTGAAAAATATTCATCTTTGTAATATTGTTCTGTAATATTATTATTATTTTTATAATTCTTTGCATTATATTCTGTTAATTTCTCAAAATTAATTGCAGGAGTATCATCCGAAAATTCTGCACTATTTAAACTCTCTTTTAATTGAATATTTTTACAATTTTTAAAAAAGTAAAATCCAGAACATATGTCAATATTTTTTTTACCTAAAGATTTATCATTAGCAATTAATTGGAAAACCTTTGATAATGAAAAAATATCTGTACTATCAATAATTGATGTTCCACCTATTTGTTTATTATATCCTCCTTGATTTTCATAGAATCTGCATTCATCCGCATATTCTTTAATACTCGGTTCATCTTTAAATTTATAATATTCATCTAATTCTTTATTAAATTTATCATAATCACTATCATAATCTGAATTAATATTATTACTATTTACAGACATTTTTTGATCATAACTAGTATTACTTACTATACTCGGACTTTTACATAGTTTTTCAAATATATTTTTAGCATGTTCTTCTTGTGTGTTATATTCTGGTTCAATTGAATTAACTTCTATTTCTTCAATTGAATTGGGATTAGTTAATTTAACTTTTGGAATTTTATTCAATAATATTTCTAATTCATTTTTAAAAGAATTATTGTTAATAGTATTAATAACTTGTTTAATACTATTAATATCTTGTAAAGTTGCTTCTTTTAAGTTAGGATCTAAATCTAATAGTAATTTAAATCTTACTAAATCCTTGGCTATTTTTCTATTTTGTGTTCTTAAACCATAAGTTACTAATTTAATTAATTCATATTTTGCATATGCTATATTAATATTATTACATTTATTTGTATTACTATTATTATTATCATAATAATCTGGTAATATATATCCTATATGTCCTGGAATAGATACAACTACATCTAATATACCTGCTAAACTATAATATGATGTAGATTTATTAAATGGTAAATCTAATGAATATAAAAATATATCATAGAGTTTGTATGGATTATCTATATTTTTATCAATACCTCTTTTCATTAATGTTTCTCTTACAGTAATCTTATTTTCTTGATTTGGTATAAATAAATTCTGTCTTTGTATAAAACTTAATACTGGTATATCCTCTGAATCATTAAATTTTTCTTTACAATATTCATATAATGAATTATACATATCATTAAGTTCCTGTATTTTATTACCAAATATTGTAGCATTAAATAAAGTGATTGCTTCTTGTTTCATAGCATAAAATAATCTTGTTCTAACTACTAATAATTGTCTTGATACAATCATTTGTAGTTTTTTAACTTCATCGAATGAACTTACTTCATCTTCACTGGTCATATGTTTATGTAATCGTATGGCTTCTTTTGTATTTAAACATAATTTAACATCAATATCAGGTGATATTGGTCTATTTTTTGGTGATAATAAATTATTAAAACCACTTCCTCCCGCAATTATAATTTTAACTTTAATATTATCATTAATATTATCATTATTAATGGTATCTTCAATATTTAGAATACTGGATAAAATTTCATTTCTCATCTCATCAGTAAATACAGCCATTATTATCTCCTTGTATATATTCATCTTCTCCTTATTCTCTGTATTATTATCAATTAGCTTTTTACAATTTTCTTCTAAGAAATTATATATTTTCTGATTATCATAATAACCACTTTTAAAGAAATTCTTTTGAGTGAAATCTGTTGTATTTGATATTGATTCATAATATGGCCTTTTAACTCCTTTATTATAGATACCTCCAATAAATGATTTTAATAAATTATTATTTAATTTTGTTGAAAAATCAAGTTTATTCTTTTTTATAAGTAAATAAAATTCATTATTTCTATTTAAAATATATAGTCCTTTTTTATATGATTTGTTATTTGTTGATAATAATAAATTATTAAAGGTATCCTTAAAGATATAAATATTTAAATTAGATAATTCAGAAAATATAGATAACTCATTGCTTGTATTTGCATTTATATAATTTTTATTAAATTTATTTTTGACATATTTGTTTATTTTTTTTTTAAATGTATCAACTACTATATTTAATTGGTCATAATTTAAAACACTTAATTCATTTGGTATTAAAGAATACATAAGAAATGTATGAAATTGATTATTCACATTATTAAATTTAAGAAGTCTATAATCTTTATCAGTTAAATCTTTTAAAATATTATTATTTTTAAAAATACTGTAAGACATTATTAATCTAATTTAATATTATTTAATATTTTAATAAATTAAATAAATTTGTATAATATAAATGAGTAAAATAAATTTAGATAAAATTCCTTTTTATGTAATTAATTTAGAAAAATCAACTGATAGATGGAATAAAGTTGAAAACTCTTTTAAAAAAGAAAAGATGGATAAAAATTTAATTAAATTTCTCGCTTGTGATGGAAGTCTTCTTGATGTAGAAAAAATGAGAAAAAATGGACATGTTAAAATACCTGTAAAAGATAGAGCAAATAGAGCTGGTGCTATTGCTAACTATTTAAGTATTATGGGTGTTTTTAAAGATGCTTTAAGAAAAAAACATAAACATATAGTTTTAATGGAAGACGATCAAGTTCTTGTAAAGGATTTTAAAAATAAATTTAAAGTATGTATTGATGAAGTAAATAAAGTTAATAATAAATGGGATATATTATATTTAGCATCAGATGAAGTAGAAAAAAGAACACAAAAGATTGAAGGTGTTCAAAATATTAGAATACCATTTCAAGATAAGAAATCTAAAAAAATTTATGGAAATAATGGTTTCTTAATAACTGCTAAATGTATGAGAAGTTTACTAAAACATTCTATGCCAATTGTAGAAGCATCTGACCATTATATAATTGGTATGGGAAAAAATCCATTCCATAAAAATAAAAATTATCCCGGAAATAAACATGAATATTATAATTGCTATCCTTACTTGATTAAATCCTTTGAAACTAATAGTACAATAGATTAAAAATTTGAATAATTTAAAATATATTAAAGTAAATTAAAATTAAATGTTTATTCAAAATTGTAGTAAACAATTTTTGGATAACGAATTTAAAAATTATTTAATTGATAATAAATACTTGGAACAAATATGGAATAAAATTGAAATTAAAATTTATTGTAGCATTTTAAATAATATAAAAAAATATATGAGAAGTAATTACATACTTCATGAATATGAATGGAAATTTTATTTAAAACAATTAAAATTTTGTGAAAAAATTTTAAAATCTATTGATTTTGAAGAAAGTTATAAAAGTATTTTATTACATAATTTAAGAATAGAACTTAACTATTTATGTTCATAAAATATTTAGTAAATCAAATCTAAAATACTTTTTTACAAATTTTTTTATTCCCTCCCTAATTTTTAAACTGTATAATAATAAAGCGTTTTTCGCATAAACATTATATAAATACGCATAATTATTATACAAAATGAGATTTTTATTATACAAAATGGGTTAATTATTATACAAAATGAGATTTTTATTATACAAAATGGGTTAATTATTATACAATGTGATAGATGTAAAAATTATAATTTTTAAAATGTATAAATATTAATTTATATATTTAGTAAATCAAATCTAAAATACTTTTTTACAAATTTTTTTATTCCCTCCCTAATTATTGGATTGTATGATTTTTGTCTTAATTTGAGATAAATATCATACAAAATGAGATTTTTATCATACAAATTATTTAAAATTAATATATTATACTATATAAATGACACAAAATGAGACAAAAATCATACAAAATGAGACAAAAATCATACAATGTGATAGATGTAGTAAAACTTTTTATAAATTAGATAATTTAAGAAGACATTTTCGTAATAAAAAAACTTGTAAACCATTATTAAAAGATATACCTATAGATCAATTAATAGAAAAATATAAAGTAAATAGGGGTTGTTATAAGTGTGAGAATTGTGGAAAGGAATATAAGACAACAGATGGTAAATATAAACACAAAAAGAAATGTTTATTAAATCCAATAATAATAGAAAAAAAAGAAAAGGAAGAATTAGAAAATCAATTACAACTAGTAAAAGAAAAGAATGTAGAATTAGAAAAACAATTAGTATTACAAAGTAGTATTGATGCGTCTAATGCGAAAATAATTAATAATAATAATCAAAGTCATAATAATAATAGTTTAAATACTGTAAATGTAGTAATTAATAATTATGGTCAAGAGAAGGAAATGACTGAAAAGGAGATAAAAAGATTGGTAGAAGTTGCTTTAAAGAAATGTAATAATATTAGAGGTGTTCCTTGGGATGCTCTTACACATGTATTACAGCAAAAGCATTTTAATCCAAAATATCCAGAGAATCAAAATTTGAAACTTACAAATATTAGTTCTCCAATTATGGATGTTTATACAAATGATAAATGGAGGAAAGTTCCATTTTCAGATCAAGTAAAAATAATAATAGAAAGTTTAATGGAATTTATAGAAAGTAAGCATCATTTAGTAGATATTTCTAAAAATTATTGGGAAGAGTTATATGAGAAATTAGAAAATTTTCTTCTAAAAGGAGAAAATAAGAAATATTATAATAAAGTTGAAACATCTATGAGATGTCAATTATATAATGAAACACAAGATATAATAGAACATAACAAAATAAAAGAACAAAATATAAAAGTTAATTAGAATTATTTATTTGATAATTATCAAGTAAATATTTATAATTTAAAAAATTGAATAATTAGATAATTAGATAATTAGATAATTAGATAATTAGATAATTAGATAATTAGATAATAATATAATTGAAAAATGAGTCGTACTGGATGTAAATGGTGCATTAAAGAAGAGCAAAAATTATTAGAAATAATTAAATATAAGACTATTAGTGAAACAGCAGTATTGCTTAAAAGAACAAATAGTAGTATTAAAAAAAGATTGTTGTTAATATCATATAATATGTATAATGATGGTCATGAAATAAATGAAATTATTACTAAAACTAAAATATTAAAAAAAAGTTTAATAAGGTTTTTGAAAAAACAAAATAAAGAAAAAAAAGAAAATATAAATATTAGTTATTTACAAGATAAAATAAATTTACAAAATAAAATAATTAAGTTATTAGAAGAAAATAAAGAATTAAATTTACGTTTAGATTTAATGAATATTGTTAATTAGAATTATTCATAAATATTTAAAACTGTTTCAATAATAGGGTGTCTTTGAATATTATTACTTTTAAATTTAACAATTTTAATGTTATCTTTTTGGGGATTTTTTGAATTTTCATATTTATTTAAAAAATCTTTTAAACCATTTCTATGATTGTCTGATTGATTAAGATCACCATTAATAATTAATTTTGAATTAAACGATATACGTGTAAGCATCATTTTCATTTGACTTTCAGTAGAATTTTGCATTTCATCAGCAATAATAATACAATTTTCAAAAGTTCTACCTCTCATAAATGCTAAAGGACATATTTCAATAGTTTCTTCTTTAATAAGTCTTTGCATATAAGAGTGAGAAATATATTTTTCAAAAATATCATATATAGGTCTTAACCAAGGTTTCATTTTATCATTTAGGTCTCCAGGTAAAAAACCATGTTCTTCATCAACGGATACAGTTGGACGAGTAATAATAATTTTATTTATAGTATTGTTAAGAAAAGATGTAATAGCATAATGACACGCAAGAAAAGTTTTACCAGTACCAGCAGGTCCAATAGAGAACACAATAGGAACTTGTGTATCATTTAAATAACTCATATAAATCTCTTGCATTTCATTTTTAAGTTCTAGCTGATTATTATCATTATGATGATTTTTAGGATTAGAAAAATCATTATACATATCAGTATCTTGATTTAAAATTTCAAAAATATTAGTTTCTTCTCTAATAAATTGTTGAAATTTTTGTCTTCTATTCTTTTTCTTTTTTCCAACTTTTTTTGGTTTAGGAAGATATAATTCATCATCATTCATAATAGAACTAGCTGTACTATTTGAATTTATTGATATATCAGAGTTAGTAGGAGAGGTGGCATATAAATCATCATTAACATCCATTGTACCTAATATATACAAATAATAATTTAAAAAAAATAAAATATAAATAAAAAGCAATGGATATATTATTTGATGTTGTAATTGTTGGTGGAGGTATTTGTGGATTAAATTTAGCAAAAATATTAAATGAAAAAACCAATAAAAGTATTTGTATAATAGAAAAAAGTAATAAACTAGGTGGGTTAATACAAACAAATTTCGTAAATTTTAAAAATAATAAAGAAAATGTAAATGTAAAATATGAAAGTGGTGGTGCTGTTGTATTTGGATATCAAAAGAATATGAAAAAATTAATTAAAGATTTAAATATAAATACAACAACTTTACCATTAGATAAAAAAGGAAGACATCAAAAGAATTATTATGATGGAGAAAAAAGAAAAAAAGTTTTAAGTGCTGAAACAACTGATAAATATTTTAATTTAATAAAAAAAGTTTTCAAACATATGGATAGTTTAGAGGAAAACTATTGTAGAACATTAACATTTGAACAAATATGTTTAGAAGTATTAACATTTGATGAAACAAGATTTATAGAGTTTTGTTATGGATATGCAGCAGAATTTAGAATAGCAAATTCAGTAGTAGCACGCAAAAATATAGAAAATGAATTATTTAATAGTAAAGAAATGTATATTTTTACTAAAAAAAATAATGAAACTAATTATGGCTATAGTGAAATCATAAAATCATTACATAATGAAATTAAACATACCGTTCCTATTTTTAAAAGTGTAGAAGTAATGTCTTTTGAAGAAAATAATAATATAGTATCAGTAAAATTAAAAAATAGACAAATTATAAAAGGAAAGAAAGTTGTATTTGCTATACCAAAAGAAGCTTTACAAAAATTATGTGGTTCATTTACAAATGAAGAGATGAAATTATTTGATTCAGTAGATTCATCAAGTTTAACACGTATATTTGCAAAATATGATCTAAAAAAGAATCCTTGGGTAAAAGATATTGAATTTAGTACAGTAAATAATCCAATAAGACAAATAATACCAAAAAAAAGTTTATTAAATAAAAATATAGGTTTTCTTCAAATAAGTTATAGCGATTGGTATTTTGCTGATTTTTGGGGTTCATTAAATTTAAAAAATACTAAACCAATATTAAAAAATTTAATAGGAGAAGCAATACATGTAAAACCAACTGAACCAGAATGGATAAAAAAAATATATTGGAAAAATGCAGTACATTTTTGGAAACCAAATGTAAATGAAAAACAATTGAGTAAAAGAATTATGAAATTACGTAAAAATATATTAATAGGAGGAGAAAGTTTTAGTTTAAATCAAGGATGGTGTGAAGGAGCAGTTCAAAGTTCAATACAATTAAGTAAAATATTAATATAATATATTAGTAAAATGAATACATTTAATTTATTAATAATATTAGTAATACTAATATTAACTATATTAATAAAACAAAATATAAAAGCTGATAGTAAAATAAAATATGGAATTAGACCAGATAGAGCGAAAGAATTAATAAAAAACAATTATTTTGATTATATAATAGATGTAAGAACAGAAAAGGAATGGAGAGAAGATAGATTAGTATCATCTATAAATATACCATTAGATAATTTATATGAAGGAGTAAAATTATATGAATTAAATAGTAGATATTTAATATATTGTAAAAGTGGAAGAAGAGCAAGTATTGGTGCTGCTATAATGCGAAAGATGGGATTTAAGAATGTTTATTTCTTAATAGATAATTATAGATTAATTAAATGAATTTTTTTGCAAGCAACACCATTTTTACAATACCAAGTATTGCCACCAACTAATTCAAAACCTAAATGTGTTAATACACCAGTTAAAAATAAAGCTATTTCCATAGTATAATTTTTTTTCCATACTCTGCATGTTGGAGGTAACTCAACTGCAAATATGTTGCTAACTATAAAAGTAACAACAGTGCCAACTAATACTACAATTATACCAACAACGATTGCTTCAATTAATAGTTTAATCATTATAATATTAAATAATATTTTTTTATTATATATTAAATGGAATATAGAAATTATGAAAATGTCAATAATGCAGTTAAAGAAACTTATAGAAAAGCACGTATTAATCAAACATTAGAATTTAATAAAAATATAAGACGTGAATATGAAAATAGAAATAAAATATTAATTGATATTATTGATGCATTAAATAAATTGAATAATTTTATTGATAAAAGTGATCCAGATATAGAATTACCAAATATCCAGCATTTATTTCAATCTGCTGAAGCATCTAGAAATGATAATCAACCGGAATGGTTTCAATTAATATGTTTATTACATGATTTAGGTAAAATAATGTATATGTTTGGATCAGATAGTACAGGGACAAGTATCAAAGAACAATGGGCAATAGTAGGTGATACATTTATAGTTGGTTGCAAGATACCAAATACAATTGTTTATTCTGAATATAACAGTTTAAATAGTGATCATAACAAGTATGATGAAATGGGAATATACACAAAAAATTGTGGATTAGATAATTGCATAGTTAGTTGGGGTCATGATGAGTTTCTATATAGAACATTATTAAATAATAAACATAGTTTACCTGAAGAAGCTTTATATATAGTAAGATATCATTCATTATATTTATGGCATGATAAAAATGAGTATATTCAATTTGAAAATAAAAAAGATATTAAAATGAAATATTGGGTAAAATTATTTAATAAGTATGATTTATACTCAAAAGAAAATAAGAAAGTTAATATAGAAGAATTAAAGGGATATTATTTAAATCTATACATGAAATATTTTCATAATAGGAAATTATGTATATAGAAATACATATTAGAAAATATAATTTAAAAATATATTACTTTTTTTTTATAATGTATAATGTATGAATATATATTATATAGTTATATCGGGGTGTTAATAATAGTATTAATAAAAGGGTATAAAAATTTTTATGTAGATCATGATAATACAATTAAATATACTTTATTTAATGATACTAATAATTTAAATACATTTTTAATAAATGAAAATGGTATTAATACTAAAAAAAATAATATAGTAAAAAGAATAAGTATAAATAAAGAATTTATAAATAATTTAAAGAAAAATATAGATGATAGAATAAATACACTAATTACAACAATAAAAAATAAATTTAGAAAAAAAAATAATAATATAGAGGAAATATATACCAGCTTAGGAGATTTTAATTCAAATATAGATGATATAGAAACTGATAATATTATAGAATATAATAATAATATTAGTGATGATAATCCATATAATTTAAGTTATATAGATAGTGAATTAAGTAGTACATTGAATACATCAGATATAAATATATCATTGCATACAAATATAACAACAAGTATAGATAGTTTAGAAAGTATCTATAACAATGAAGAAAGTTTAAATGACAATGAAGAAAGTTTAAATGACAATGAAGAAAGTTTAAATAACAATAAAGAAAGTTTAAATAATTATACTATTGGATTAAATAATGCATTATTTTATTCAAATAAGAATGATAATGAAAATTAACTTAAATAAATTATACAATAACTAATATAGTATACCGGTTAAATGGAAGAAAGTAGTAAATATTATAATTTAAGAGAAAGTGTAATAAAATATAAAAAATTTACTGAATTAATAAAATTTTCAAGATGTATAAAATTTACAACAATATTATACTTAATACTACATGTATCAATAATTGTAATATTTGAAATATTATTTTATTTTTTATACATAATTAAAAAAGAATATGAAGTATTTGATTATTTAATATATGATATAACACATAAAAAATATTATCATTTAAATGATAGTACAAAAGAACTTATAAATAATTTATTAATTAATATGACAAATATAAACTATATTAAATCGCAAGCAGATATAGATAGAAAAAATAGATTATATACTAAAAATCAACTATATAATACATCACAAAATATTATAGTAAGCGTTATATTATTATCAAGTTTCATAATAATATATGGATTTCTAAAGAAAAAAATAATATTAAAGTATTTATTATTAGATTTAATAATATTATTATCACTAATAGCATTATTTGAATATATGTTTTTTAAAAATATTATTAGTCATATTAGACCAATATCTCCATATGAATTATTAAATAAAATAATTGATAATTTTGAGGATATTTATATTGATAATTAAAATATAATATAATAAAAAATAAATATGCGAGACCAGACATATAGAAAACACATATTAAATTCTAAATTATTAAATAATCAATCAAAGGAGTCATATTTAAAAAGATTAAATATAATACAGAATGAAATCTGGCAAAATTGTAAATCAGTGAATAATAAAGTAGGAAAAGGTAAATGTTTAAATTATATTATAAAACACCCAGAAGCATTTATGGAAAAATTAGAAGAATATGTAAATAAGACAGAAGGGAGACTAGATAAAACAAAATTAAGTATTCACGCAAAAGATAGTTATGTATCAGCGATTGGTGCAATATTTAGACATACACCAGGTATGATTCAAAAAGAACATATATTATATCAAAAATGGATAGATTTACATAAAGAAGTTAGAGAACCAATAAGTCAAAAATATAAAACAAATAAACCAACAGAAAGACAAGAAAAAGCATATATTTCATTTGAAGAATTAATAAAAATAAGAAATAAGTTAAAACAAGGATCATATGTAAGACTAATAATTTCATTATATACAATGATTCCGCCTGTAAGAAGTGATTATCACAAAGTTAAAATATATAAAGATGTAAAACAAATTCCAGATGATAATTCAAATTACTTAGTATTAAATAAAAAACCATATATTGGTCTAAGAAAATATAAAACATCAAAAACATATAAAACTATTCAAATAGATATACCAAATGAACTACAAAAAGAAATAGAAGCTAGTTTAAAAATGTATCCTAGAGAATATTTATTTGTTCAAAAGAATGGAACTTCATTTGATAAACCTAATACTTTTAATAAATGGGCAAACAGATTATTAAAAACAAATATAAACGAAAATTTTAGTTTAACAACATTTAGACATATTTATATAACAAGAAGAGATCTAAAATTGGAAGAAAAAAGTGGCATTGAAAGAGATGAAGTTGCAAGAATAATGGGGCATTCAATTGCTACACAACAAAACTATTTATGGCACACATATGAAAAAGAAAAAAATAAAAATTAATTTTTTTGTGATTTTATAAATTTTTTTATTTTATATTTTTTATTTAATTAGATTGCATCAATGTATTCATTAATATAATCTAATGATTTTGTAATATCATTGATCTCATTTTGGTATTTTTTAATATTATTTGTAATATCTACATTTTTACATATTTTAAATGTTGACCATACATATATAGTTTCAATTGTAAATATATTGAATACACATGATAAAATTGTAGTAATTATATCAATCCTATTATACATAAATGCGAATGTAAGGTAAATTATAAATAAAATACTAATTAGATTAATAATATTACCATTAAATTTAATATCATTAATGTAATTACTAATATTTTTTTCATTTTTTATAGAGATTAATTTATAAGATGAAGAAATTTTTTTATTAAGTTCAGCAATTTCATGAAAGTTTTTAAGAATACTTTTAAGATGTACATTTGCTTTTTCTGTACGTTCCATATCATCTTCATATGATTCAAGTGTTTCTTCTAATTTTCCATATTCTGATATGTAATTTTCTAAACGTTTTTGTAAATTTTTATTAAGACTAATAATATATTTATTAGTATCGTTTTCATCAATGTTATCATCAGAGTTATTACTAATAGTTTTACGTTTGCGGACAGTACTACGTGTAGTTTTTCCTTCACCTGATGACGACATGTTTTTTACAATAAGCTTGTTTAATAATTCATGTATTACATAAAAAATATTACATTCAAATTTTTTTTTATTATCATAACATATGACTTTTAATCAATAAATTTATTGATTAGTATTATTATTAATAATGTTTTGAGTATTATTGTAAATGGGTTGAGTATTATTATAGATGGGTTGAGTATTATTACAGATGTTTTGATTATTAGTGATGATATTTTGATTATTAGTAATAATGTTTTGATTATTATTATGTATTGCTTGATATTGTTCTGGAATAATTGATTCTAAATAATTATCTCTTAATGATAGATTATTGTAATTAGATAGATTATTTTGATATATATTATTAACATTATTAATATTAGTAATATTACTATCAATACTTATTCGTTTGGTTTGAAAGTTATTATTATTATCAAATATATAATCAGTATTTCTTGATTTTTTTCTTTTTGGATAATGTTTGCTAATCTTATGTTTTATTGATGAATTATCATTTATAGATGTATTGATAATATTATTTGTAATATTATCATTCATTATGGCTTTTATATAAATCATATTAAAATAGTAAAAATATTCAATTTTTTTATTTTAAAATAAAAAATTGAATAATACTAAGTTATCTATAATAGTAGATAAACTAATAAATATGTTTGAAGAAAACAATAATGTAGTTGGCAGAGGTACAACAAGTGTAGTTTTTATTAAGGACAAAAATACAGTATCAAAGATGTTTAATAGTAGTTTTGATTATTTTAAAGAGCGTACAATAATGTTTCATATCAATTATATTAATAATAATTTGTTCAATAGTATAAAAATGATAACATTTAATAATAGTGAAAAAACAATAGATTATGCTTATATCCCATATAATTTAGAACAAATATTATCAAATTCAAATTATTATATATTAAATAATGAACAAACATATAATATAATTATATCAATAATAAAATCATTAGAATCTTTACATAATAATTATATTATTCATGGAGATTTCAAATCAAAAAATATACAATTAAATGATAAATTAGAACCATATATAATTGATTTTGGTTTATCACGCATAGATGAAACAAAAGAAATGTTTAATATTTTAAAGAGAGATGATATTGATAAATTATGGTATATAATAATTCAATTAATTCTTAAAATAGATTATAGAAGGTCTTATAAAAATATTAAAAATAATCTAAAAAAAATAGAAGAAAACCATGCAGTATTATGTGGTATATATAATAAAAAAAAATATGATCTAAATTCAATAAAAAAATACTTTATTTCATTATTATAAAATTATTTTTTAGAAAACATTTTAATACCAAAATGTATAATATCATTATTATTTTTAGATTTTTTTTTATGTAAAACTCGAATTAAATTAACTTTTCTTATATTTGTTCTTTCATTTCTTCTATAATAACCTAACTCTCTCTGATATATATTATCTTTTTCTTTGATATAATCAAATTCCCAAGTAACACAATTATAAATATCTTTGTGTGTATTTAGTTGAATATTTATGTGATTAATAAAACAAATTATTTGAAATGTATAATTAATAACATCACTCATATTATTTGTATTAATAATTCTTATAAAAATATCATTGCATACAGTAACAAAAGTTTGATAAATTTGTTTTAGATTTAAGAATTTTTGTCGTTTCTTTTCTTTTTTTTGCACTTCTTTTTTAAAATGTTCTTCAGTAATATTACCTTTTAGAAAATCTTTTCTAAGTTTTAGATTACTATTAAAAAGGTAATTATCATCATTTAAATTATTATTTCTATTAAAATCTTCAATAGTTACATGTGTAAGATGAGTACAATTACGATGAACAGATAGAATAAAACTTCTTACTAAATAAATATCGAATGTATTAGATTTATAAACATATGTTTCTACGCCATCACATAATTGTTTAAGATGACGCATTAGGTCTCTAACATGTACATCACCTCCACATGGTTGATCACCAGGTTCTCTAGGGACATTACCATTATTATTTTGACGTAGCCATTCATAATAGTGAGGATTATGAAAATGACCTGTAATAATTTCAGAAGTTCTCCAACTAAATGCAGTTTGACATTCAACACACCACATTTGATCACAACCATCAATCTTAAAAATAGGAGAAGCACATTTTGGACAATTTTTACATTCTTTAGATAATAACATAGCTGTTTTAATATTTTCATCTAAACAAGTATGATTAGGTAAATCTGATAAATTACCATTTGGAAGTTTTTCTCTTTTACCAATAATTTCATGACAACTTTTGCATGTGATTGTAGAACAAATACCACATTTCCATTGTGAAGAAAGAAATCCATTACAGTCATTAACTGGACAATTTTTAATAAATTTATTTTTTTCTTTTTTATTTTTATTAGAGGAGTGTTCAAGTTCCCAAATTTTAACATCAAATTCATATAATTTATCTTCCATTTCTTGACGATATTTTTCTTTTAGTTCTCGAAGTTCAATAATGGTATTTTCTTTTTCAATCACTTTCATTGTAGCAGGTAACAACGCTTTTTCTCGTTCACATAATATATTTTCTCTATGTTTCTTGTATTCTACATTAATAAATTTTTTTGTAAATTTTTGTGTTAAAAAATTTCTATCCCAAGGATTTTTACAATTCATGCAATGTGCATCATTGTTACTATTTAGTAAATATTTTGTAGTACAAAATGTACAACTAGAATAATCGCATTT